TAGTACAGTACAACAGAGGTGAGTTCACTGCGAACTTAATTCGTTCTGTATTTGGTGACTTATTCTACAGACGTGTGGATGTTAAAGACAGACGTGTTAAAATGTACACTAATGAAGCTGGCTTTGACGTATTCCAACAAGCTTTAAAGACAGATGCTTTGAATTCTGGCTTAACTTTCATGGCTGATTCTGGTAACAGATACATGCAAGGAGAAGGACAACACATCACTTACAACTTTGCATTCGATGCAATGGTAACTCGTGAGACTGGTCGTGTTGAATTAATCCACTTGAAAGAGTTAGACCTTCCTCAAACAAATTTAGAATTTGGACAGAACAAGAAGTCAACTCCAGTATTTATGGTGTTTGATGTATCTCCAATGTCTGATGGTTCTATGATCAATAATATTCGTGAAGTACGTATGAAGGGTGCACCTTCTATGACTTGGGGTTATATCGATGGTACTCGTCACCACTTAGGCTTTGCTAAGTCTCAAGGTATGAGTTCTGCGAACAAGTTCCCTGGATATGAGATTTGGATGAAGGATCGTTGTGATGTATTCATTGAAGATTTATCTAGAACAGTATTGATTGAAGAAATTCCTCAATTCTAATAATGCCCCTCTAAGGATAGTATTCTTAGACTGACACCTCTGGTGTTTCGCATAAAAAAATCAGAAGACGTTCCCCCCACATCCCAGTGGGGGAGTCTTCTAACACAGATGGACATGTACAAGTAAATTCTGTACAGTGTTCCCTTCGATGGGAACCATCTGCAAATAAACCAAATAAAAACAACTACATATGGGCAAGATAGGAAAAATATCTACTATTAAAAAAGACTACAACAATTCTCAGTTACAAACAATGCAAGGTGGACTTGCATCAAGAGGCTACACAAGAATTCCTGGTACAGGAGTTTTTAAATATCCTTATAAAGAATTGGATGGTCAGTACAGAACAGGCTTAGATCCAAAGGCTGCTTACATCAGAAGAATCTCTGATCCTCTTGAAAGAGAGATGGAGATTGAAAGAGTAACAGAATTAAGAGACAAGCTAGAAGCAGCATTAGGTGGTGTTGACTTAGGTCCTCGTTCTCAGTTCTGGAACTATGGCTTATCAACTTCTGTTGATGATTCCTTACACGTACAACCTGTTAAGCTTATGGATGGCGACAATTATTATGATTTGTCAATGCCATTGCAAGAGCTAGCATTCTCATGGTTGAGAGTTCATCCAACAATTGCTTCTAGCTATCAAGCTTGGGAGCGTGGTGAATTCCCTGCAGACATTCAATATTATGTTGCAGATGATGAGATTGAAAACAAGGTGATGTTTAAAAAGAAACAACTTATTAATAAAGCTATTGTTAAGTTTGATTCTATGACTCCTGAGAAGAAGAAGAAAGTGGCTCGTCTACTTGGTCTTCCAGTATCTGATGATTCTAAAGAAGAAGCAGTTTACAATCAGGTGGATAACCTCCTAAAACAAACAGAATTCAAGAATGGCAAATATCAAGGTTTGAACCCTATAGAAGTGTTCAACAGATTTGCAGATATGAAAGAAAACTTGCTCCATATCAAAGACCTAGTAAAACAAGCTGTTGCTCATTCAATTTATAGAGTGAGACCTAATGGTAGAGTTTTTGAAGGTGAATTTGAAATAGCAGTTGATGAAGATGATTTAGTTAAATTCCTTGCAGATGAAGACAACCAAGATCAGTTATTGACTTTGGAAGGCAAATTAAAAGGAAAAAAAATAGCCTCATTATGATCCCAGTAGATAGTTTATTATATAAGATTGACCAGAAACTAAATAAACTATCAACAAATGAGCATCAACAAATTAACCTAGAAGATAAGATTCTAGCACTTAACGAAGCTCAGATAAAGCTAATAAAGCAAAAGGTTGATGGTACTAGTACAAACTCTGGTTATGGGTTGGATGCATTTAAAAAACGCTATGAAGACCTTCAAAGTTTAGTTATCACCTATAACAATCAACCTTTGCCTTTAGCATTAAAGAATGCACAGTTGAATCAGTATTTTGCAAGTCTTAATGTTTTGACTCCAAAATATATGTTCTATCTTGATAGTTATATATTAGCAGACAAAGGAAGATGTACAAATAGAAAGATATGGATAAATAGAGATTTGGCTAAACATGGTGACATTCAGTTTATACTAACTAATGACAACTACAAGCCTTCTTTCGAATATCAAGAAACATTTAACTTTCTATCCTCTGACGAGATATCTATATTTACAGATGGTACATTTACACCAAAAGATATTTACATATCATATATGAGATATCCAGTGTACATTAACAAGACAGGATATATCATGTTAGATGGCTTGCCTTCTTTTGATCAAAACTGTGAACTTGAGACTTACTTAGAAGATGAGTTGTTGGATCTTACAGTACAAAACTTGGCAATGTATACAGAAAACCAAAGTGCTGTTCAAAGCTCAATCTATAGAATACAAACAAACGAATAATTTTTCACAATTAAATATAAAGCAAAATGGCTGATTTTTCATTAACCACCCTCTTTGTAGTACCAGTAGGAAACACATTACCTAGCTCTGGATCTACACAGAATTTAACAGCTGGTCAAGTAGGTATTTTCCTAAATGACTATAGTGTTGCTACATCTAGTAACATCGCTGATGCCCCTTATTTCTATGTTGCTCAAGGTAGAACAAACACGTATTTACAAGGCTCTAAGCGTTCAGACAAAATTGCTGGATGTGTAACTGGTGCTGCTTGTAAGTCAAACGTAACTGAATGGTACAAGTCTAATGGTTGTGCAACTGCTGTAAATCAAGTTACTGATGTAACTGGTTTCACAGTTAAACCTGGTGAGATTGTAACATTAACTTTACGTGGTTTCTCTAGCTACTTAGAAACATTGTACTTCAATGGTTTCACTCGTTCTGTAACAGTTAATGCTCCATGTCTTGGATGTGGTGACGATCCTTGTACAGATGTAGATGTGCCTGCATTGATTGATGATCTTATCTATCATTTAGAGTTAGATGCTCCAGGTAACAATCCTGATAACATCACTTTAAATCAATTTTACCAATTCCAAAGACTTGGTAACAATGCAAATGCGTTCTTACGTATCACTGGTAAACCATTGACTAAATATGGCCAGCCTTGTGACGTTGCTGCATTCCCTTGGGAGTATGACAGATTCTACTTCAGAACTTTCATCTTCTCTGGTCCAGCTACAACTGCTGATTTCATTGTTGATGATCCTTGTAACAGAGTTGCTACTCCAGTGATTAGACAACGTTCTAACTATCCTGTTGGTACTTCTGCTGAAGTTCAACAATTAGAGAAGAACTTCTATAGCTACCAAGCTGGTTACTTAAAGCATTTATACAGAATGGGTGGTTACAACGAGAACTTTGAGTCTTGGGTAACTGATGGTCAAATCTATGATTTGTACTATATCAAATTCAATGAGTATAATAAATCTGAGTACCAATGGGGTGACTATATCTATGAAGATAGCACAGTGATTATTGCTGTTCCTAGCAATCAAACAACTGCTATCGAAGCTATATTAGAAGCTGCTTTAGGAACTGTTGCTGGAGATACATCTTGTATCACTACAACTAGTACTACAACTACTGTATGGCCTAGTACTTCAACAACAACTACTTTGATCCCTTAAGAACTAAGGTAAGATCATATTAACCTATGCCAGAGGGTGAGAGGATATCTCAAATCCTCTGGCATTTTTATTATATAAATCATGACATTAGATTTTTTAGTAATTAACACTTATGATACTAGCACATTAGCAATAGCTGATACGTCTGTGTATAATACAAATCCACCAAGTGTTAGTTCTCCAACTATGCAAATAACTGTGCCTGGTTATACTGTTCCTGTAGCTATTCCTTTCAATGTTCAACAAATAAATACTTATAACTCAATTATATTGGGTTTAACTGCTTTTCCTGCTATTTCTCCATTACCTGATGGTGTATATTTTTTAAAATATTCAGTGGCTCCAGCAAATACTAATTATGTAGAAAAAAACATAATGCGTACAAATGCTATTCAGGAAAAGTTTGATAGTGCTTTTATGAAACTTGATATGATGGAATGTGATTCAGCTATCAGAACCCAAGCTAAGGTGGTATTAAATAGTGTATATTATATGATTCAAGGATCTATAGCAGCAGCTAATAACTGTGCAATTGATACAGCTAACAGATTGTACAATCAAGCTAATAGACAACTTGACTATTTTATTGCTAACCAATGTGGTTGTACAGGAAACAACTATATAATTAATTTCTACTAATATGGCAAACTGTAGAGGATGTGGCATGAAAGTTGGATGTGGCTGTCAGTTGATTAATGGCCTATGTTCAGCTTGTCACAACAAAGCAAAAAATGCTCTAAAAAGATTAAAAGATGCTTACACCAAGATTGACAGATTGTGTAATAAATGGTAGTATCCCAGCAACTCTTACACAAATTGATGCAAGGTTGACATATTGGGCAAATATTGAATATAACAATATCTCCTTTTCTACCAATACTTACATCCCTGGGGATGTAATAGGAGATTTACTAAATTACAAACGTATATTAGAATATAGATCTTGTAATCCAGATTATGCTATGGTGTGTGGTCTTCCCACTACCTCTCAAGTTATAAGCAGGGTTAAAATTCTAATTAATAAATAAATTATAATATGTCTTGCGAAAGTTGCTACAATGGTTGTGTTGATATAGTATCTGATAAGTGTGTCAGATATACAGGAGTTACGTATGCCTCAGTGGGCATTGATGCTGGTGATTCTTTATACCAAGTAGAGATTGCTTTGATAGAAAAAGTCATTTCTTTCTTGAATGGATCTGGTATAAACATTAGTATAAACCCTACTTTTTTATGTAACTACATGCAGACATTTTTACCTGCAGGTAGTACTTTTACACTTCCTACAATAATTTCAGGAATTGTAAGAGCTATTTGTGATATTAACACTCGTGTTGTTAGTATTAATAATACACTAACTATATTAAATGCTGATTATACAATTGGCTGTCTTACAGGAGTTACAGCTTCTTCTGACACTCATGATATTGTTCAGGCTACTATAAATAAACTTTGTGCAGTTTCAACTGATCTTACTGCTCTTACTCTTAATGTAAATACAAACTATGTTAAGTTAGCAGATCTTGATGCTTTGATTGCTGCATATATTGCAGGTACATCAGGTGGTGGTTCTACCCAACAGTATTTAAAAATGGTTCCATTTGTAGCCTATGAATATTATGGACCATTAACAAACTTTGATGGATCAGGTATTGGCATCCCAGCAAATGGTTTCTTCAAAGTATATTTATGTAATGGTCTAAATGGCACCCCTGATAGAAGAGGACGTGCTGCTGTAGGAGCCATTCAAAATGTACCAGGTGCTCCATTAGATGCTGCAGTAAATCCTGCTAATGCTGGTAATCCAAACTATGCTTTGTATAACACAGCAGGAGCAAACACTGTAACTTTGATTACATCACAAATTCCTGTACATAGTCATAATGCTACTGTAGTGGCATCTGGATCAGTGCCAAACCACACTCACATAATAATGGGAGGATCAGGTCCTGGTAATAGTCCTGCTCCAAATGCATTACAAGTTATGGCAAATGAAAAAGGAGATGGTGGTAATGCAAGTTATAAATTTTCAATTGCTAGTTCTCAAGTACATAACTCTGGTATAAGTAGTGCAAGTGGAGCTGGTCCTGTAGCACTTAGTGTGGCTGTTTCAAACAGCGATACAGGTAGTGGAGGAGCTCATCCTAACATACAACCTGTAATAGCTGCATATTATATTATGTATATTCCTTAATCTATTTAAACTAACTATAAAATGTCTTGTTCTTCTTGCTATCCTAATCCTAATCCTTGTTACACTGCATATTATCAACCTGGTCAAAACTGTGGTTGTTGTGGTGGTGTAGTGGGTGATTGTGGATGTGTTGGTACTGCTGGCACTGCTGGCACTGGTGGCTGGGGCTGCTGGTGTGGTGCTACAGGCTGTGCAGATGCTCCTTATAATAGTAATAATACTGTCTATGTTGGACCTAATCTTCCTAACTCAGGTGTTAACACTTGTGACACTTTAACCACTGCATTAGAAAAAATTGACTATGTAGTAACAGGTGGTGGAGGTGGTGGAAAAAATGGAACATCAGGAACTAGTGGAACTCCTAGTACAAGTGGTTCTTCTGGAACCTCTGGTTCTTCTGGCTCTAGTGGTGTAACTGGTGCTCAAGGTGCTGCTGGTGTAAATGGTACAGCAGGTTCTTCTGGTACATCAGCTTTGTCTGGTTCTTCTGGATCTTCTGGAAGTTCAGGAACTGCTGGTAAAAATGGTTCTAGTGGTGTTGATGGTAGTTCTGGAATCAGTGGTAGTAGTGGTACAAGTGGAAATTCAGGATCAAGTGGTAATAGTGGTACAAGTGGTACTGATGGCTCTAGTGGAACAGCAGGAACAGCAGGAACAGCAGGAGCTGACGGAGCTAATGGAAGCAGTGGCACAAGTGGTCAAAATGCAACCAGTGGTACAGCAGGACTATCAGGTGATAAATATGCTACAACATCAGTTAGCTCATTTACACTAGGAAGTGGAGGTACAATTACTGTTGGTACAGGACTTTCTTATACCATAGCACAATCTGTATTAATTTCATTTAATGGATCAAACTATCAAACTTCTCCAGTTACATCTTATAACTCTGGAACAGGTGTTTTAGTTTTAGGTACACCAAGTGCTACTGTAGGTTCAGGAACTTATAGTTCTTGGACAGTTAACTTAGCAGGAGCTGCAGGTGGTAATGGTTCTAGTGGTACTTCTGGTTCTTCTGGAACAAATGGTACAGCTGGTACTAGTGGTACGTCTGGTACAGCTGGTACTTCTGGTACTAATGGAACAACTGGCACTTCTGGAACAACAGGTACAAGTGGAACAAATGGAACTTCTGGTTCTAGTGGTACTAGTGGTACCAATGGAACAACTGGTACAAATGGATCATCAGGGTCTAGTGGATCTTCAGGTTCATCTGGCTCTTCTGGATCATCAGGTAGCTCTGGATCTTCTGGGGTTAGTGGTACTAGTGGATCTTCTGGTGTATCTAATAGTATTTCTGGTGCTACTAATCAAGTTCTTAAATATAGTAGTGCTACTTCTGCTGTAGGATGTTCTATATATGATGATGATAATTATACATCAATAGGTGGTCCTAATCCAGGATCAAGACTTAATGTATATCTAGGTAATGGTCAACCAGCAGGAAACTATGTTGCAGATTTTGCAGGCATAGAACCATACGTTACAGTTAGAGCATTAGGTGGTAGTAATACTGCTACATTACAATTACTTCCTACATCAGGTTATACAGCATTTATTGGTAACTATAATGGTGGAGGTGTGATAATTAGAGCAATGAATGCTGATGTGGTTACAATTGATTCATCTGGTGTTACAGCTCCAGCATTTTTTGAAACTTCTGATATTAGGTATAAGGATGTATTAGAATGGAACCCAGAAATAAATGTGCTTGGAATAGATGTAATTAAATTTAAGCGTACTGATATTGTAACTAATACAATTAACTATGGTTATTCAGCTCAACAAGTACAAGAAATTATTCCTGATGTTGTTAATGAGATAGATGAAAAGTTAAGTGTAAACTACATAGCTGTTCATACATTAAAGATAGCAGCATTAGAAAAACGTATTGCAGAACTTGAAGCTAAATTAAAATAATAATGAGTTGGGCATCCTTAACAAACAATCAGTGTATTTCTTGCAATAATTTACAAGATGGTGTAAACAATAATGTGTTTACATTAAAAAATGCTATCCCTGTTAGTAACAAACAAGTCACTAGAAATGAAGCAGAATTTTATGTAAACATTCAAAATATAACAAATAGGTCTGCTAATGAACTTGTAATTAAAAGTGATGTAATATCTTCTGGTAGTACAACAACTACATCAACTACTCAAGTTCCAACTCCTTGTGGAAATCCAACTTCTTATTCAGGAGGAGTTACATATCCAACACCATTCACAATTACAGTTGGTAGTGGTACAGGAAATACTACTCTGACATTTGATGCACAAAATGTTCCTGATAGATTTATAGTTCAATGGAATGGTAATTTTGTAATTGATACAGGATATAGAGGTAATTCTAATTATAACATTGGAGGAAGTCTTAGAAGTAACTTTAATTCTTCTTTAAGTGGTAAAGTAGATCCTATAACAGGATTAACTTATCCAAACACTACTCAATGGCCAGGAGATGGTTATCCACTAGTAGTAAGTCCTGGTAATGGAACTTCTGTATTTTCTAAAAATGCTTCCTCACCAACTACAGCAAATGTTTTTGTTTATGCTCCTCTTCCAGGAACTGCGTGGTCATTTACATTAGGTTGCCCAATATAATATTTTAAAACCAAATTAATATTAAATAAGTAATGAGTTGGGCATCAATAGCAAATAATCAATGTGTTTCATTAAATAATTTACAGGATGCTGTGAACAATGGAGTATTTACATTAAAGAATATAATTCCTGTTCCTAACACTAAACAAGTAACTTCAGGTGAAGCAGAATTTTTTGTAAATATAATTCCTACAGGTAAGTCTGTTAATGAACTTGTTGTTAAGTCTAATTTAGTTTCACCTCCAACTACAACTACTACATCAAGTACAAGTACAACAAGTACAACCACAACATTTATTTCAGATCCTTGTAATTGTGTTGAAGTAAATATTACATCTGCTGGTGGTGAAGTAGCAACATTTAATTGTTTTGGAGTAAATGAAAACTATGTTTATGCAACAGCTGGTACTAGATATATTTGTGCAGCTGTTATTGGTGGCTTATTACAAGCTAACATCGTATCAGGTACAGGAACGTTAACACCTATTGGTAATTGTAAAACTGGACCTTGTGGATCAACAACAACAACAACAACAACAACTATATTTAATCCAACTAACAACCTTAATTTTATTCAGACTATTGTAAGTAGAGATGATGTTACTAGCTCAAATGATGGAAAATATGTAGCTACAATATGCGTTACAAATAATAAATTATATATTTCTAATGACTATGGACTTACTTATACAACAGTTACTGTTGCTGGGACAAATACACTCTATAGAGTTGCTGTAAGTGGAACAGGTGAGTATATGTATTGTCTTTCACAAGCTCAAGGACAACCAGGTGTTATTTCAAGATCTACAGATTATGGTGTTAATTGGAATACTACAGGTACTGCAACAGGAGCATATTCTTCAATTACTACAAATAGAACAGGACAATATGTAATTGTTGGAGCAATAAATTTAGGTGAAGCAGAATCAGGGTTGGGTCAAATTTGGAGATCTTCAGATTATGGAGTATCTTTTGTAAGAGTAGATTTTTCTTTTGGTGGTCTTTATCCTCAAGCACCCTATGCTGTTACAGTAGATAGTTCAGGTAATCGTCAATATGCTGCTACCATTAATCTTAGTATGGCAGCATTTGATGGAACTGTAGGAAGAACAACAACTGCTTTAGGTAATTTTACACCCAAAGCTCAAGATGGTAATCAAACATATTATGGAGTGAGTACCTCTGCTGATGGATCAAAAGTGGTTGTTGCTAATCAAGGTGGATTTTACGGATATAGTCCTGGAAATGTTCAGTTGAAAAGAAGTATAGATTATGGTGACACGTATGCAAATTTTGGTGGAGTTTCTACTCAATGGCTTGGTGTAACTATAGATGGAAGTGGTACAAATATAATAGCTGTTCCAGGTACTTCAGGAGCAAGCACTTTATATAAATCAGTTTCATTTGGTACACTTTCTTCAGTAGCAAGTTCTAAACTTTGGACTAGTGTATCAATTTCTTATAATGCAACTGTAGCAATTGCTGCAGAAACAACTGGACTTTGGAGATCTACAAATGGTGGATCTACTTGGACAAAATTATCTTAATTAAACCAAACAAATCAATAATATGACAGTCTTAGTAACATTAACATTAGCAGGGACAGACGTAGGTCCCTTTAACCTTTATTCAAATGTAGATGGATATACCACAGCAATAGCAAGTGGTGTATCTAGAGCTGCATTAGTAGCAGGATACAATCTTTTAAATGTGCCTGATAATGCTTCTGTTATCAGAGTACAATCTACAGGCACTTGTACAAATTATCTTGATATACTTTTAAGTGGTGCAACAACCACTACAACTAGTAGCACTTCTACTTCTACAACAACCTCTACAACCACAGCATTTGTTGAATGTATAACTGGTGATAGAAATGCACTCGCTACATGTTCTGGAGGTGAATCTGCTCCATTCACAGTGACTGCAGGAAATACAGCTCTTATCACTCCTGGTGGATATTACTACTCTGGAACTGGTACAAGAACATATGCATGTTACATTATGGATGCTGCAAATACCACAGTTTTATATACGTTCACTTATACTCAGACAAGCATGAGTCCAGGAACTTGGGCATCAACATTACCTTCTAACATCTTATCTGCAGGTAGCTATCGCTTAAGAACAGATACAGTGAACTGTTTCACTAGCTCTGGTACATTTAGTTTAGTTGCAACTTGCAACACACCTGATTAAAAACCCCTGTTTGTTGGTTTACAGATGGTCTCCCCTAGGGTTTCTACCCTGGGGGTTTTTTGTTTAAACTCTAACTAAAAAAGTTATTCTATATAATTAAATTAGTTAACAAAATTTTGAAAATGTCAAAAATAATTCCTACCTTTACAGTAATTTTAACTAAACTAAACTACATATGCCTGAAAATCAATCCTTGCTGCAACAGCTAGAAGAGATTCTACACTGGAAAAAAAGTAAAAAGTTCTATGCTGATAAGCTTGGAATTACAGAGTTTGAGGTGGATGAGCTATTAAAAGAATTAAGAAATCAAGAGAAGAGTGAAGAAGATGCTGAGATAGGGAACTATATTGCTGATCTAGAAAACAGGGTTATTAAGTTTACAGAAGATCTAGCTAAGGGTACAGGAGAGGTTGTAGCCAACTTTAGCGAAGAGGTTAAGAGTTTAGACGAACTCATTGAGAAATGTAAGATAGATACAGAGAAGTGGGAGATAACCAAATATGTTCAAAACTTCTGGGGAAATGGAAACAATCCTCATTGGCAAGTCAAAGCATGGTTAGGGAAGAAGTCTACAGAACAAGTTTTTCAAGATGTGTTTGTAGACTTTTTAGCTTCATATAAGCCTGTGTCTCAAGAAGTTATGAGTCCTAAGGTTGACTTTAACAAACCAAATGGTATGTTAGTTATCAACAAACAAGACTCTCACTTAAACAAATGGGACATAGATGGTAATAATAATGTAGCAGATAGACTAGCTAACATTATGTACAAGGTGGAACTGATAGCTAATCAAGCTCAGTTATCCAACAACTTGCAGAACATAACTTACATAATAGGATCTGATGAGTTTAACAGTGAGTATACAAATGCCACTACAAAAGGAACTCCTCAACAGAACACGCATACATATCATACATCTTTTGAATACATCTGTGGACATGAGGTGTTAATGATTACAATGTTATTACAATATGCTCAGAATGTAAATGTAATCTATGTGGCAGGTAATCATGATGAGTTTGTAGGTTGGCATTTAGTTAACTGGTTACAAACCTACTTCAGAAATACAGAGAGATTAGCATTTGATTTATCTCCTAAGTATAGAAAGTATGTAAGCTATGGTGATTCAGCATTGATGTTTAACCATGGAGATGCTATCAAACCAGCTAAGCTTGCAGCTTTATTCCCAATAGAGTTTAGAGAACATTGGTCTAGTCATAGCAAGTTTTACATTTTTACAGGAGACAAACACCATGAGGTGAGTCATGATTTCAATGGTATAAAGTTTTATCAAATTCCAGCATTTTCAAATGCTAAAAGTCTTTGGGACGACAAGATGGGTCACACAATGTCCAAGGCAGAAGTAACAGGATTTTTAATAGATGACTGTGATGGGATGACAAATATATTCAAACAGTATTTATAATGGCAACATTAAGACAAATGGTTTCAGATGTACGTTCAGTACATAAATTGCTCACTACAGATAATCTAATTACTGATAGAGTGGTTGCGTCTGAAATCAAGAACAACACATTTTTACTAATCAAACGTGAGACTAATCTCAGAAAGCTTTGGGCTACTGATACTGTATTTCAAACACTTCCTTGTTTGGAAATGCTAGAGGTGCCTATTTCTGATTGCTGTGAATATGTGGACCCTTGTCAAGTTGCAAGAAGCAAATACAAACTTCCTCGCATCAGTGAGGGAAACTATCAATACTTAATCCAAGGTGTTTATTCTATAAACGCTATGGGAGGTAAAGGAAAAAGATTCAAAGAGATTACAATCAATAGATACTTAAATCTATTAAAACTTCCTATCATAAAAGCTGAACAATACTATTGGATAGCTAATGGTGGGTATCTATATGTTAACAATCCTAACTTAAAATCAGTTAGAATATCTGCATTCTTTGAAGAAGATATTCCAAACAGTATTTTATATCCTGATGATTGTGCTTGTGGAAACATTCCTTCTGTAACAAATGAAGAGTATTGTATAAATCCATTAGACAAAGAGTTTGGATGCCCAGGCTACTTAATAACACAAGTGTTACAACTTACTTCTCAAAAACTATTATCGACATACTTTAGCATTAAAACAGACCAAACATTTGATGGCATTGATGGACAAGCTCCCAATGCAAAACCAACAAGCTAATGCGTACTAAGATAGACTGGAGAAGCTCTAGTAAAGAAAACTACAGTAACTTTTGTAAGAAACATCCCACCATAAAAATTACATTTGATGAGTGGCGAAACATTATATATTTATATAATGACAATTTTAAAAACTACATTCTAGAAACAGGAGAGAAAGCAAGACTTCCTTTTGGCTTTGGTGAGTTCTCTATCAATAAAAAGAAGAGAAAGAAAACAAAGACAGTTGATGGAAAAGAAGTGGTTAACCTACCAGTAGACTGGCAGAAGACAAAACAAAAGGGAAAAATCATCTACAACTTCAACTTTCATACAGAGGGATTCTTTTTTGGTTGGATGTGGTTTAAAGAGTCCACTAGGATTCGTAATATAAATCTTTGGTATTTCAAACCTTCTCGTACCACTTCTAGATTGCTGTCACATTACATAAAAACAGATGATAAATACCAACACATTTATTGTGAATGGAAAAAATAAAAGAACATGGCATACTATTACAGATACAATTTTGTCTCACCTGAACCAATTTATTCAGTTGTTAAGGAAGAGTTAAAATCCTACTTTGACACAGGAGCAGTGGATGATTTGCTTTTCCCTACTTACTTAGACAAATGTCTACAGAAGTTAGGTAGGTCAAGTTATGTCATTGCTGAACAGACGCTAGATATTTCTGGTTATGAGGCTAGACTTCCTGATAACTTCTTTGCTGTTAGAGAGGCTTGGATGTGTACAGAGATACCATCTAACTACCCATATCAAACAGCTAACTCGTTCTATTCTCAAGCTGCTTCTCAAACAACAATACAAGTCTCTCCTATTATTAGTGGTGGAGTTCCTTGTGTAGAACCTAACTGTACAACAGGATGTCCTACGTGTATGCCTGATATCATCCAAGCAGTATATAAAACCAATCAACAGATTGCTAGATCAATAAAAAGAGAATACTTATTAAAACCAGGTAATATATCTTGTCAAAGTAAGTGTGATGTAAGTTATACAGATGCTTGGGAATTCTATACACCTGCTCCTCCTATACATGAGTTCACTCCAGGATCAGCAGGATATGATAGCTTTGACATTAGAGATAATAAGTTTGTCACTAACTTTGGTTGTGGTATAGTTCATATGATATTCTATGCTACAGACTATGATGCTATTGGTAATCAGTTAATTCCTGATAACTATCGTATTAGAGAGTTTGTAGAAGCGTTTATTAAATACAAGGTGTTTGAGACATTGGCTAATCAAATCAATGATGAAACTTTTAATCAAATACAACAGAAGCTAGCATATTACAAACAGCTACATGATGAAGCATTCATTATGGCTTACACTGAAATTAAGAAGCAAGACGCATGGACTAAACAAAGAAGAGTAAGAAATGACTTACAACGCTTTGGACAATATGAATTACCAAATAGAAGCTCAAGATATGGCAGAGGATGGAATAGATAATCAAGGAACATCTAACGTAAGACAAGAATTTAATCTTGGCAGAGTTGGATTAGACATGGACTCTTCTGTAAATCAAATACAGAAGGGTAAGCTTTCTTATGCTCTAAACGCAGCATTAGAAAACTTTGACGCTAATTCTGTAAGCTATCAGAATGAGCCAAGTAATGAAGCTTGCTTAGAGTTTCCTGAAGGCTTTCAGCTTATTGGAACTCATTTCATACAAGAGAAAAACAAACACATATTCTTCTTAGCGAATCCTCAAACAGGAGGAAGTGAGATAGGATATATGGATAACAATGATTGTGTATATCGCACACTTTGTACTCCTATTCCTGATACAGACTTAACAGTTTGTGCTAACTCAGAATGTTTAAACTTTGATATAAACTATCCAATACACAAGGCTGTACATAAGATTACAAACTGTACCACTGAGGTTTATTGGACTGATGGATTAAATCCAAGAAGATATATTAACATTGAGCAAGTTCCATATGTTTTTTCATATGAAGGAGGTAATACTTGTGATCCAACTATTCTAGTAGTAGATGGACAAGGAGTTCTTGATTGTAATAAGTTAGATGTACAACCTAACTTTCAAATTCCTAATATAGAAGTTGCTGAAATTGTTGTAGGAGGAGATTTGAGAGCTGGTACTTATCAATTTGCTATTCAATATGGTAATGCTTCAGGAGATGCTTATACATCCTACTTCTCTATAACTAATCCTACATCTATTGCTAATACAGAAATAACAACTCCTGATTTTCAATATTCTGTAGGTGAATCTATTGTATTAAATATTACTAACTTAGATGTTACAGGATACTTCCAATACTTTAACTTAGCTGTTATAAAGACCATTAATAATGGTACCACTGTAGAATTAGTGGGAACATATAGCATTGAAGAAAAGTCTACAAGTATAACTTATACAGGACAGAACATGACTCAGATTCCTTTGAGTCTTGCAGATATTCTTGAAAAGTTTCCTTATTATGAGATTGCTCAAGATGTAACAAACGTACAAGATGTTATTGTTTGGGACAACTTAACTTCTATTGATAGAATCAACTATCAAAGCGTTGCTAATCAAGTACAACTTCAATGGGAGACATATAAACTGCCAGCTGGTAACACCTATGCTGATGGTTTTTATACTTCCAACTTAAGAGGATATTTAAGAGATGAGGTTTATGCATTTGAAATTGTATTCTTATTAACCAATGGTAAGCAAACAGATGGTTTTCATATTCCTGGTAGATCACCAATTTCTAATGATTTAACTCCTATTTATGAAACTGGTCCTAATGCAACTCCTGACTTCATAGGTACTGCTACTAATGTTGAACCTGTTACACTTTATAAATATAGTCCTAATTGGAAAATATATAATACAGCCAGTGTATCTACAACGTATCCTGTTCCTACAGACAATACTAGGAAGATAGGAGAGGCATACCCTTATCAATCTGGAGACTTTGCATATTGGGAGTCTACTGAGGAGTATCCATGTAACGTAGATGTATGGGGAGACTTAGCTGGTAAACCAATTAGACACCATAAATTTCCTGATGTTCTTGTAAGTCCTTACTTTGAGAGTCCAAGCATTGTATATAATGGAGGTCAGATAGAACCTGTAATGCAAGTTGCCAATGCTATCTATCCAATAGGTGTGAAGATAGATGTACAACAAGTGGCATTTGCTATTCAAAGCTCTAGTTTAACAAATGAAGAGAAGGCATCTATTGCTGGATTTAAAATAGTAAGAGGTAATAGAAGTACAAACAAATCTATTATTGCTAAAGGTATTCTTAGAAATGTAGGTAAATACACTAGAGAAGATCCTGCTGATCCTAATGCTACATACTACTACTATCCTAACTATCCATACAATGACTTAAGTGAAGATCCATTCTTACTTGAGAGAAACAATGCTTACAACTCTCAATGTGATACGTTCTCTGTATCAGTGACAACTCCTGGTATCTTACAATACACAAACTGTTTTACAGGAGAAGTAGATACACAAGCTTTTACTAGCAGTACCACTGAAATATGTTCTATCACACTTCCTGTTGTAAATAGTGGTTCTGCAACATTTACAAATACTACAACTACTACTTATACAATTACAAATAATTCAGCTGTTAGTTCTGTTACATTTAATTATACAGATCCAGTTACAGGAGCATTACAAAGTATAACAGTAGGTAGTGTTGTAGGTGGTAACAACGTTAAAACATTTAACTCTACCACTTTCCCTGTAAGAACATCAGGACTAAGTAATTATAAAATAGTAGCTAGCAACACAAGTGAAAACTTAAATTGTTATCCTAATAAATTAGATGGATTTAATAATCCTGAGTCTGCTTACAGACAAGTATTTAATTCTCCAGAGACTTCTTTTGGACAACCTACACTAGGTAATGTTCTTAAGTTAGAGAGTGTATTATTTGGTGGAGGAAGAGCTCATTTTGTTGAAGTGCAGAAACATGCTATGTATAAGCTTATCACTGAACAAACACAAGTTGATGCTTTAACCTCTAGTAAGAGAATAGCTGATCTTGGGGGATTTAGTCCTACAGCATTCTTTACAGCATATCAAACTTACTTACAGATTTATATCAATGGTATTAGTAGACAAAACTTTGCATATTCATTTAACTCTATATCTAGTTATGATTATAGTGCAGATATTTCTAATAATCAAGGAATTAAACAAAGACAACTTGATCTAGCTCAATACGTATTTCCAGGTGTACAGAACGTAGGTGATAATTATGATCTTAATAACTGGAACAGAGAGTCTTCAGTTTATGTTAAAACTATTGATGTTAGAAATGGAATACCTGTATCACCTTTGCCATATCCTAATGACACCCCTTCTCTTGTTGTAGCAGGTGTAAGTCAAATTAGTGACACTTCAAGATTTACAATTTCAGAAGCAGAAAACTGTGCTAGTCCTGAAGCTCAGAGAGATATCAAAGTAGTATCTTACTATGGTTCTATAAAGGCTATTAATAATGCTCAATGGGGACAGATATATTCATATCAAACTATTGACACAGGATTCCAAAGAATATTCAGTGCAATATCTGCTAATGATCCTGAAGTAATATTTGGTGGTGATACATATATTGGTAAGTTTGGATTTAAAACAAAACTTCCATTCTTTATTGATAATAGAGTGAATGCTCCTGATGATTCTGATATATATTATGATGAGATAGGTAATGTAGCTTACCCACAATATTGGTATTCAGCAAGATCTATCTTGTCTGATTTTACTGTAGGCTCTACTGTAATGAAGAATATAATCTCTACCAAAGCACATTATCTTGATTGTCCTAATGATGATATTGCTGACAGTGGTACAACAACTTCTACAACTACACCTGCTCCAGGAACAGTAATAGCTGGTTCTTTGAATTATGTGTATGATGGTAAGATGTACTTGTTTGCTTATGGTATTCCTTACTATTATGTAGAGAGTTCTATTAATGTAGACTTACGTCAGGCATTCAATAACTTAGAAGGTGACTTCTATCCACATGTAAGTTCAGGTATCCCTGATACTTGGTTCCAAGAAAGTAGAGTTCCTATTGCTCTTGATAATACATATTATTACAATACAACCTTCTCTAAGCAGAATGTAGAGAACTTCTTCTCTCACTTGCCTGCAGATTGGATACAGCAATTATGTTATAAAAACTTTCCATTCAGAGCAATATACTCTGATAGACAAGAAAGTTATTCTGACAATAGAATAAATAGCTGGTTGATATATCGTCCAGTGAGCTTCTTTGATTTCCCTCAAAACTATGGTAATCTTATATCTTTAGATGGTATTCAGAACAGAGCTACACTAGCTAGATTTGAGAACAAGACATTGTTATATGGTAACATGTTAACATTGAATACAAGTAATCCTCAAGCAGCTTATTTAGGTAATCCTTCATTATTCAGCAGTGTTGAACCACCTCCTATAGATTACGCTGAAACAGATCTTGGATATGTTGGTTGTCAAAATAAGATGTTGCTTAAGATACCTCAAGGGCAGATAACTATTGATGCTAAGAGATGTCAAGTATTTTTAATTCAAGGAACACAAGCAACTGATATTTCAGGATTTGGTTCTGGTCTTAATAGATTCTTTACAAATCATTTAGCATTTGAAATACTAAGATACTTCCCAACAGTTAACACAGATAATCATTTCAAGAATATTGGTATTCATGGTGTGTATGATAGTGTATTTGAAAGAGTAATAATTACTAAGTTAGACTATGTTCCACAACCAGGTAAAGAGGTATTTTATGATGAGGTGGTTAAACAGTTTTATGTTGACCAACCAGTAGCTGGTGATCTTGTAGTTAAGAAATATATCGAGGTGACAGATCTTGAATACTTCTGTAACAAATCATGGACTGTTTCATTTAACTTCAATACAAAGAGTTGGGTGAGTTTTCATACATATCTTCCTAACTTCTATATAGGAGAAAACAGCTTCTTCTATTCTGGATTAAATGAAGGTTGTGATGTCACAGCAGTGGCAGTTGTACCAATACCTTCTCCAACCACAACTACAACAACAACAAGAATTATATACTGTAACCTAACTGGTACAGCTGTAGTGGTAGGATATCCTTGTCTTTTAGGAGGAACAGCTTCACAACAAACCACTACCACTACAACAACATCTACATCTACTTCTACTAGTACCACTACTACTACCACAACTGCTGTGCCTTTTGACTGTATATTAATTCCAGGATCTTTTACAACAGAACCTGATTGTAGATTAACAGCAGGAGAATTTATACGTGTATCTGTTACTACAACAAGTACAACAACTCCTACTCCTACAACTAGCACTACCACTACACCACAACCATCTCTTTATAGATATAGTTCAGCAGGTCCTGATGATGCTTGTGGTACTGCTTTAACAATGACAAATGTAATATTGACTGATCCACCATTCTGTTCTGCAACTGCAATTCAATGTGATGAGTTTGTACTATCACCAGCTGGTGTACCAGTATGGGTTCGCACTGGTAATAGCTATAGAGCTGCAACAATCAATGATCCTAATACATCTGGAATTGCTACATTCGATGTAGGAACATGTATTGTATGTACAACTACAACTAGTACTTCTTCTACTACTACTACCACTACAACTGCAGCACCTGTTGCAAGAACTGTAACTAACCTTGGTGCAAGTGCTTCTGATATATTAGGAGAGATTTATATAGATTCCTCAGTTACTCTTAGTGGTAATGTAAATGTAGATACTATAATAGAAGTAGTTGTGTCCACTAGTACATATGGTGATATCACTGTATATGTTACAATACTCAATGGTAACAATGCAGGAGTTGGTTCAACTTCTGTTGGAATGGGAAGTCTTCCATCAGTATCAGGTCAATGTATTGCATCTTCTGATAATGTATATGTAACTTTCATTGGGTATGAATGTTAAAATAATATAAAATAAAATAATATGCCATTTTCAGCAACAATAAGTTTAAATTTTGCAGGAGCAAACACTGGTCCTTTTGATCTTTTTTCAGATGCAGACACTTATGCTGTAGCATTTGCATTAGCAGTTCCTAAAGCGTCTTTGCTTGCAGGATATTTATCAAGTGCTGTTCCTGATTTTACAACAATCTGTAGAGTTAAATCTACAGGAGCGTGTGTTAATTATGTAGACATGCCTCTTGATGATCCTTACATATTTGTATATACAAGATGTGATACAGGAGATGAGTATTATAAGATAGGATTAATAACAACAGGAAATGTACAAGATACTAATACACCTACAGCAAACTGTTATCAATATGTTGCTCAAGGATTACTATCAGCCATGACTATTGCCTATCCAAGTTTAACAATTAACAATACTTTATCTGCTTCAAGTTGTCCTTGCGTTTAAAATAATATAAATGGCTAAAACAGTAATAATAAGATTAACTTGCTCAGGTGGCAGAACAGGACCCTTTGATATCTCTGATAACTTAGGGACAGTCTTGGGCATTGACATTACTAAACAAGACCTTATTGATGGATATACTGTTAGTGTTGCTGACTCTGTTACTACAATAATTATAAGATCTAAAGGTAAGTGTTCTACTAGCATTAATGTTACAATTGGTACAGCTACAAAAGAACAGCTTGCTGCTTTAGACTACACTGTATGTAACACAGGATCTATATGGAAGCATTTAGATGATACAATACATTATAACAAATACTATGGTAATGTAGAACCATACATAATTGAATATCCATTTGCTTATCAAACCTATGATGAGATACTTCAGAATGTTAAAGATTATAGTAAGGTGTATAACTATATACCATCTGTAGATGGAGTGGTTAATGAAACTGCTAAGATAGAGGTTGATAATCAATGGTTTAACAAAGCTGTTCTATATAATGGACAACAGTCTACAGGTATATTAGAACTTGTACCAAAGCCAATCAACAACCTAAAACAATACTTAGCTTACCCAATATATAATGACTTTAGCAAGACTATCACTTATACTAAGTCAGATAACTTCTATCAATATAATACATTCTGGGGATTAGTTAAGAATAAATCATTACCTTTGTTTAGAACAAGTTGTGAGTCTTTATCAGTAGATAAGGTTGTAAATCAAGTGAATATGGATTATGGAAAACGTTCATTTAAGAAAGAACCATTGAGAGCCAAAGACTTAAAGGTAAGACACATCCTTGACAATAGCTCTGAAGCACATATAGTTTCTCAATTCATTATTGCACCTGCTCAAATCTCTTATAAGTAATGGCTAACTGGTTAGACAAATATGAACAAGGAGGCTTAGTCTTAAAGAAAAAGACCAAGGATAACTATGGCAAGAAAGCTAATCCTAATGATGTCCAAGTATCTGTAGGTCCTGACTTTGTAGGACTTGGATATAACATTAAGGGTAGGGACTATTCTCCTGCATGGGGTGGGCGATTTCAGAATGGTGGATTCTTACAACCTAATAGTTCTAAATTGCCAGAAGGATATGTAATACCATATAACACTCCTAGCACTGAATTAGCTATGTCTATAGGTGGAGAAAAAGGAGAACCAGCTTATTTAATTCCTTCATTTAAAGGTGGTAAGAAATTAAAAGATCCTATTGCTGAATATAAGAAGACAGGTGAACATCTTGGTGGTCCATTTAAAACATGGCAAGAAGCTGAGAAGTTTGGTGAGATGAGACATGAATATGTAGAGAAAGGACAATCACTTCCTTCTCCATTGAAGTGGTGGGATGATATGCAAATGGGGGGATCTATGCCAGGTTCTGTAGGCTTCACGTACGCACGTGTAGCTGGCTCAGCTCCTGCTAATGGTAAGTATACTAAGAAGACAAAAGCTAGTGCTCAGAATGGTCAAGAGATGAAATTCTACCAAGAAGGACTAGACTTCAAACCTAAGAGTATAAGTCAAGATGGAAAAACTATTCCTAATGAGAAAGAGGAAATAAAACCAATTACAACTTCTCAAAAAAACATAGGACAAGCTGCAGCATGGAAAGTAATAGAAGCTATTAAAGCTAACACTCCATATCAATTATCAGAAAGTGCTGTAAAGTCTGGAATAGATCCATCATTAACATGTATAGGTGGTGTATGTAATGTCTATAAAGATTTAGGTGTTGACTTCTCTGGTGTAGGAAATGAAAAACAAGGTGTAAGAGAATCAAGAACAAAAGGTAAAGTAGTAGAATATAATCCAACATTTGATAAAAACTATAAAGCTGCTGGATTTGAAAAAGTAAAAGGAAGACCTATTGAATTTAATGAGTTAACTGATATAATACAAAAAGGAAACTTAAATCCAGGAGATTTTATACAATACTATAATAAAAAAGGTATTCCAGATCATACTAATATTGTATTAGGTTCAAACCCTGATGGCAGTGTTGAGGTTTATAATTCATATAAACATGGACAGGTAACAAGAGGAGAAAGTAAAGAACCTTATGTATATACATTAAATCCTGAAGCACAAGACTATAAAGGTAAAAAAATTAATGTATTTAGAGTAGGTGATCAAAAGGCAACAGAAATAAGAGATGCAAGTGCAAATGATCCAAGTGGTATAACAAACACTTGGTTTAATTACAATATGGAGAAGGCGATTCAAAGAAGAATGAAAATACTAGAAAAGGATTACCAAGAACTTGCAAAACAAAGTGGTGAACCTGCTAAAAAACTAACTCCATCACAATTAAGAAAAGCTGCAATAGAAGAAGAAAGACGTATTTATGAATCAGATCCTATGTTTAAAAGAAACCTAGAGATAATAAATACAGTTGACTTTTCTGAATCTCCACAAGAAGCAATGTATAGAACATTGAATAAAAAGAAAAATGGTGGATGGTTAGATAACTACAGTGAACCAATAAGAGATGACAGAGGACAGTGGGCTCATCCAGGTAAGATAACAGAGATAGGATCTAACAATATTACAATGCAAGGGGTAGACTATCCTGTTCTTGGCATATCTGATACAGGTGATACACAGATGATGTATCCTGATCAAGATTATAAGTTTGATGGTGAAAAGGTTACAGAGTATCCAATGGCTCAAGATGGTGAGAACATTACCAAAAAACTGAAGAAAGAAGCTGAGGAGAAATTAGAAAGGATGAAGAAACCTAAGGCTACTCTATCTCAATATACACCTAAGAAAGGGGAACAAGCTAAGTTTGATAAACAGAAGTTACAAAGAATAGCTGAAGACAATGCTCCATTAAATAGAATGGCTGCTAGTAAGGGAGCTAAGAATATGCAAGATGCTATAGAAGCAGCATTGATAATGGAAGGTGGATTGGCAGCAAGTAAGCTTGTTGGTAAAGGTGCCAAAGCAGCTGCTAAATATGCTACAGAACAAACAGCCTTAAAGAATGTTTATAAGTTAAATCCATATGCATTTAAACCTACAGAGGGAATGATGTATAGAGGTATTGGTAAAGAAGGAATGGAAGATGCATTACAAAGTGGTCTGTTTAGAGCTAAACAAAATGTAACTCCTACTAGTATAGGTAACTTTAATACTACTAGACAATTTAGTAAAGCTTACTATACTCCTAGATTTGATATAGCAGATCAGTATGGACAAGGGTATATTGCTGAGGTACCAAGAGGAGCTTCTGACTGGGGTAAGAGATATGGTAAAAAAGAATGGAGTCAAATAGCTCAAAGAGATATACCTATAACTGAAGGTAAAGTTTTACAGAAAGATTGGTTAAAAAGATATAAAGAAGTTCCTAAACCAACTGCTTCAGAACAAGTTGTAAGAGGTCCAATTCCTGCTCCTTACAAAGGAACAACTTTACCTTATGATAACATTGGATATAAGGAACCAGCAACAGGAGAACTAGCTCCATACATGACACCAGAGTTTGAAGCAATTCCATATAGTGAATTACCTAAAACTGTATATCATGGTGGTCCTAGTGTTATTTCAGACGCAGGTGCTATTAGAATAACTAGAGAAGGATTGCCTATTCAAAGTGCAACTTCTCCAACTTCAAGAGGATTCTATGCAACTCCTAATACTTGGATGCATATGGAAGGTTCTCCAAATCCTCTTAGAGATGTAGAAGGATTTTATCCAAAACTTGCTAGTGAGAATGCTGAAAACTATGCAATGGGAAGAGGGGATGCATACATACATGGAGGTGAGTTTGTTGAAAATCCTAGAATAGTTGACTGGAAAACATTTAGTCAAATGGAACCAGTTAAGAATCTTAATCCTGACTTTAGAAGACTAAGTCCTGAGGCTGCTAAAATAGCAGAAGATCTTGGTATATATGGTCTTAGAGATAATAGTGAATATAACATTCTTAATCCACAAAAGGTTTTTAAATCATTTAAACCTGCATATAAAAATCTGGGTAAAGGTTGGGAAAAATATAACAAAGGTGGCTGGTTAAACAAATATAAATAAATCATACAATAGAGTATAATATGAAAGACCAAATATTAAAGATTGCTAAAGTAAAGTCTGAGAAGGAATTCTACAAGAAGTATCCTACAGAAGAAGCATTCATGAAAGTTCATGGTAAAGAGTTAAAGAAAGCTGCTATGGGTAAGTCTATGGTGAACAAACAGTTACACCAACTTACAGACTTTGGCAATCCTCCTAAGTTTCAAGGTGGTGGTAGTGCTAATGGAAATGTGCTAAATCTTATGGGTTGGGGAAATGCTCAACCTGCTGTACAACCTGCTACTTATAATAGCTGGACAGGACTTGTTGGTGGATCACAGAATGCTGCTGGACAAGAAGTAGTTACAAAAGCAGCTACAGATGCTGCATTTGGTGAAGGTGGTCTTCCTGAAGGTGCTGGTGGAGGTGGTATGGCAGCAGGAGTAGCAACAGCAGCTATTGGTGCATTGCCAGGAATCATAGGAGGTATCGAAGCAATTGGTTCACAAAGAAAAGCAATAAATAAAGCATATCAAGCTAGAGAGTTATCAGAACTAGCTTTACAAGCTGGCTCTACAAGAGAGAAAGTTAAACGTAAATATGTAAGACCAGAAGATAATATTGTACAGCCTGGACAGTTAGGTAATCCTTATGGATCAGGTACAAACTTCTTAGCTGAGAATGGTAGAATGATTGGTGGCAATCCTACAGAGATTCAGAACATGTACAATCCTGGTGATATGTACACTGACCTTGGATTTGAACCAATGGGAGAAACATTGAAACAATTTAAAAAAGGTGGCAATCTTCCTGAAGCAGCATTTGGAGATTACTTCCAAAGTTCTGGTCAAGCACAGATTGGTAGTGCTGCAGGTACAGCCATTGGTAGTATTGTAGGTGGACCATTAGGTGGTGCAATTGGTGGACTTATTGGTACAGTGGGTGGTAACCTATTAGGTGGTGCTAAAAATGCTAGAGAACTAGAAGCAGAGAAAAAGAAAGCTGAGATGAACACTCAACAAGCTGCGTTCCAACAAGCTCAACAAAATCAGTTTGGTGCATATATGGAGCAAGGTGGTAAGGTGGATGTAGGTGATGAATATAAGTGGGTTAGTCATACATGGCAACCACAAACAATTGCTAAGTTTGGTGAGTATAATGTTAAAGACTTGTTAAAGCCTCCTCATGATGCAGATATGCTAAGAAGTGGTGGTCATTTAAAAGATGAGTATTATACACCTCCTAGTGCAGAAGCATTGTTTACTGGCAGACCTGAGCGAAAGCCTTTAACTATGCAACATGGTGGACAGATGGCTATGGGGGGTGACTTAGAAATAATTGAAGGTGGTAAGGCAGAAACAATCTCTTATAATCCTTTCCTACCAGATGGTGGTGAGACAGTTATGTTTAAAGGAAGATCTCATGACAATGGTGGCATTCCTATTAACTTTGGTGAGAATGGTGTAGAAGTTGAGGGTGGTGAACCAGCTGTTAAACTAAAAGATGGTGGTAAAGACAACAATATGGTTGTATTTGGTAACATGAAGATTGATAAAAACATAGCAGACCTTATGGGAGATCCAAAAGCAAAAGGTAGAAAGTTCAAACATTATGTAGCTGATATAGCTAAGAATGATGCAAAACAATTGAAAATAAGTGAGAAGGCTAATGAAAAAATTATCAATGCTGATAATAATAGTACAGCTGGTCATTTACAGTTAATAACAAATGAACTTATAAAACAAGGAGCTGAAGAGTATCAAAAGATAAATGCTAAAAAGATTCAGGAAGCAGGTATTGTACAAAATGCTATTCTTGATACAGCTAGTCAATTAGGAGTTAAGAGTGACAAACTTGCTGAAGGTAAGCTTGAAAAAGAATATGACAAACGTATGATGGCTAAAGATGGTAAGAAATTAAAGAAGGCTCAAAATGGAGAGTATGAATATTTTGATCCTAAAAATAATTATTTAGAAGAAGAAATTAACACTTCACAAAATACTGGTGGTGTAATGTCTGGATATGATCAAAATATGAATTACTTTGATCAGTCAGGAAATCTAGTAGATCAATCTGGAGATCTTCCTAAAGCAGTTGGAGTAGCTGGAGTTGAAGGTGGAGGATTTGGACAAGCATTAAAGTCATTAGGAAGTACTTTAGGTAAAGGGCTTGAGAAGTATGGTCCTAGTATCCTATCTAACATAGCTCCATTCTTAAGACCTAGTAATGCTAATGAAGAATTATCTCCAGATCAATTATATCCTGAATACTTTGCATTGGCTACCAATCAGTTAGAACCTGTACAGGCTCAAACATTCCAGCCAATGTTAGATACTCCTATGGATATCTCTTTTAATGATCAGATTAATGCTATTGATGCTCAATCTAGAGCAGCCATTAGAGCAGCAGGTTCAAACCCAGCTGCCCAAGCAATGATTATGGCTCAGGCATTAGAAGCTAAAAACCAAGTGTTTGGAAATCGAGACAGAATCAATACTACAAACAAGATGCAGATATTTGATAAGAATAGAGCAATGTTAAATGATGCTCAGCTTAAAAACTTACAAATTCTTGATAATCAATACGTTAGACAAGCTCAGGCTAGATCTAATACTAAAGAACAAGCACTTAGTGCGTTAAGTTCTATAGCTGCTAAGACAGCACAACAAAGAGCTGCTAATAGACAATTGGCTGTTATGGAGAACATGTACAACTTTAGATTCACTCCAAGTGGTAGAGCAATTAATATGAATGCTCCTGCTCAGTTTAATATTCCTGGAGCAGGAGGGTCTCAAAAATCTACAGATGCAAAAGGAAATGATCTTCTTCCTATCTATAATAAGAAAGGAGACATTACAGGATATAAAGTCAAAGAAGCTAGACATGGTTCACTTGTAAAAGCTCTAAAAAATCTCTAACTAATTAAGTTATAGTGAATTACTAAAATTTGTTATAGCTCTTGGTAATTCTAATATTTTAAATTAATTTTGTATTATGGCATCGTTTACTGATAAATCCTTACAATTCAACCCTTACATCCAAGAGCTCCCTGTGGAGGCCATGGTGCAAGTGGGCATGCAAAAGCAAGCCCAGTATGATCAAGGTGTGCAAAAAATTCAGAATGAAATTGATCGAGTTGGTGGTATAGAATTATACAGACCCCAAGACAAACAGGTATTACAATCTAAACTCAATGAGTTAGGTAGTAGATTAAAGACTGTGGCAGCAGGAGACTTTTCTAATCAACAACTAGTTAACTCAGTTGCTGGTATGACAGGTCAAATTATTAAAGATGAAAACATCATAAACGCTGTATCATCTACGCAACAATATAAAAAAGCTGTTAAGGAAAGAGAAGAATATCTAAAAGATGGCAAGACTTCTCCATCAAATGACTGGTTGTTTCAACAAAAAACTAACAAGTGGATGAATGGAGATGTAAAAGAAACATTTAGTGGAGGGTATGATCCATACACAAACTGGAGAAAAAATGCATTAGATATTATAAAGGATCTCACTGGAGATTCAACTATTACAGAAGAAGATTTTACAACAGTTGTTGGTGAAGATGGGAAACCTCAAGTGGTCTTAGCAGATGCTACTACAAGAACAAAACTTGCAGGTGTGTCTCCTGACCAAATCAAACAAGCACTATCTGTAGGTTTAACACCTGCTGATTGGAGACAGTTAGAGATAGATGGTGTATATACATATAGTAATGTTACTGATCCTAATTTATTTAAAGAGAATGTTAATAGTGAATACTTAGATAAGTCTGAATACTTCACTAAACAAAAACAAGCTCTTGAGAATTCTTTAAGTTCTACAAATTCAAATGTTCAGAAACAAATGATTCAAGATAAGATAAATGGTCTTGATTCTACAATTAACAAACTTAATAAAGAAAGAGATAGTATATTAGGTCTTGTTGATAGAGGAGATTTGGAAAGAGCTAAGGCAAACTTATTTACTCTTAACTCTATTAACAACTTTGCTAAACCTTTCTCTCATACAGAAGTTGAGATCACAAAAGAAGATAGTCCTGCAGCTCAAATGCAAATGCAAAGGGAAACAAAAAATCAAGCTTGGAAGATACATAAAGATAATATGTATTGGAAGTCAAGAGAAGTCAAAGCTGCAGAAGAGGCTAATAAAATAGCAAAGAAAACAGCAGAAGGATATGGTGCTTTTGCAGCTCCTGTAGATCAGGATACTCTTCCTAAATTAACTGTTGGTGAACTTACAAGAACAACAGATATAGAGTTAGGTAAAATTAAAGATAGAGATGAAGCTTTTTTAAAGTCTCAAGGTAAAACTAAAGAATGGTTTGAACAACAAAGAGCTGCGTGGGAAACAAGACCTACAGGGGTTAGTCCTGTTGTAGCTAACTATTTTAATACTACAGAAAAAGAAAGAAGACAAGCTGAAGCTAATCAAGAATTAATATTAGATGTTAGAAGAAAGGCAGAAGCTGAACATGGTACAATAGATAAGCTTATTCCTAAAAATGCTCCTACTGTTACTTATAAAAAAGGTAATGAAGTATATCAATATACAGCTAAAGACTTTGTAGACTTTAATACAGTAGCATATAAATATAGAGGTACTGGTGGTGGTACAGCTCCAGGTGGAGGATCTGTTGTTGGTATGGCAGGAACTCCTGTAGCTTCAGCAGATGCTAAAGCTAGACAAGAGTTAAGTCCTAAGATGTATAACTTGTATAAGATTTGGAGTAAGATGCCAGCCAAGAGATATGATTCTGACAAGGTTATATTAGCTCAACTAGACAATTATGCAAAGACTGTAAATAAGCCTTATAAAGAAACCTTACAAAAGATTGATAAGACTATGGAAGATACTTTTAAAAATAGGATTTCTGTAAGTCAAGCTGCTGGATATAACATCCCTTCAATAACTCCTGCTCAAAAAGGAAGTTTAAAAAGCTTTTTAATTGCTGCTGCTGCTGCTGCTGAGAAGAGTGGTGGTAAACTTGCAGGCTCTCCTGATTTTAATGTTGAGACTGCTAGAGAAATTGCAGGATCAGAAAATCCAAACTTTTCAATAGATGTTGCTGAAGGCACTGAATTCCAAGAACCTTATTATAAAGTTACAGCTGTTGGTCCAGGAGGAAAAGCAACTAGTTTTAGATTAACTCCAGAACAAAAAATAGGAGGCTTTGGTACTCAATTTGATGATGTAGCATCACAACAACTAAGACCATATTTAGATCAAATAAATAAAACAGGAGGAATGACCACTGCCAAAGATGGTAGTGCCAGGACAACTGTTAGCAATGCTTTCTTAGGTAATCTTGATTTTGAAAATGTAAGAACCTATGGTGTGAAAGCAAATATCATACAACTTAGTCCAGGCAATTATACACTAGGTATCAAAGCATATGATCCTATAAGAAGAAGTTGGACTACTGATGAGATGTACTATCCAAGTGTAGGAAGTATGACTAAGGAAGGACTTAACATGGCTATAAAAAATATGAATGATAGTGAGATATTTAGATTGATAAATGAAAGACCAGCAACAGCTGGTGACTTACAAAAAATACAAAAAGCTTCTCAAAAACCTTTATAATGGCAGATACTCCTTTAATAGACAGGGCATTATTAGATTCATCATTGAATGATTATACACCTACTGAACTTCCTGAAAGACCTGCAAGTGTTCCTTATCAAAGCTTGCGAAGTCAATACGAAGGAACTGGTATTCCTATGATGGATGGAGAACCTACTCCTACTGCATTAAGTGCTCTTGAGAATGCTGTATTAACTGCAGGTAGAAATGATGGTAAGAAGATGGCAGGTGGCATTGATAGAACTTTAACAGAGGTAAGTAGTGATAGATATAAGAGCTTCATGCCTGGTGATTATAATAATGAAGATGCTTATGCTCAAAGTCAAAGTTGGGCTAGTAAAATGGTTAATGGTGTAGGTAAAGGTTTAGTTCTTACAGGAACTACTTTCTTACAATCTACTGTAGGACTAGTAAATGGTCTAGCTAACTTTGCAAACTCTGGAAGATTTGCAGATATTTATGATAATGACATGAATAGGTTTTTAGATGAGGAAGTTGTAAAGGCTTCTGAAAACATAATGCCTAACTATTATAAAGCAGGAGAAAGAGAACAAGATTGGTATTCTCCAAGTAAGTTATTTAGTGCTAACTTTATTTGGGATGGAGTTGTTAAAAACTTAGGCTTTGCTGCAGGTGCTGCATTGTCAGGAGGAGCATATGCTGCTGCTCTAAAATCAATCCCTCTTACAGCTAGACTGTTCTCAGTGGGTAAGGGTGCTCAAGCTTTAGCTGCTTCAGAAGAAGCATTGCTTGCTGCAGATAAAGCAGCTTCTACTTATGGTAAACTTAAAGGACTTTCTGATAAGTTTTTATCATCTTATAGCTCATTAGGTCAAGGAGGTAGAATTACTGTTGCAGCTTTAGGTACAGTGGGTGAGGCTGGCTTTGAAGCATACCATACGCTTAATGATTTTAGAAATAAAAAGATTGAAGAATATAAAGAAGCAAATGGTGGTCAAGCTCCTATGGGAGAAGATCTGTTAAAGATTAATCAACTTTCTGAAGAAGTGGGTAATTCTTCTTACTTTGCAAACGTTGGTTTATTAACTGCTACTAACTATATTCAGTTTCCTAAAATACTAGGAGCTACATACAAAGGGGAGAAAGGGATTGTTAATTCTCTTACAAAAGAAATTGGTGAAATTACAACAGACGCTACTGGTAAATATATAGCAGCTCCTAATAGATTTGGAAAAATCTTATCTACATTAAATAAGGTGAGACCATATACCTTCTCTGCTTCAGAAGCATTTGAGGAAGGTGCACAATACGCAATTGGCAAATCTACAGAAAACTATTACAATAAGAAATATAACAACGAACCAACTAATTGGTTAGATGGTGTTGCTGCAGGAATTAGTGAAACATTAACTACTAATGAGGGTATGGAGAACATACTTATTGGTGGATTGTCTGGAGCATTAATGTTAGGTCCTGGTAAGTTTGGTGAAGCAAAAGAAAAGTCAAAGAATACACAAGCTGCTATTACAGAATTTAATAATGCTATCTTGTCTGACTTCTCTAAAGAAGTTAAAGGATCTGTTAATAGAGGTACAACTATACAAGAGGAAAGAGAAACAGCAATAAGAAGAGGTGATATTCTAGAGAGCAAAGACTTAGAGCGTGATTACATAATCAACTATCTAACTCCTCGTATTAAGTATGGTAGATTTGATCTTGTTCAAAGCGACATTGCTCAGTATAAAACTCTAGCAATGACTGATGAGGGATTTGCACAGTTACAATCAGAAGGTAAGGCATTAGATACAGATACTAAAGAAGCATATCTACAAAGATTAGCTAACTTAGAAGTTACTGCTCAGAACATTAAATCATTATATCAATCATTAGATGTACGTTATGGTGGGTTAGTAAATGCTGATGGTAAGCCTGTCTATTCACCAAAGGTGATGGATCAGATGATATATGCTGCAACTAAGGTGGCAGACTATGATGAAAGACTTCCTCAATTAATGACAGTGTTAGATGCTGTAGGTATTGATACTACTACTGTTGTTAATGACTTAACTAATGGAGACAGTGATTCTTACATAGCAGCTGTTGAAAAAATTAAGGCATCAAAGTCTATTAATGAAGATGAATTAATGCAGACATTAGAAGATGTTGCAGAGCTTGCTTTGCGTAGAGACAACTTCTTGTTTGAATATAATGATATAAAGAACAATCCTAGTAAGTATGACACTGCAGAAACTATGGATAAAGATGCTCCAAAGAAAGAAACTGTAAAAGTTAAGACTAAGGATGGTGAAGAAGATATTGAAGTAGATACAGAATACTACTTAGGTAGAACTGTTAAGTATGACAAAGATGGTAATGAGGTTTATGGATTTCCAAGATTAACTATCCTTGGAGAAAATGAAGATGGTACTATTAAGATTAAGGATTCTAATGGTGTTGTAAGAGACATCTCTAAAGAAGAATTAGCTGGCTATAAATTAGGCAAAGTGTCAGACACTTTAAATAATAAAAAAGCCAAATACTATATGGAACATAGTAACACTGTGTTTCAATTTAACTTTGGTAAAGGTAAGAAAGTTAAAGGTAGATTAGAATACTCCCCTAAAGATGGAGTATTAAACTTTGTGTACAGAGACACTAAAGGAAAGATTAAATCTATTGAGGTTACAGGTAGTCAATTTGTAGCTCAAGAAGGATATGATGTTCCTATGATTATGGCTGTTGGTGAACTTACACCAATTCAAAAACAAGCATTAGATGAATTTGTTAGTTTAAAAGAATCAAAATTTTCTGCTAAAAGAGAAGCTAGATTAAAAATACTAAATGACATGTTTGATGAAACATCATCAAAGCTAATGTCTACACAAAAGTTATTAGAACAAAAATACAATGAACTTGAGAAGATAACAGGCGATCTTACTAATGTTGAAACCAAGCTTAAGGCTGGTGAGATGACTAAGAAGAATGCGTTCAAAAAAACCACAGCCAACGCACTTAGAGCTGCAAGTAAATTATCTAAACTAAGAGATAAGTTAATTGATGAGATTAGAGAATTAGAATCTCAACAAGAAGAACTTGAGTTTACACAAGCTTACATTGCTGACATGGTTCAGAATATAGGTGAGCTTCCTGCAGAAAGTGAAGACTTTATCAATGAATTAAAAGAACAAAAGTCTCTTGTTGAAGATTTAATATTAGATACTGGTAAAAATATTAATGCTTTGTCTAAGCTCTTAACTAATGTTGAGAAAGCTTTAGATACTGCTGTAGATTTGGCATTAGATCTGATTAAGAAGTTTGAAGCTAAATATCCAAACTTACCTTACACTCCATTAGCTTTACAAGAATATTTGAATGCTAATCCAGAAGTTAGAAGAAATAACCCTGAATTAATGTCAGACTTAATTGAGTTTGAAAGAGATCTTGCCAATATTGATGAGTTAGATGTAACTCCTAATGAACGCAGTGTTGCTGAATTAAGAGAAGAGTTACAAGGTTTACAAGATCAGTTAAAGGAATATGAGCAAGACTTAAAAGCTAGAGAAGCAATTTTAACTAGATTTCAAGATGTTGCTAAAGCTTATAAGTTACAGAAAGAACAAGAGAAAAAGTTAAAGAGTGATGGTAAACTTATTAATGCAGTTATTGGTACATTAAGTAAGGAACAATTAGACAATACTCCATATAGTGTTAAGTACGAACCTACTTCTAAGAAAGGTCCAAAGATATTAGTTACATCTACTGTTGCTAGTAAGAATATATTAGGCTATGCACGTGCAAATTACTTTGGTAATAAGTTCAACTCATTCCCTAATAAGAATAATATATTTGGTGTCTTAGTTACTTCTGCAAATGAAGACAACATTATACCAGGACTTACTTCATATTTACAGAACAACAATACAGACATAGATCCAACAAAAACTATTGCATTAGTAATGGTTGAGGATCAAGGCAATGGTAACTTTGTATTGGTAGGTCAAGATGGGCAACCTCTTGCAGAAGGCCAAGATAAGTTAGAGAATGCTGTATTCCAAGTAATGCCTGACGAGAGTTTACAATGGGGTCCTGACTTTGGTAATGAAACAATGTTCAGAAGCAACACACCTGAGCAAACTAGAAAAGAGTTAAAAGATCAATACATTGCTTTCAGAAATGAAACATTAAAAGATCCTGCTGTTAGATTACAATCAATCACTCCTTCTTTTGGAAGACCTACTAGAGTTAGTATTACATTACCTGATGGTAAGAAGGTTACTGATCCAAGTGCTGCTGTGTCTGTAAAGGCTGCTGGATTAATTGAAGACAAAGACTTAGTTGAAAAGCAGTTAATTGAAGTGCCTACTGTTGCAAAAGATATTAGTAAAGGAAGCACAGAGTTTACAGATGTGCTTGGTAGAATATTCTTAGTATTAGATAATGCTTATGTTAAGTTAAAGAACAGACTGTTCAATACTAAAGAAGCTGAAACTATCTATGAGGTTCTTAATCAATTATCTAACAATGTGTTTGATGATGGTGGTGTAGAAGCTAGAAGTGAATATTTAATTGACTGGTTAAGAAGTGTTACATTCTGGGGCAAACCTAAAGAAGGCAAAGACCCTGGTTATAATAGTATATGGTTTGAGAGAGCAGATGGTGAATTAAGATTGTTCTTCTCTGGTAAAGGAGAGAGTCTTTCTTTTACACCACAAGCAATGGAAACTCAGAAAGATGCAATTGTCACTCTTCTACAAAACATGTACAATAATGTTAATGCTAGAAAGGTACAAAACACAGATGAATATAATTTAACATATGAAGAAATCATAGGTATTGGTGAGAATGGTATTCCACAAACAAAAGAATGGCAAAACTATCAAACATATTTGTTATCAGATGAGGGAAGAACAGCTGATGAGATTCCTTTGTTTACTGATATTACTGCGTTAGAATCTCCTGAAGATACTAATAGAGAGGGTGTATACTTTACACTTAGCGATGCTGCTGACAACTTTACTATTACAGAGATAGTTAGAACTGTGCCTAAGACTGTTGTTCCTGGTGGCATTAAGCCTACAGCTGCAACACCTGTTTCTGCAGAAGAAGAAACATTTACTGTAGGAGAAACACAAGAAGCTCCAATAGAAACTAAGACTGGTTCAAAGTTTGTATTAGATGGTAAGACTAAGAATATATTTATTACTCCAAAGGGAACTAGAATAGCTTTCACAGCTAATCGTAATTTATTGGCTAAAGGAGATATTGATAATGGTATTAAGATATTAAAAGGAGAAGACTTAGCTAAAGCTGAGGAAGCTTTAATTGCTGCAAATGTTAAGAAGGAAGATATGGGAAGAGCTTTAAAAGCTCCTATTGCTAACTTCTTAAATGTACCTGTACAGAAGGCAACTGCTGTAGAAGAAGATGAAGAAGCTTTTGCAATACCTGATGAAACAGATGCAGATGATGTAGTAATAGAGATTGAAGAAAAGGCACCAGCACAAATTACAACAAAGGGCCCTAGTGTAAGAAGTGGTGCTATAAAAGAAGCATTATTAGAAGATGAAGATGGAGACTTACGTGAGATATTAGAGAATGAAATAAAGACATTCAAATCTGAAAACTGGAAGAAGTTAGAACAATGGTTAAGAGCTAATCTACCTAACGTTCCTGTATATAGAGTGAAGAATGTTATCAAAGCTACAGGGGGAAGAAAGGCTTGGGGTATGTATAAGAATGGTGCTATCTATGTATACACTAATGCAGAGGCTGGGACAACATATCATGAAGTGTTTCATGCTATCTGGAATATGTTCTCTGACCCTAAGGAACGCAAGGCTATTGTAAATGAATTCAAGAATAGAAAGGGCAGCTTTGTAGATAGAGTTACAGGACAAGAAGTTAAATACTCAGAAGCAACTCCTGGTCAAATCAAGGAACAACTAGCAGAAGAGTTTAGAGAATATGTATTAGATAAGAAAGTTCCACCTAAGCCTGCTGATGGTAGACCTTACATCATTAAGTTATTTACTGATTTAGCAAACTTTATTAAGGAATATTTCTTAGGTCCTCAAGCTGCAAGAAACACAGAAGAGTTATTTAAGAGAATAGGAGAAGGTTATTATAAGAACGCATCTCCATATCAGTCTAAGTTAGCATTAGCTAAACCTGGTATTATTGATGTTGAAGATGCTATAGGCGACCCAACTAGTGAGTATAGTTTAATTGCTAATGGTCTTACAGGAGAACAAGTACATGATACTATTCAACAAATGACCTATTCTACTCTTACAAATCTTATTGCTACTAATCAAAGCCTATTTGATATCCCTGCTAAGAACAGAGCTGTAATATATAAAGAAGCTAAAGATAATCTTAAGTATACAGTTGTAGATAAGATTAAGAACATTGCTGCTAAACTAATGAAAGAAGGTATTGCTACAAAAGAAGATGTAGCTCCTGAGGTAGCAAAAGCTGAGCAGTTGTTTGCAATCATAGATAAAAACTGGGATGAGATAACTCAAATCTTTGAAGAACAATTATTATCTTATTCTATTGAATTTGATGAGAATGACAGTACTCAAACAACAAATGAGAACAATACAGGTAGAGGAGACTATCAAGAGTCAGAGAAAATAGACAAGTTTAAGAAGGCTAACGCTGCTATTAAATTATTGTTAGCTACCATTCCATACAGAAATGCAAGAGGTAAAAGAACACTTTCTTCAATCAATGGTGTTAGATTAATACCAATGAGCAAGGTGTATATAGACCTTAAGAATGCTTTATACAACTCAGATACAGTAGATGATATGATGGAAAAACTACGTGAGTTTGTAGAGTCTCAAAAACCTGAATATGGTGTAATATACCAAAGACTTACAGGACAACCTTCTTCTGAGAAGTTGAATCCTTATGCTAATATAAAAACTGATGCAGATCTTCAACTGGTTACTTCTTTCTACAATGTAATGAAGGGACAAGCTCCTGACGTGGTTACAGTGTACACAGCTCCTGATGGAACTGTAGTGACAACTGATATGTCTGTAGGCACAGCATCTAAGCAAATTGCTATTGATATGGAAAACAGTATCATTAGCTCTATACAAAAGAACTTAGGAAAGTACTATAGATATGATGCTCCTAACAAAATGTACGTAGCTATTAAGAAGAACATTGAGAATCAACAGTTAGGATCATTAGAAAGAAGTGTATTATTTATGAAGTCTTTAGGAGTGGATGTTCCTATTAGAATGATTAGAAGACTTGGCTTTGAATCTGACTTTAACAAAGCTGTTGCTGGTATAAAGAAGAACTTATTAGAAGCTGAGCAGATTAAGTTTATTTCTAGTAAGACAATTAACACTGCAGGTAGAGTTAAGGAGATTGCTGACATGCTTGCTAAGATTCAAAATCCTGACTTTGAAAGTACATATTTTAACCTTGAAGGTGATAGAGTACAGTCTTTCATAGGTGGTAATGCTATTAGTAGCTTACGTGATTTCTTAACTAAGATAAGCAATAAGAAACAATTAGTTGGCTCTAGATATGAATACTTACTTACAGATAACTTTGCTAACATTGGTTCTGTATTCATGGACAAGATATTTGATAAAGATTCAGGAAACAAATTACCTAAGGGTGATGAGATATTAAGCACAGCGTATGCAGGTGGTATGATTGATGAGGGTCTTGGCAAAAGAAAAGACCCAGCTAGTCTTACACCTAGTGAGCGTTTGAAGGAAGAGTTAAACCTTAACCTAGCAGGATACTATATGAACCTTGTTCCAGGAGATGCCTCTTTGGACTGGGCAAACTATGTAGGTAATACAGTTACATTAAATAGTTTAAAGAAAGACAATAGCTCAATACATAAAGTATTTAAAGGATACTTCTTGTCAGAGTTAGCTGTTTCTAGAGAAGGTCGTAAGATTGTACAAGATGAGAACGAGACTAGAAAGTCTACAGACCTGCGTTTCTTCAAGAATATATTAGGACCATCATTACATGAAGATATTGTATCATATGATCCAAGCAAAGAGAAATCTCTTGAGGATGTTTACACACACTTTGAATCAAGAATAAACACTGCTATAGACGCATTTGTTAAGAAGGATATTGAGAGAAGAAAAGCTGTGTATTCTAATTACAATATTCTTTCTGAAGATGAGAATGGTTTTAACTTTAATGGAGTGGAATTTGAAAAGAAAAGATCTTTAAGTGAGAATGATGTTGATGTGAATATCAAGTACTTATCTGTTAACTATATGATTAATAACATAGAGTTACATAAACTTGTATACTCAGATCCATATTTCTACAAAGATGAATTGAAGCGTATTAAGAGTTTTTTATCTCCACGTCAGGCTATCATATATGGTTCAGCAGGTTTAAATGCTGTAATGAATAATGTATATAATGATGACTATACAGATATTGATGATCTTGGATACACTGACTTCACAGCTGACTATTTCAAAACCATCACATTAGAGGATGTCAAAGGTGTAGCAGATGTAGAAGGATTTGCTAAAGAGTATTCATCATTCACTGAAACAGATGGTGGTGGTATGATTAGTATGCAAGCATATCGCAACTTTAGAATACGTGCTTCAAATTGGAACCCTAATGAGGAAAGACAATACAGATATGATGTTGCTTTTGAGAAAAGAGACAAGGGTCAGGACCTTTCTCCTAATGAATCAAATTTATTAGAAGCAGGCAATCCTCAAGTAAAGAGTGCATACACTCCATTGAAACCAGTTGTAGCTGGGGCTAAGATGAGTAAACAATCTTACAATGATGTTGTATTAGATAAGTTTGCCCTTTATCCATTGAGTTACAGAGTGTTACATGAGATTAATAAAGATTCAAATGCTATCAAGTTATACAACAAGATGCAGAAAGATAAGATTGACTACGCTGTATTTGACAGTGGTAGAAAGGTGGGGGCTGATGTATTAGTTAAATTATATGATAGCAAGGGTAACTTTAATGATGCTCCTATTGCAGATGCAGATAAGATTAATATACCATTTAGTATTATAAGTGTACAGTCTGAGGTGCCTTCTAAGGATGAGGCTTTTGTAACAAGAGGTTCTCAGATTACCAAATTGGTAACATTAGACTTCTTACAAGCTGGTGTACCTTTTGACTTCATGTCTGATGAGAAAGATTTTAACAAGCGTTTAGAAGCTTGGGAAAACTTAGAAGATGAAACAGCTATGGCTAATGCATCTCCATTCTTCAAAGAGATATTGGAGAACCAAGACTTACTAGAGGAAATGACTGATATTGGTTATAAAAACCTTCTTGATAGATTAGGTATTAAACAAACCAAAGCAGGATTTGAGATTGTAGATCCTGAGAAGATTGCTCAAACATTACGTTCTGAGTTATTCAAAAGAGAAGTGAATCGCAATATAGTGGCTGCACTTGTGGGCTTTGAGAAAGGTCAAGTTTTAATTGAAGCTAGCCCTATGTACAGTCAAGTGAGAAACATTCTTTATTCTATAGTGGATAAGAACATTGTACGTCCAAAGATTAATGGTGGATTAAAAGTACAGATTCCTTCTACAGGATTTGAATCAGTAAGACCTGTAGGAAAGAATGGATTGTTTGAGTCAGATGTATTAAAGTTTTATGAGAAAGGTGGAGAGCGTGTAGCTGAGGTGATGGTAGGAAGATGGTTTGATAGTGATATGTCTGATGAGGACTTATTAAAATATTTAAACACTACAGATGAAGGTCAAGCTTTATTAAAGGGTGTAGCGTTTCGTATACCTACACAGAAGCAAAACTCTGTGGATGTAATTAAGATAGCTAAGTTTCTTCCTAAGGAGTTTGGTGACTCTGTTGTTGTACCAGCTGCGTTAGTTCAGAAGGTTGGATCTGACTTTGATATAGATAAGTTATCTATGTATTTCAAGAACATCTACAAAGGAAAAGATGGTAAGCCTAAGTTGATTCCATACTTTGGAATGGGCAAGGATGCTATCAAGAAGTTTGAAGAAATGTTTGACAAAGGAGAGTTCTTAACTAAAGAACAATTACAAGAGCTTGACAGATACATAGCAGAAGAACAAATCATGTTGGAAGACTTGATTGAAGAGAAGTCTAATGCAAGTAAGTTAATTACAGCAATAGTTGGAAACTTAAATGGTCTTATTAATGAAGAGGAATTAACACAGGAATTTACTAGAGGTATCAAAGCTAAAGATCAAATAATCAATCTATTATACAAGAAGTCTATTGAGAACCAATACATTCAGTCTTTAGAAAACATTATTGGAAGTGAGGCTAACTACACTAGATTAGTTACACCAAACAATGCTAAAGTGTTAAAAGATATGTCAATTGATATTACAGACAAGTTAGGTCTTGGTTCATTTGATTATTCTTCCACTGACAATATGTTGAATCAAATATTCATGTCTAGACTTAGACAGGCATTTGTACGTGGTAAATATGCAATTGGTCTTGCTGCTGTAGCTCAAACTAATCATGCTCAGAACCAACGTTCTAATATGTATGTTGATAAATCAATGATGTATAAATTAAGCAAGTCTGATCAGAAGTGGTTAGGAGATGCTAATGTTAACTTTAGCAAATATAATACAGTGAGGGTTGGTGGTAGAACAGTGCCTAGTCTTTCTGGTATTAAAGATGCTAACAATAAATATGACATATCTGATATCATTGGTCAGTTTATTGATGGATATGTGGATATTGCTAAGGGTCCTTGGATTATGGAATTAGGTGCAAGTCCTAATGTAGCTCCTACATGGTTGTTCTTAGTTAAGATTGGAGTTCCAATTAAAGAAGTTGCCTACTTTATGAACCAACCAATCATTCGTGATTATGTACGTGAGTTAGAAAACAGTGGATACACTTGGTTATTTAATGACTCAACTGTAGCTGCTATTAAAGACTCTGAGAAATATAAGGTGGACCCAAGTAAGGTACAAGGATTGAATAGTATTCCTAACGTTGCTGCTCTTGAGAAGAACATAGGTAAGAAGTCTTTTGATGTTGCTGGAAAAGCTGAACAACAATTCATATTAAATGAGTTCTTGAAGTATGGCATGATGGCTAATCAATTGTTTAAAGTGGTACAAGGATCTAACTTTGATACAACAGCGTTCAATGACCCAATGTTAATCTTTAAGAAAGAAGAGCAGTTATCTCAAGCTAGAGAAACTATTATATCTTCTGTAGATAACTTATTAAATAAATCTTTCATAGGTAGAGTTAGAATAGGATTACGTGATAGTAGAAATGCTATTGGTCAGACAGCTTTGACTTCTGATACAAGAAGGGTAAGAGGTGTGCTTCAAAGCGTACTAAGACCTTACGTTAACTTGAACGATAGACAGTTTGTTAAGGTGGCTAGAAAAGCTGTTAATGATCTTTTTGACTGGGCTGTGCAAATCAATCCTACATTTAAGATCAATATGGAGAGAGACCTATTATCTAAAGATGGTACAGCAAAACAGATTACAGATTATTTTAATGATATTAAAAATGATCCTGAGCACGTTTTACATAACAATGTTATTGTAAACTCTTTGGCTCCTAAGTTTGCAGGAACAGAAGAAGAGCGTCCTAATAATCTTTACATGCCAGGTAAGGATAACAAAGTATATGATCAAAACAAAGTTATATATGGCTTTGAAGAGTTGAGAAACTATATGGAGTCTACAGGTGATCTTCCTTTGTATAAGAAGTTGGTAAAGCTTTCTATATTACAATCTGGTTTATCTACATCTGCTATATCTTTCACTTCTCTTATTCCTTATGATGACTTTGTAGAAGAATACAATGATATTTTGTCCAAGTTAGAAACTTTACCTAACTTAGCTGACTTTGCTACATTGAATGTTTTTGAAAGAAACAACTGGAATGATGATGAAATTGTTCCTCACAAGAAAGCACAATGGAAAACAGAGAAGCAAAAAGATGGTAAGTTAAAGACTAGATATGATAATAATGCATTAACTATCTTAAACACTGGTGCAAATATTGCAATGAGAGATAAGAAGATACCTCAAGTTATTAAGATATCAACATTGTCTAGAGAGAGCACTAAGGATATCATTGTATATAGTTGGGAAGAAATACCTGCAGGAAAGACAAGAGCAGAGATGGTCAAAGCATCAGATTTCTCTTTTATTAAGAAAGGGTTATTTAAGAAAGTGATAGATGATGGTATTGATCCTTTAATTACATATAACAGATCAGGATATACATTCATTGTCTACAAAGCCATCAATGCTTGGGGTGATAGTTTTAGAGCTAATGAGTTCTATGACTTTGCTAACAAGTCTAAGATTGATAATGGGTTCATAGAGGTAGATGAGGTTAGTGATGATACTATTAAATCAGTATTCATAGGTGGTCAAAAGACTCCTCCTGTTGAAGCTTCAGAAATAGATGACGTATTAAATAAGAAAGATAAAGGCTGTAAAAAACAATAAAATCAATCCAAATGGCTGAATGTCAAGTATTTAGAAATGATGATGGTGTAATTGAAAGAGTAGAAGCTCCTAATGGGCAGCCTTCTACTCTATATAAAACTCTGCAAGATCTTGTAAAAGACAAGGAGCAAGCCTTACGTCTATGGGCACAGGTGTACACTGGTTCATTTAAGAACTGGTTTGGTGATTGGGAAAGAAAGCAAGGTTCTAAAGTAGTTGATGAAAATGGTGAACCATTAATAGTAAATGGTGATAAATTTCAATCAGATATAGTAACACCTGGACCTAATCAATTTAAGTCTGTACTTAATGAAGGATCATTTGCCATTGACAAGGGTGGATATGATAATACACAGGTAAGAACAGAAGCTATTCCTAGTGGAGAGGGAGTGGTAGCACGTAAGACAGCAAGAAGACAAGAACTTGAATCACTTGGTGCATTTAATGTACAGTTTGTTGAAGGAGGGATTAAGTATAGCTTTGATCCTACTAATGTTTATTTCCAAGATAAGAACATGGCAAGTTCTATTGCTTCTCCACAGACTGTGGCTAAGATAAAAGAAGTGCTTGCTAAAATGGGTGTTAGCATAGAAGACTTATATGAATATGCAAAAAACACAGACATTGATGTAAAAGGTAAGACAGCATTAGCTGACCTTACTAGAGGTGTCATAGCCATAGCTAATCAACAAGAAGGACAAGCATTAACAGAGGAGATGGTACACATAGCTACAGCTATGATAGAACAAACCAACCCTGGATTAATTACTCAAATGATTTCTAAGATAGATAGATTTAAAATCTACAAGGAAACATATGATGCATACAAAGACACTTATACACTTCCTAATAGCAAACCTGACATTCGTAAGATAAAGAAGGAGGCTGTAGATAAGTTAATAACTGAACTGATTGTTAACCAAATGGAGAACACAGATCAGTTCCCTGAGTTAAGAGAAGAAATTAATCAATCTTTTGTAAGAAACCTATGGAATGCTATTCTTGATTTCATTAATGGAATGTATAGAAAAGCAAACATTGATATATTTACAGAGGTAGCTTCTCAGATAGGATCAGGAGATATCAGTGGTGATATAGCTGACATCAAACAAGGAGGTATATTCTTCCAATTGTCTGATGCTCAGAAAAAAATTACAGATAGCTTAGATCAAACTAAGAATACTATAACTAAGGTTTATGAAGATCAAGAAAAGGTAGATCCTATTCTATTAGATTCAGAAGAAGCAAGTAACTTTTATCAAGCTCAGAAACCTGATGGTACAACTGAAAGAGTACTCAAGAGAGTTACTGACAGAGTAAAGGCTTGGTATAAAAAGAAGTTTCCTGGTAAGGTGTTTACTAAACAAGAGAAAGAGTTCAATGAACTAAAAAGAAAGTTTGGTGTTAAAGGACACCAAGATCTTGAGGATATCCATCATAGATACTATAATGAAGATGGTACAAGAAGAGTAAAACCTGTAGATGCTCCAAGCACATTTAACTTAGAGACTAAACAGATGTATCAACTTCTTGAAAACTATTATGTAAAATTAATTGATAGTTTCCCAGAGGGTACAATCATTAGAGCTGAGGTTATTATATACAATCCTAAAGATAAAGAAGCTGGTACAATTGACTTCTTAGCAATTGAGCCAGATGGTAAAACGCATATACTAGACTGGAAGTTCTTGCAGTTTGCAGAAGGTTCAGAAGATGTAGCGTTCTTTAAACAAGGGGCATATGATATACAGTTAGGAACTTACAAAGACATCTTACGTAACTATTATGGAGTTAAGAGCTTTGGTATGACTAGAGCTATTCCTATAATGATGAAGATGGAAACACAGAACAAACCAGATGGTACATCTGAGAATGTTATAAAAGGTATAGCAGTGGGTTCTGTAAATGCAAAAGAGATTACAGACTTAAGATTACTTCCTGTATCTGAAAAGACAGAGTCTACTGGTTATGAAAAACTTGATAAGTATTTGGCAAAGTTAAATACTCTATACGAGCGTATTTCTGGTCAGAAAGCTGAAGAGGAAGAGCGTCAATTTAAGTATGCTCGTATGAGAGAACTTAAGAGAGCCATTCGTCTTGCACAAGGAACAGGAAACATTGCTGAATTAATCAATGTAATTCTAACAACTAGAGCTAAGGGAGAGCAAATCATCAATACATATGACACTATATTCAAAGATAGAGATGCTTCTTCTGAAGACTCTACTAATAAAGAACTGTCTGAGTTTGCAGGAGAGTTAAGAAATTATATAGAGACTGCTGAAATCTTTGATAGAGTTGATGCTGAGATTGGTGATCTTATATATAGTCCTGAGATGGAAATAGACGCTAAGACTGATGAAGATAAAAAGTTACTTACTGAGTTAAGAGAATTAAGAGCTAACCTTGAAAAGGAAGCTAAGAACATCTACAAGTCTAAGCAAGAGCTTATTGACATTGCTTTTAAGTTTGCAGATAAACATATAGGTCAAAGAAACTTAACAACAGGATTAACCAAACCTGAGGTTGTTACAAAAGGATTGGCTGCTAACTTTAGAGGTGTAGAAGACCTTGGACAAAGATCTTTGAACGTACTTGCTAAATTAAATAGACAAGCTAGAAGCAATGCTAATGCTGATTCCTTAGAAGAGATTAAAGAGCTAATGGAGATCAGAGAGAGGTTTGTTAAAAGAGGTGGTGATATCAGACAAACTATCAAAAAGGTATATCAAAAGGATGAGAAGGGACAATGGATAAACAGACTGATCTACAAATATGATGAAAAGTTTCGTAGTGAGGTTGATGCCAGAGCTGCAGCAGGAGGAGATATAACTTGGCTTAAAAATAACATTGATATAGAAGCATATAAGAAAGAAGCTGATGCTGTGTTAGAAAAGAATCTTAAGCGTATCAATGATGACTTCCCTGGTAACAGTCCAGAGATTGTAGAGAAAAGAGAGAAAGCAATTATTCAAGAGAGTCGTAAGTATGACATAACTAGAAAGGACTTTAATGGTTGGAACAACTACATCATTAAAAACCATCCTTTAAGTAAGTGGGAATCAGCTGAGTATAAGGACATTAAGAATGATCCAGATCTATTTGCATTGTATAACTTCATTAGTAAGACTAATAAAAAAGCTAAAGATGAAGGGTTTATTCAAAACTCTATATCTTCTTTCTTCTTACCATTTGTTAGAAAAACAATGGCAGAGAGTCTTGTTTGGGATGGTAAGTTATCTGTAATGGAAAACTTCTATCAAAGCTTAAAGATTAATCCTGATGATGTAGGATATGGTAAGTTTGATGAGATTACAGGTAAGATGGAAAACTCTATACCTAAGTATTATACATATGACTTTACAAATACAGATGGTGTAAATGATTATTCTGAGGTGAGTGAAGACTTATTTAAGAACATGATTTTGTACATCCAACAGATTAATAAATACAAATATCTAACAGAGGTAGAAGAACAAGTTAAGTTCTTAAGTACAATTGAAGAATTTAAGAACGCTCACCTTGCTGTGGATAGAGTGAGTAATATTGTATTGGATGATGATGGTGAACCTAAGGTGATGACAGGTAACGCTGAAAACATGAAGACCTTAGATGAGTTTACAAGAGCTGTCTTCTATGAACAAAAGTATGTACTATCTGATACTGACACTCCTTTGTACTTTGGCAAGGTGGTAAATGGTATGAAAGGTGTAGTTAACTCTATAGCTGGAAGAGAAGTGTTTAAACCAAATGAAGAAGTGTCAGCAACATCTATGATTAAAACCATGGATGCTATGAATAGAGGATTCCAAATAAAGACTCTTGGTCTTGAGTTTTTATCAGGTGCTGTCAATGCATTTGGTACAAACATTCAGATGGCTGCACAAGCAGGAGAATACTTCAAAGCTAGAGAGTTTGCTAAGAATGAAGCAAAGCTTTTATTACAAAATGTAGGTGATAAAGAAAAGTTTGTTCAACTACTTAATACATTCTTACCTCTTTCAGAAGACCCTTCTTATGAGCTATTTAAGAAAGCAGGTTTAACTACATTAACTCAGAACAATCTAGGAGACATGTTAATGATCTTTATGAAGTATCCTGAACAACATGCAGAAAAGGCAACCTTCTTTACATTATTAGAAAACACAATGGTGGTAGATGGTAAGATTGTGAGTATTCCTAAATATGTAAAAAACAAATATAAAGATCGTAACTCTAGTCAAGCTAGATATAGAGAAACTAAACCTTTGATAGAGAAGGAGATAGAGGAGTTAAAGAAAGACAAATCTATTGCTGTTACATCAAAGATGGAAGATGGCAAGTTAGTCATCCCTGGTTTGGATCTAAGCAACAAGAAAGAGTTACAAAGACTGGGGTTATTAAGTAGACGTCTATCTGAAGCAGCAACTGGTAATACTAGCAAGGAAAACATGAACAGAATGGGTATGTCTATTTGGACAGCTAGTATGATGGTATTTAAAAGATGGATTCCTAAACTTGCTGATACACGTTTCTCTGAATTTAGAAAGGTATCAAATGACTTCTCTGTAGAGTTTGGAGAAGAAGGTATAGAAGGAGAAAGTTATGATATTGGTAGGCTTCGTCTGCTAGGTTCTGTATTAGGAAGATCTATAATGGAACGTAGTAATTATATTAAGGACATTCTTGCTATGAATGATGCTGGTATTGCAGAGCTTGATAGAATGTTCTTTGAATACGCTCAGGAGTTCAAAAAAAGAACTGGTGAAGAAATGACTATGTCTAAGGATGACTTTATAGATATGGTTAGAAACAACTTACGTAACCAGCTTAAGGAATTAACTATCTTGTTATCTTTGTTTGGAGCAATGCTTGCTCTTGGTGTAATGGCCCCAGATGATGATGAAGGAGATAGAGCTTCTAGAAACTTCCATAGATATAGTCAAAAGGTAGTTGATAGATTTGTAGGTGAGCTTTCATTCTTCTACAATCCTGCTGAGGTACAAAAGCTAGCTAGTGGTAGCATCTTCCCAGCAATTGGTCTATTAGATGATGTAACTAAGTTTACAAGACACTTCTTTATAGAAACAACAGGCATGGACTTTGATCCAAGCACAACAGATGAAGAAGCTAGAAAGAAAGCAAGACCTATCAAGTACTTAATGAAAGCAGCTCCTGTAACTAAATCTTTCTTAACTTATGGAGCTATATTTAGCCCTGAGTTTGCTACAGAGTTTGACATAACCATACAGAAACAAAATAGATAGTTATTGCTATATTATGTAGGAATAATTTTCCTAACTCATTGAAAATAAATTAAATTCACTACTTTTGCTAATATAGGTGCATTCTTTCTACAAAAGTGCACCTATTTGCATATCATTGATGTACATATAAAATATATTTATAATGTCATCTTTTTAATCTAAGACACACATGGCTAACATTACTTGTAATGCACAACAGTGCCCAATTATACTAGATAGCACCTGCGTTTTCTACGAAGGTCCTAACTTGGTATTTAGTGGTATTAATACTAATGACAATTTACAAACTGTAATACAGAAGATTAATGCTGCATTTGCTACAAATGGCTATGGTACGTCAGGTACTTCTGGAGCTAGTGGCACATCTGGCAGTTCTGGTAGCAGTGGTAAATCTGGTACAAGTGGTACGTCTGCATCTTCTGGTTCCTCTGGATCAAGTGGTACGTCTGGTAAATCTGGAACATCAGGTACTTCTGGTAGTTCAGGCTCATCAGGTACTTCAGGTTCTTCTGGATCGAGTGGTACATCAGGTTCATCTGGAACATCTGGTTCATCAGCTACATCTGGTTCATCAGGCACTGGAGGAACTAGTGGATCTAGTGGCACATCAGGTAGCTCTGGTCTTGCTGGTGATAGATATGCTACCTTCTCAACTACACCTTTTACTTTAGGTAATGCAGGTACAATAACAGTAGGAACTGGCTTAGCATACACAGTGGGTCAATCTGTGCTCATAGCAAATAATCAATTTAATTATCAACATAGCGTAGTTATTTCATATATTTCTGGAACAGGAGCTTTACAATTTGCAGCACCTGATGTATTAGTAGGATCTGGAACATATTCTATCTGGTCTGTTAACCTTGTAGGTGCAGCAGGTGGTGATGGTTCTAGTGGAACATCAGGCTCTTCTGGTACCTCTGCTACAAGTGGGTCTTCTGGCTCAAGTGGTAGTTCAGGTACAAGTGCTACTAGTGGATCTAGTGGAACTAATGGAAGCTCAGGAACATCTGCATCTTCAGGTACTTCTGGCTCATCAGGTACTGATGGTAGTTCTGGAACTGCTGGTACTTCTGGTACCTCTGGCACAGCTGGTTCTAATGGAACATCAGGAACAAATGGTACTGATGGTAGCAATGGTACATCTGGTACCTCTGGAACAAATGGTTCATCTGGAACTGATGGTTCATCAGGTACTAATGGATCTTCTGGAACAAGTGGAACGTCTGCATCAAGTGGAACGAGTGGAACAAGTGGTACAAGTGGAACTAATGGAACATCTGGATCGTCTGGTAAAGATGGTAGTACAGGTGCAGCTATTGCTAACTGGTATGGAGAGTTCTCTAGTACACAAACACAACCATTGCTTGGAGTGAATACTCCTACAATATGGACGTTTGACACTACAAGTTTATCTTATGGTATTTCTGTAGTGGCTAGCTCAAGAGTAACAGTTTCACATCCTGGTCAATATGAATTCATCTTCTCAGCACAGGTTAGTAAAACAACATCTCCAATTGCTGAGGTACAGATATGGCCTAGAATCAATGGCTTTGATGTAGCTAATTCAAATTCATTTATAGAAATACAGCAAACAGAGGTGGAATACATTCCTACTATTGCTTATATATTTAATCTACAAGCTAATGATTATGTACAGTTTGTCTTTGCATCTGCTGATTCAACAGTTCAACTTGTTGCTAAACCTGCACAAGTTTCTCCTTATGCATCTCCAGCTGCTCCTTCAATAATATTAACTGCTAAGCAAGTGGGTGTTGCTGTTTCAGGTACATCTGGTACAAGTGGAACAACTGGCACATCTGGTACTTCTGCATCAAGTGGAACTTCTGGATCTTCTGGAACAAGTGCTAGCTCAGGTACATCAGGTACAGATGGTAGCTCAGGCACTGCAGGTACTAGTGGTAGCACAGGTACATCAGGTACTGCAGGTACGTCAGGATCATCTGGAACTTCAGCTAGCTCTGGTAGTGATGGATCATCTGGCACTAGTGGCACTGATGGAAGTTCTGGTACGAGTGGAACGAGTGGAACTAGTGGAACTGATGGGTCTTCTGGAACAGCAGGAACAACAGGTACAGCAGGAACAACAGGAACTAGTGGTACTGTAGGTACATCTGGAACATCAACAACAAGTCTTGGTACAAGTGGAGATTCAATCACTATACCTCCTTCAGAAGGAACTACAACTACAACAACCACTGCACCTTAATAATAAATAAATAAAGAAATAAAAATGCCTTATAGTAACATTACAATAACCATTCAGACAGGTCTTACGTTTATTCCTGGACAATATGTCCAAGTGATACATGATGAGAACAACTATATGTTTGGTCAAGTTGTATCATATAATTCAGGAACAGGACAATTCATATTTGAACCAGTTAGTTATTTAGGAGCTGGTACATTTACTAGTTGGACTGTTGTAACTTCAGCTGCTCCTGGTGAGGATGGAACAAGTGGTACGTCTGGAACTGCTGGATCTAGTGGTTCAACAGGAACCTCAGGTTCTAGTGGAACTGATGGTAGTTCAGGAACAAGTGGAAGTGCAGGTACTAGTGGCACTGATGGCTCTAGTGGTACATCAGCATCTTCAGGAACAAGTGGATCTTCAGGAACTGATGGTTCATCTGGAACATCTGCTACGTCTGGATCTACTGGTACAAGTGGATCGAGTGGATCAAGTGGTTCATCTGGTAGCTCAGGTACTTCTGCTTCTAGTGGATCTTCTGGCACATCTGGAACAGATGGATCTAGTGGTACATCAGGAACAGATGGCTCAAGTGGAACTGCAGGAACTACTGGTACATCAGGTACGAGTGGTAGTGATGGTTCTTCTGGTACAAGTGCAACAAGTGGCTCATCTGGTACGTCAGCTTCTAGTGGTTCCTCTGGAACTTCTGGTTCAAGTGGTAGTGCAGGTACTGCAGGTCTTTCTGGAGACTTATATAAAACAACATCAACTACATCATTAGCAATAGGAACAGGTACAAAGAATCTTACTGTTGGTACAGGTTTATCTTACACAGTGGGACAGGTTGTAGTTCTTGCTTATGATCTAAGCAATAGCATGGGTGGTGATATTATATCTTATAATTCTGGATCAGGTGCAATGTCTGTAAACGTAACTGCTACTACTGGTAGTGGTACTTATGCAGCATGGGATGTAAACTTAGGTGGTGCTGCTGGAGGTGATGGATCTTCAGGTACTAGTGGTGCAGATGGTATTGATGGTAATCTTGCTATATGGAGATTCTCTACAAACACAGATACAAGCACAGACCCAGGTAGTGGATATTTTAGATTAAACTCTGCAACATGGGGAGCAAGCGTAACAGCAATTGCTATTGACAATCAATCATACTCTCCAAGCGTAAACTTTGGTACATACCTAGATACATTACAGAACAACTCTATTATAAAACTTGTATATGTTAGTGATAAGAATACATTCAAGATTTTAAGAATAGATGCTCTTCTTCCTAATCAAACAGGATTTGAAGAATTCACTGTAACACAATTAGGATCAGGTGGTACAGATCCTAATGATAATGATCAATTCTATTTTGAATTTAATGGTATAAGTGGATCTTCTGGTACTTCAGGTACGAGTGGAACATCTGGCACTACAGGTACTAATGGTTCGTCTGGTACTGATGGTTCTTCAGGAACGTCAGGATCAAGTGGAACTTCAGCATCTAGTGGTACGTCAGCTTCCTCTGGTACATCAGGTACATCAGGCACTGATGGGTCTAGTGGAACATCTGCTTCTAGTGGATCAAGTGGTACTGATGGATCGTCTGGTACTTCTGGTACTGATGGCTCATCTGGTACAAGTGGATCGTCTGGCACTGATGGATCAAGTGGTACTAGTGGTACTTCTGCTTCTTCTGGAACTAGTGGTTCAAGTGGAACAGATGGCTCTAGTGGAACAAGTGGAACAACAGGAACAAGTGGAACATCAGGTTCTTCAGGTACTAATGGAAGTTCTGGTACATCAGCTTCAAGTGGTTCTTCTGGTACAGATGGTAGTTCTGGAAAGAATGGATCATCTGGAACTAGTGCATCTAGTGGTACAAGTGGTACGAGTGGATCAAGTGGAAGTTCAGGAAGTAGTGGAAGCTCTGGAACTTCAGGATCTTCTGGTTCTTCTGGTTCTTCAGGCTCTTCTGGAAAGGCTGGTTCATCAGGTACATCTGGAGCCAATGGAGCTACAGGTCCTCAAGGTCCAACAGGTGGACCTGGCCCAACTGGACCACAAGGAGCAACTGGACCACAAGGTGCAACAGGTGGACCAGGCCCTACTGGTCCTCAAGGTGCACAAGGACCACAAGGTGCAACAGGACCACAAGGACCTCAAGGTCCAGGTGGGCCTCCAGGACCAACAGGACCAACAGGACCACAAGGACCTACAGGTGTTGTTGGTGGATTGAGTCAAGGTGTACAAACATATGGTTCTGTTGTAACAACAACAGCTAATAATGGATGGGCTGGTTATCAAACAACAACAGCTGGTGTATATCATCAATTGATGTCAGCTGGTGGTGATTATGGATTGTATTCTAATAGTTATAGCTGGGGACATTATTATAGTGCTGGTAACAATGGTTGGGGTATTCGTGGAAGCACCACTGTAAACTGGGCTGCTTGTACTACGAATGGTACAATGTATTATACATCAGAGTCTTATGCTACATATAATATGTTTGCTGTATCCTTTGTACCTACTTCTGATGTTAGACTTAAAGAAAACTTTGCTCCATTAGAAAACTCTCTTGATAAACTTAAAGGCTTACAAGGTGTATCTTATAACAGAATTGAAGATATTACTAAGAGAAGAGAGATTGGTTTTGTAGCACAAGAGGTTGAGAAAACATTGCCAGAGTTTGTACATTATCATGAAGATACAGATGTATATGGTATTGCTTATGATAAGATGACAGCTTTACTTACAGAAGGTTTGAAAGAAGAAGATCAGAAAGTAGATGCTATAGAGGCAAGAGTCTTAACTTTAGAAGCCAAGATTGCAACATTAGAAACACGTTTAGGTAACTTAGAAAATATATAATTATGTCAAAAGAATATAGATGGGGGATACAGGATTTAAAGATAGCTAAGTCTGCTGATGGATTAACAAATGTAATAAAGAAAGTTTATTACAGAAGAAGTCTTAAGCAAATTGTAAATGATATACAACATGATGTTCATTACTTTGGTGAGTTTAAATTAGCTCCTGCAAATCCTACAAGCTTTACAGAATATCAAAATCTCACTCAGGAACAAATATTTACATGGTTAGATGCTATTCTTCCTGTAGATTTTATAAACTCTAGGTTGGATGATTACATGGCTAAGAAGCTTGAGAAAGATGAACTTGAAGCATTCCAACTTCCTAATCGACTAGTCACTGAAGAAGTAGATCCTACAAAACTTCCAAACTCACCAGGAGGTCAGATAGGAGAATAAAACAATTTTTGGAAAGGGTGCAAGGATTAACTATCTTTGTACCCTTAATTATTTAATATGAAAAACAAAACATTAGTCTTTCCTCAAAAAGAAATAGATGTTCAAAACTATTATTGGTTTAAACATGGATTTGATGATAATGCATTGAATCAAATTTATCAAGATGTTGCCACTCTTCCTTTTATGGATGCTGGGACAGGAGATGATAATATTCAGGATAAGAAGGTAAGATCATCAAAGATAAAATGGATTCCCCAAGAAGATAAGTGGGAGTGGGTATATGCAAGATTAATGGGAATGATTGTCGAAGCAAATAAATCTTTATGGAACTTTGATTTACATAGTGTATTAGATAATATTCAATATACAGAATATCATGCTGAGGATGGTGGACATTATGATTGGCATCAAGATCTTGGACCAGGTTGGTTATCAAGAAGAAAGATAAGCATCACTGTACAATTATCTGATCCTAGTGAATATGAAGGAGGTGAATTAGAATATTGGAAAGGTGGTCCACCTGAAAATGCAGATAAAGCACCTAAAGGAAAAGGAGTTGTATTTATATTTCCTTCATACATGATGCACAGAGTGACACCAGTTACAAAGGGAGTGAGAAGATCATTGGTATTGTGGATAGGAGGAATTCCTTTTAAATAGGAAGTTTAGACATAACATCATTTACTGAAATACTCTTATGACATTCAAAATGTCTAGGAGTATTTTCATTTTCAGGACACCACATCCAGTCTCCTTTGTTAAACTTGAACATAGGATTGTTCCAACATCCATTACATACATCCTTATTAGTTATGCGTATACAGTTGTTTTGAAACTCATGGTCTTCTGTTGTGAAGTTAGATATCATAACTCCTTGCTTACCTAATCCCCAATTGAGCCAACTGATTCCACTAGATAATCCTATGTATGTATCTGCATACCACAGATAGTTCATTACATTCTCAAGAGATGTATCTTCTAACTTCTCTGCTCCATAGTCATCTGCTTCCTGAGATAGTTCAAACACTCTATATCCTTTAATCTTTAGTGTTTGTATTAGTTCTGGCCAGTAATACCAGTGCTTACACTGAGCTGTAGATCTAGTGGAGATACAAATATATTCATTAACTGCAGGTCTTTCTTTAGGAGTGAATGCAATCCTAGGCTGTAACTCTTCATGCTCTAAGCACAAGATATTACTAGCTGCCTGTTGTAATGGTATAGTGGCAGGATGTACAGGTTCTTTTGATTCATCCCAATACCAGCCAATCTCCATCATTGCAATTATATTAGGAACAGACTGTCCTCTTCCTACAAACTCTAATTCAGGATATACATCTTTGAATAGTTCATTCCTGAACGTGGATACAATAACATGACAATCATACACTTCTTTAAACTTTAAACAATAGGGCATCCAGGCAATGCTATCTCCTAATGATTTACTTTCAAAAGATATAAACACTCTCTTTCCTTTCACCTCATCTAATATGTTGATTTGCTTAACTGTACGTCCTTGGTATTTGACAAAGATGGCTATGTCAGATAGATACTTTCTATTAAGTCTAGCCCATGCTCCTGGCTTTAGTTTTGTTTCATAGATAGTTATGTGTTGATCTGTAAACATACCATCCACCTTACCTTTTCTATCTACAAACTGTATATCATACTCTCTATCTTTTCCTTCGTCTCCTGTTAGTTCAAAGTATAAACCATTAACATGGTGTAAGTTATATGTTATCATTTCTCTGTATTAAAAAAGAATGTTTGAAATAGTCTACCATCTTGTAGATCTTTGCCAAAGTAATCCAAAGATACATGGAATAAGTCACCTCTATATAAAATAAGTCTGTTATATACATTACCTATTCTATCTACCATCTCCCACTTTGTATAATCCATACCTTCAACATGTGGTGCTGCAGTTTTTGTTTCTTCTTCTGTATGTTCAGTATATATCCAATTCTTAAGACCTGTTTCTTTGTGTCTAAAGATACCTGTGCCTGAAGACAAAGGAGCATCAGGAGTAAGATAGCACACACCTGCCCAATTTGTAGTGCCATCACTGTGAATCCATGATCTATCTTGTGCTGTTGTGTATTGGAAAGCACCTGAATTATCATCTCCCCACCAAACTACATCACCTGCAAAGGGTCTAATATTATCTTGTATTATTTGTTTAATACTATCATTTAGAAAAGACTTAGTTCTTCTACCAGGATAGTTACCAGACTCACCAAATTCTTGACTCATAGCAAACGCTCTCACCTCATCTGGGTTATTGTAAAAGTCTGATATGGATAACATTTCTACTCTCATAAGTTGTTGTATGCGTTTATATATAATTGTCTTGTTCTGTCTGATGTATATCCTTCATTAATCTTCAGTATGTTATAATAATACTTAGCCAAGATTTTAGCTACATTGTCCCAGCTATATTCTTCACGTCTATCTAATATAGCCTGTCTACGTTCTTCATAGTTGTGTATTACATTTACAATACCATCTACCACAGACTCTGTTGTAATTTTATTAATCACATGCATACCAGGGATAGGTTTACTACCTCTATAAGTTCCCACAATAGGAACTCCACATGCTGTAGCTTCCATCAATGTTAGATTAGGATGTCCTGCTTCTAGCATAGATGGATGTACAAAGATTGTACTAGATCTGTATAACTCTCTAGTCTCATCATCTGTAGGGTTTGTTAACTTTAAAGTTAACTTTGGATAATCCAATAGCTCAGAATGTATCTCAAAGAACTTGTTGTTATCAGGATGCCCAGCTATTGTAATAGGTAGGTTTAATAACTTAGCTGCTTCTATACCAAATCTAAATCCTTTTCTATCATATCCAGAATCACCTGCTAATCCATTGTTAGCTAACATTAATAAAGAGTGTGGTCTTGGTGCATAGTCAGGAGTAAAGAATTCTGTATTAGCCCCATGTGGTAGATAGAATAATTTATCTGTAGCATCAAAGTAATCTATAAGATATTCAGCATGCGTAAAAGATATAATGCTATGCTTCATAGCCTCTAGGTTTTGCTTAAACACCCAGCTATCTTTACCATACCATTCTGTGTGGTGATCATGTAGAGAGTATACATAAGGTATACCTTTATCTCTACAATATAAAGCTTGATTAGCTAAATGAGCATGAACAATTGTGTTAGGCCATTTCTCTAAGTCATTCATATATTTAACATCTACAACATGTCCTTGTTTCTCAAGGGCAACCTTATATTCCCATGTAAGCCTTTCAACAGCTCCCCATCCATTTGGTGGTATGGTGATTAGTCCTGTTGCTACATGTACTGATTTTATTGGTTCCATTTGGTTCTAAATTTAATTTCATCAATTCTAAACTTCCTTTCTTTCTCTTCACTCATACCTCCCACATTTAATGTTTCCATATGACAGACAATAGAATGTCTTACAAGAGCATGTTTAATACCAGCCTGCTTTAGTCTTTCTGCATAGTCGTTGTCTTGATAGTACATATCAAACAACTCATCAAATGGTAAGATCTTATCTAGTGCAGACTTCTTAATCACTGTACACCAACCTTGTAATGCTTCTGTCACAGCATAAGATTCATGATACTTACTATCAGTTCCTACAAAATGATTAGGGAACCATCTAGCATATAACAATGGGTCTTTAGGAGAGAATGCTTCTATGTCTTCTCTGTAGTCATGTACCTTCATCATCTCTGAGAACCACCATCTTTCATAAGCTACATCATCATTAGATATAACCACCCAATCACCTTGGCAATATGTAAATGCTATGTTTAAAAACTTGTTGTAGTTAAAAGAATTCTCAGGATGTATATAGTTATGAATACGTGCATACCTATTTGGATCTTGTGTACCTGAGTCTACTAATTGCACACGAAACCTAAAGTCAATCTCACTATCATGCAATGTATCTATTGTACGTTGTGTCAGAGCCACATTAGTGCTATCTGTTAATATGATTACATCTATTGTCATTTCTTTCTGAATGATTTATGTGTATTGTCTATTAAAGAAAATCCATCTGCTTGGGTAGTAAGTCTTTTCTTAACCATTCCCATTTGAGGCCCTGCAAAGATACTATTAAAATACATATCAGCAGCATCCCATTTGTGTGTTCTTAAGTTGTTCTTTAAAAACTTAGCTGCCTCTTTTGGAAACATAATAGATTGTAAACCAATGATATGATTGGTTACATACATTTCATTATTGATATCTTTAACAATAGGTGATTGTGGCCAGCCATGTTCTAGTGTATCAGCATCTCCAAAAGACATATAGTTTATGTTGTTTGGTACCAATAAGTGTGCACATTCCTCAACTTTTCGTACGAAAAAGTGTATGTCTGTCTCAATGATACAATCTCCTTCACACACCATTAAGAAGTCACAATCATGAAACTCTGTTAAGATGGCATTCTTAAATGCTTCGTAGCATCCATAATGTGCTGGGGTAAGTGCAGTGCCATACTGTTGAATTTGTTGCTCATTGAAGAGTTCCATTGAAACACAATCTGGTCTGAGACAGTTATGCTTGGGTGGTAATGACTTATAGGGCTCGTTAAACTGTATGACATATTCCCAGCCATGGTCTTTGACTCTTTCAAGGGATGCTCTACTTTGTTGTTCTCTTTCATCATTTAATGTGGTTTGTATATGAACTAATTTAATCTTAGGTCTTTCGTTCTTCCATTCAAACTTTCCTGTGTGTTGGTACTTATGTAAGTTATCTTTGGTCAGCTTAAACTCTTCCAACTTATATTGAACATCTCCATCATAAAAATCCATTTTAATATCTATAGGATCTCCTTTGAATTCAAACTGATAAACAAGTTCATGGTTCTTAGCTGGTATTATTCTTTTCCACATGTAATCTTCAATAGATACATAGATGTTTCTATAGTCTCTGTTATATGTAAAGAAGTAGAACACATAATTGTTTGGTTTTCCAACAACAGGGATGATAGAATAATACTCACTATTTGATGCTACACCTAATCCACTGTGAACTAACAAGGTATCCTTATCATTAGTAACTAACTGTATATCATTTGGGTTGAAGCTAAAGATAACCTTTGACAAATAGTCTTCTAGATAGTTCTCACATCTTCTTCTCTTACACACTTCGTTCCATTCTTCTGGTGTACGCACATCATCAAACTCTTTCAAGAAGAAGTCTGTGTCAAACATAATACCATTGGTCTGAATTCCCTTACCCTGTGGAGTGGGTAGGGTAGCAGCATATAACTTTTTATCTGTTCTGAATGCATCATTTACTGCAGGGATATCTCTAGGATCTAATACAACATCATATGTAGTATAGAAGAACCTCTTAAACCCAAGCTCTTTAGCAACCTTAGCTGCATTAAATATATTAGTTAAGACAGTCAATGACTGGTTACTATTCTTCAATCCATTGATGTTGATCTCAGCAAAGTAGTCTGGTCTGTCATTGTAAAACCTGGTGTAATAACTGTGATGAGTCAAAGGATTATGCACATCGTATATATAACAATCCACCATGTTTTGAATGTCTATATCTACAGGATAGTGAGACACTAGTATAATCTTTCTACCCAATGGTTTAAGACTATTGATAGTATCCTTAGTCCATTGAATCCTATCCTTAATGTTTGGATAGGTGCCTAAGATGATACACTCTTCTTCCATTACATCTAAGTTTAATTTTTTGATAATATTGGTAGCATCACTACCAAGATCTCCAGTTAAATAAACCATGTTCTCTTCATTGTTATATTTGTTACAGTATACATCTAGATTATACATCACTTTGATCAAGTCATCATATTCCATGGCTTCTTTAATAGCAATAGGATTTAACTCCTTGTTACCTCTATCTCCCTTTGATGGAAAGAAGAATACATCACATGCTTTTAAGAAGTCACTTACATCATCACGCTCTCCCCAGACAACACAGTTGTTTGGTTTATTAGCCATCAGTGGCTTCCAATAATTCTCAAAGTTACCTGCTTGGTTACCTAGGAAGTGAAACTTCACCTTATAGTTCTTAAGTCTTTCTGCTAGTTGAAATGCATAAGCTTGATTCTTTCTAGGTGTAAATAGTCCTACAGTTACAAAGTGTTTGTATTCAGGATCTAAGCCATAGTCTTTTTGTCTTTCTACTTTATTTCTAACCTTCTTATCAATAGGATATTCAATTACTTCTGTAGGTACATCTAAGTCTATGTATTGGAATGAGTTGTAAGAGCTAACAAATATAAACTTGTCAGGCATCCATCTCTTGTGCTTAGGATTGAATGAGCTGTCATGCGTAGTCTCTGATATCTTCCAAGTTCTATTATCTGAATAGATGAATGCAGAAAGCTTGTCGTCCATGAACATCTCAGGAAACTCTTCCATCACTATAACATCTGGATTGAACTGTTCAATAATTCCAGACAGTTCACCATACTTATCTTCTCCTAAAGAATGGAAGTTAACTCCTTCTGTAAGCATTTGAATGATCTTGTTTCGCTGTACAACAAATGACCATGCTAGAAATGAATACTCTACCACCTTAATTTCAAAGTAATCTTTTAACAGTTCCACTTTGTTTACTGTTACCTGAGGAGCCCCTCCTGTTGATAGGTGAGGAGTGATTATTAATAGCTTTTTCATTTATGTAAATCTCTTTTTGTATGGATTATCAATTGTCTGATCTTCTACTGTAATATTTAAAAAGTTAAAACCTTGTAATGGACCACTAAGATACCCTATCTTGCCTGAAAAAAAAGTATTAAATGCAAGGCTTATTCTAGTTTTATCATCACTTGTTGTTGGAACACTATGTTCTGTAGTAGATGGGAATAGAACAATATCTCCTTTATTTACAGGGAAATAAGCTTCAACACAAGTATACATGTTTTGTTCTTTTGCCTGTATTTGTAAATTATTAGGCAATGCTCTTCCAAACATTATCTTATCTGTATTCTTATCTGCATTGAAATATAAACATCCACTAATTATACTGTTTGGATGATGGTGCTGATGATGTGATTGTTCTTTCTTTGTGTAATTAAACCAAGACTGAGTTATAGATAATTTAAGTCCTTCTGGATTTATAGGATTATACACGTTTATCAAGTAATCATTAAGAATGGACTCAATGAATAGTTTTACATTACTAAGTTTAGGATTGTTTAAAACATACAAATTGTGTGTTGTAGAGTTTGATGAATTTCTAAATACATCACTTTCATACTCATATGCACATTCTATTTCTTCATTAGTAAAGTCTCTATTGATGTTATTTAATAAAACAGGGATAGGGAAGATTGGTACTATTACTCCTCCTTGGTTTTGTTGTTCTGACATATTATAAATTATTATTGATTGCGTGAATTACTTGTTCTACAGATGGATGACATTCAAAAGTTTCTTTCTTCTCTAAGCATCCTATTAATGGTTGTACATAATCTATTGTTGGCCAATACTCAAGAGCATATTTCATATTAGAATTACAATGTAATCCACAACCTCCTCTTACATATATGTGCTTGCCTTCTTGTCTATGTGGTGTACGAAACTCTGGATTGATAGGAGATCCTAACTCAACAATGTCAGTTTTGGTTGTGCCTGCTAGATGTAGAATACCTGAGTCCATGGTGATAACAACCTTAGCATTGTTAATGAGATGCCAAGTTTGAGCGATGGATGTCTTATTCATAAGGTTTATAACGTTATCGTCCATCTTATGTACAGGTTTGTTTACATTAAAGAATCCTGTCTCAGAACTATCCTTACCAACTGCCACCACTTTGTAGCCCCATTTATTTAATTCATCAACTAGTTTAAGCCAGTTCTCTTGTGACCAAGTTCTATTGGGCCAGCTATTAACAGGATGTATCACAGCATATCTACCCTCTACAGAAACATTAGGTTCTTCTGTAGGCTGATAGAAACATTCTAATTCATCTTTTCCAAGCATAAATCCTAGATGTATAGCATGGAACTGCCTAATATCCATCATGTTGTGCTTCATCTCTATACCACGCTCATCTTTCTTACCCACTAGATAGAATGAATTATGTATAATGTAATTACTTTGTATGTACGTCATGTCTATAGAGCTAGCTTTGTAGCTCTTTTCTACATAAGGGTTCATCTTAAACAACTCAGGCATCTGAGAGATGACTATAATCTTTCTTTGATACGCATCATGAAGCTTTTTAATAGTGGGGGTGGCACAGATAAGATCACCCAATCCATTACATTCTTCTAGATTTAAACAAACTGGTTTCATCTGTTGGTTATTTAAAACAAAGTTACTATATTTGTTGGAAATAAAAAACATTTTTACTATGAAAATTGAAGTTTCTGTGGGGGAAGTTGTAGACAAATGGACTATACTTTCTATCAAAGCTCTGAACATTACAGACAAAGACAAACTAGTTAATGTTTTCAAAGAGAAAACTTATCTAAATGATGCTGTACATCCTGAGATATTACATGATCCTTTGACAGACATGTTGCTTGAAGTTAATAAAGCTCTTTGGAAAGTGGAAGATCTTATAAGAGACTTTGAAAGAGCTAATAGTTTTGGAGAAGAGTTTATTGATTTAGCTAGATCTGTCTACAAGTTGAATGATAAAAGAGCACATATTAAAAAAGAAATTAATATTAAGTATGGGTCTGACTTTGTAGAGGAGAAATCCTACCAGCCCTACTAAAAAAATATTTGGTAGTTTCAACTTTTTTACTTAGTTTTGCCAGGAATTAGATAGCTTAACTTAAATAGGTCTTTCTGACCATATTATACACTCATGTCCTGGGTGTATTTTTATTTCTACAACTTACTATAATGACGACAAAACAACAGAGTTCTGTTATTGCAGAAATTAAAAACTGGCTATTTCCTGGTATTGTTACAATCATTGGGATATTTGCTGGTATGACGTTAAAAGACATCAAAGATGACTTAGCTGAGGTAAAGTCAGATGTCAAAGCCCTAATGGCTCAATCTAATGTAGACAAGACACGTATAGACAACTTGGAAAGAGTAGTTTATAAAACAGCTACTTCTTTTCCTACTAGTATTCCTATAGAAACAAGAGTATTTAGAGAGATGGCTATGCTTCCTAACAATAAATTAATTATAAAAAATGAAAAAGTTCTTCTCTGATCTATTTGATGATAACAATTCTATTAATGAGAAGGCTGTAATTGGATTTGCAGCTTTTATTATGATGATTATATTTGCTGTAGCAGACATTGTTACAGGGGCTATGAACCAACCATTGTTAGTTAATGAGTTTATATTTGACTCATTCAAAATATTAACAATAGCTTGCTTTGGTATAGCATCTGTTGATAAGTGGATAAACAAAAAAAACCAAAATGAATCTGATGAATAAAATACTAGGTGCTATCATAGTTATACTATTGATGATTTTGTCTTTTGAAAAGAGTGGATGTAACGCTCCTCAAATAAAAGCTGACACTGTAACATTACATGATACAACTTGGCAGATACATGACTCATTGATTATCAAGAAGTTAAAGATCAAAGAGGTGATTCATGACACTCTTCCTCCTGAATACATAGCAGACACAAACTACCCTAAACTTAAAGCACAATATGATGCATTAGTTGTTTCCTATTTAGCAAAGAATATCTATGCTGACACAGTGAAACTAGATACTTTGGGCTATGTAGCTGTAGCTGATACAGTGTATAAGAATGAGATACATAGTAGATCTTACAAATACAACTACAAGATTCCTACAGTTACTGTGACAAACACCATTACTAAATATGCTCCTGCTAAGGGGGCTCTGTTTATGGGTGGTGGGATTGCAGGTAACAAAAATGGTGTAGAATTGTTACAGGGAGGATTCTTATACAAATCTAAAAAAGATAAAGTTTTTGGATTAAACCTTGGTATAAATGGCAATAGTCAAATTATATATGGTGTTCAATCTTATTGGAAAATTAAATAATTATGAACTTAGATAAATTAAAAGGACACATTCCTGATGGAGTGATTGCTCAGATTCCTGCTGTGCAGGAGAAGTTTGAGATCAATACACCTTTACGTTTAGCTCATTTCCTAGCACAAACAGGACATGAGTCAGGTGGATTCAAAGCTGTTTCAGAGAACTTAAACTATGGTGCTGCTGGTTTACAGAGCATATTTAAGAAATACTTTACTGCTGAGAGTGCTAAGGAGTTTGAACGCAAACCTGAAAAGATTGCTAACATTGTCTATGCTAATCGTATGGGTAATGGACCTCAAGCAAGTGGAGAAGGATTTAAGTTTAGAGGACGTGGTTACATCCAGTTAACAGGAAAGGATAACTACACTGCTTTTGATAAAGTGGTAGAGGATGACATCTTAGCTAACCCAGAACTTGTAGCTACAAAGTACCCACTTTTATCTGCTGCTTGGTTCTTCCATAAGAATGGATTACATAAGATTGCTGATGAGGGAGCTACAGATGCTGTGGTAACCAAGGTGACTAAGCGTGTTAATGGTGGTACAATTGGTCTTGCTGATCGTATCAAACATTTTAATGAATACAACAACCTTTTAAATGGTAGTATATAATGGCTAACGCTAAGAAAAAACCTAAAGCAATGCGTAGCAGACGCTCTGGAGTTAAAAAAGCAGAACTATTAAAACATAACAGTGAGGTATTGTACAATGTATGGACAGCACTTAATGCTCAACAAGTTTTAAAAAACTATAAATAATGGCAGCAAAAAAAGAAACAAACATTTCAGCAAACCCTTTACCTATATCGTTTAAGGAGTTTGCTAAAAACCCAATAGTGGGCACCCTTTTCTTGGTGCTCATTGCTATTTCATACCTGTACATAGACGTTCGTACAACATTCAAAGAGCAGGCAACTTCTCAGAATGTACGTATTGATAAGGTGGAAACTAGATTGGATAGAGTGCAGGAAGCACTTAGAGTGAGTGATTCAGCCAAAGCTGTAACTAGTACTCAGTTACAGACATTACAACAATTAGGAGCAATTAAAAAGCTTAACTAATGAAATACTTATTAATCATATTAATACCATTCATCTATGGGTGCCAAAATACAACTGCTCAAAAAATTGATAGCTCTGTTGAAGAAGACAGGAAGTTTGAACAACTTCTTAACGAAGTTGAAACAAATACTAAAATAAGCCTACAGGTTCAAGCCAAGGCTAGTGAGACACAAAAGAAGATTGTAAAAGAAACAGTTCAAAATATAACCAACCTCAAAGAAGAGGTTACCACTCTCAAAACAGAATTAAATGAAGCTAAAGCAGCTCTTGATAGTGTTAGCATTGACACTGGTATCAGTTTCATCTTATTGCCAATACCCAAAGACAAGAAGAATAGGTAAAGATTCTGTAGTCATTATGACTGTAGAACAGGGAGATCAAATCAATACTTTGTATAAAAACTACAGAGCTCAGATAGATCTCTTAAAGGTTGATACTCAATTAAATAGAGTAAAGATTGACTCCTTGCAAAGAAAATATGATAGTCTTGGAAGACTAATGTATGAAGCTATGCAATACAAATGGAAGTATGAAGCAAACAGGGAGATATTCTTGAGTCAAGAGAAAGATCAACGTGGTAGAGATAGGTTACATGAAATATCTAAAGGACTATTAATATTAATTGTTCTTATACAATTTGGTACAATTTCATCATTACATAAATAACCAACATGGCAAAAGCAAAAGGAGCATCAAATGCTAAGAAAATTACCTTTGGAAAACGCAAAGGAGGAAAGGCTACTAAGTTCAAAGGTCCTAAGGACAAAGCAACTAAGCCTTACAACAGACAGGGCAGATAATAACTAAAAAAGTTAAAACACTTATAACTAAAATTGTTATTGTAAATTATTGACAGTCATTGTTAATAGTAAAAAGTAACATACCTTTGGGCATTAATTTTTTCAATCATGGCTATACCAAGCAGACAGATAGGATGGGGAACAGAAGAAAACCTTTTATGGCAAATTTCTAAGCAATTAGAAGCTATAAATGGTGTTGCATATAACGCAGGTGGTGGTGGTGGCACTGGTACCTCTGGTACAAGTGGTGCTGCTGGTTTATCAGGAACATCAGGAACTAGTGGTGTTGTAGGTACGTCTGGAACTTCAGGTCTTTCTGGTACATCTGGTATCAGTGGTACCAATGGTATCAGTGGTACTAATGGAGTTAGTGGAACAAGTGGTACTTCAGGAATTGATGGAACTTCTGGTATAGATGGTACTAGTGGAATAAATGGAACAGCTGGAACTTCAGGTGATAATGGTTCATCAGGAACAAGTGGCGAAACTGGTACTTCTGGTATAGATGGTACTTCAGGAACATCAGGTGAATCAGGTACTTCAGGAGTAAGTGGTACAGCTGGAACAGCTGGTATTGCAGGAACTGCAGGAACTAGTGGAGTTAATGGGGTTGTTGGTGGTTATTTAGGATCTTTCTATGATACTACAAGTCAAACAGGTCTTGCAGGAGCTGTTCTTACAATGGGTCTTACTAATTCAGATTCTTGGAATAATGGTGTTTCACTTGTTTCTGGTAATCAAATAACAATAGCTAATCCTGGTGTATATAATATACAATTTAGTGCACAGATGGTAAAAAATGCTGGTAACACTGCAACGCATGCACACATTTGGCTATCACAAAATGGTACAAATGTACCTACTAGTGCTTCTCAATTAGGATTTCCTTCTAACTCTGTGTATGTTGTAGCAGCTTGGAATTTCTTTTTCAAGACAACAGTGGCTAATGAATATGTACAGCTTAAATGGGAAATAAATAGTAATGTAAACGATGCAATAGTTATCCAATCAGCTGCAGCTACAGGAAATGTTCCTGCTATCCCTGGTCTAATTGTAACAGTAAATCAAGTAGGATAAAATATATTAATAATGGCAATACCTTCACAACAAATAGGCTGGAGTCAAAAATCTAAATTGCTTTGGCAAATATCTAAGCAATTGGAATACCTTACAGGTATATTATATAAAGGTGGGACGACTACTACAACCACTACAGCTACTCCTTAATAAAGAGAAACCAACAAACTACATATATGAAGGATCTTAAATTTATCTGTGCACAACCAGATGATGTCTACTACACATGGCAAGTACATCTATGGTTGGAAAGCTTGAAGAAGCTTGGACACTCAGACAAGGCAATTGTTTTAGTGTATACACCTAGTTTTAGAGAATACAATGGCAAATGGGAGAAGATCATGGAACTGTATCCTGAAGCAAAGTTTGCTTTCTACAAGGATTCAGGAGACGTAAGTCAGTATTTAGGAGTTTATATTCCTATTCTACGTCCTTACTGCTTAATGAGATATTTCCAGGATAATCCTGATATGGTTACCAAAGCAGTGTTTTACTGTGATTGTGACGTAATCTTTACAGATAAATTTGATGTTGACAAGTTTAAAGATGATGATATAAACTATCTATCTGATACAAACAGTTACATCAATGCTTCATATTTTGATAGTAAATTAAAAGATGTCTTATTTGATAAGGTGGAAGAGTACCAAACTAGAGATGTCTTAGCTGAGCTTACAAGCTTAGTGGGTATAACAAGAGAGATAGCTGAAGCTAACAATGATCACTCAGGAGGAGCTCAGTATTTCTTAAAGAACATAGACTCTAACTTCTGGAAGAAGGTGATGAATGACTGTATATTAATACGTGTCTACCTTCAGAATATAAACAAAGAGTTCTTTAAAGATGAGAACACAGGGTTCCAAAGCTGGTGTGCAGATATGTGGGCTGTGTTATGGAACATTTGGCTTAGAGAACAAGAAGCAAAGAACATTCCTGAGATGGAATTCTGTTGGTCTTCAGATCCTATAGAGAAGCTTGATAGAACAACAATATTACATAACGCAGGTATTACAGGACAGAACACAATGGGATACCCTGCTTTCTATAAAGGAGCATATCACACTGGTAAAGATCCTTTTCTAGATACACACATACTAAAAGTGCTTAGTGATGAGACTACTAAAAAACATGCTAATCATTACTACACTCAACAACTAATAGAAATAAAAAACAAATATAATATAAATTATTAATTATGGCCCAGAATACTAATCGCCCTCTCAAAGCCTATGTACGCTTTGATGGTACTGGAAGAATCGTTCCAAGTAGCCTAATTCTAAGAAGAAAGAAACCAAAAGTGGGTAAGTGGGTAGAGATCCCAGCTTATGAATGCTGCAATTACGTTCCTTCTACAACTACTACTACAAGTACAAGCACTAGCACTAGTACAACAACAACTACTACGACTGCTACTCCTACTACTACTACAACTACCACTCAACCTACTTAAACTTAAATAAAAATGGCAAATAGCAATAATAAATTAAAAGCATATGTACGTTACGATGGTACAGGACGTGTCATAGCAGGTAGTTTGATCTTACAAAGATTCAAACCAAAGGTTGGTAACTGGCAAGAGATAGATGCAAATGAGTGTTGTAATCCTCCTACTACAACTACAACATCTACTAGTAGCACAAGTACAACTACTACTACTACTAGCACTTCTACTAGCACAACTACCACAACAACAACTAGTCCTGGATAATAAAACCAAACAACATGGCAAAATCATTATTCCCTGAAGAGATGATGAAATCAGGGGAATTAAACTTGGAAACAATAGCTGGGAAGCTTACATATTTCCATGAGCAACTACACCTATTACATTGGCAGACAAAAAGTTATGCTGAGCACCAAGCTTTAGGAGGATTGTATGATTATGTACATGACTTTAAAGATGGTGTGATAGAGAAGCTTATGGGTTATACAGGTAAACGTCCTGGTGTATATAAAATAGAAGCATTGAGCGGTGCAGACTCTAATTCAGTTGTCACAGCACTAATGGACTTCTCTAGTAACTTAAAGAGATATGCTGAATCAAACAGCTATCACGATATAGCCAATTTAGCTGATGCCCTAAGTGGTGAAGCAGCAAAAACTAAATACTTATTAACCTTGTCTTAATGCAAATTAACAAGAAATTTTTTCCTCAGGTGATGCAAGATAATGAACTTGCTTATTTTGCACACCTTGAGGGAATTATATCCTCAGTTGATGAACTATCTACGTTAGAGATTACTAAAAATCCTAATTCGTATCACTTTAGATTGGCACCTTCAGTACCCATGTACAATGAAATGTTGCTAGAAGAAATCTTAAAGTTTCATAACATGTTCAAGATTAGACTGAATCTGTCTAAGAGTATTAAAAGTTCAGCAACTATAACGTTTGAAATAAATTTGGAAGATACGCAATAAATGCATATCTTTGTGACTAAACCAAAAATATAATTATATGGCAGAGATTATTGATTTACAACAACAACAAGGTCCTAAGTTTGATCCAAACAAGAAGTATACGTGGAATATGGATGCAAAGTTTGTATTAGATGGTGGTGATTTTGGAATGTTATTAAACGCAATGCGTGCAGTTATTAATACAAAGGAAGCACAAACTATTTTATTAGCTAAACAAGCAGGAGATGTTCTTGAAGAGACATTGGCTGCTGGAGTTGAATCTGGTTTAGTAGTAGAGGTTCCAGAAAATAAATCTAGTTTATAATGGCAACAATTAAGAAAGCTCAAGCTGGTATTAAGAAATCAGCTTCTAAAATGGTACCAGGTGAAATGACTGGTAAAATGTACAAGAAGTCTGAAATAGATGAGATTGGCAGAAAGCAAGCTAAAGAGCTAGACAAATCTGGTGTGTTTGGTAAAGCTGCTATGGCTAAGAAGAAAGCTTCAGCTAAGACAAATAATCCTTTGAAAGAAATGATTTCTAACTTCTCAGAAGCTGAAATAAAGAAAGCAAAAGCAGCTACTAAAAAACCTAAATTAACTGCTGCAAAAGTTTCTAAAGCTATAGATGAAGTTGCAGGTATGAAAAATGGTGGTATGCTAAAGCGTGCTGATGGTTCATATTCTAAAAGAGGACTATGGGATAACATTAGAGCTAACAAAGGGTCTGGAAAGAAGCCTACAGCTGCTATGTTAAAACAAGAAAAGAAAATTAAAGCTAAAACTAAAAAATAATGGCAAAGGTAAAAAAAGACAGAATGGGTAGTCTTTCAGGAATGAAAGCTTCTGATAAGCGTGTAGGTCCTGTAGATCCTAATGGTGCTTGGACTAAAGTTCAAGAGGCTACTCTAGCTGATGCTAGAATGAAACCTACATTAAAAAAAGATAAAGAACTTGGTGCTACTAGTATGGGACGTTCTGAAAAGTCTTATGGTCTTGATAAGAAGACTCCAGCTTACAAAGAAATGAATCCAGCTACATTCAGAAAAGCAGCGTTAAAGCGTGAATCTGAATTGATAGAAAAGCGTAGTGGTGAAATGGCTCCTAAGTTAAAATCTAAAAAGAAATAATCATGGCAACAGCTAAAAAGGTTAAAAAGGCTCAAACTGGAATGTCTGTAGGGACACGTACAACTATGGATAGTAAAACTGGTACCTATGATAAACTTGATAGATTTAAAACTTCTCAAGGAGATAGATATTATAGATCTACTGGTAAAGATTTGTATAATTTAGAAAAACAGAATAGTAGAAAAGCTATGATGAATAGTGCTGATTCTGTTAGATATAACACTCTTACACCAGAAGAAAAAAAATATATAGCTAGTCAAGAAAATCCTAAAGCTAAAGATGGCAAATGGATTCAAAAAGCTATTAAGAAGCCAGGAGCTTTACGTGCTCAACTTGGTGCTAAACCAGGTAAACCTATCCCTGCTGCTAAGCTTGCTAAGGCTGCCAAAGCAAAAGGTAAATTAGGTCAACGTGCTCGTTTAGCAATGACATTAAAGAAGATGAAAAAATAATGGCTAGAATACCTAAGACAAAAGTTTATAACCCACAGAAAGCAGAAGCTTATGTAGGTAAAAGAGTTCTTAGAAATGGAGATACACTTCCAGCTATCAAAGGTGCTATAACACCTGTTCCTAATGGTCATCTAATTAAAAAAGATGGTACATCATTAAAGAATGGTGGTAAGATAAAATGTTGGACAGGGTATGTTAAGAAGGGTACAAAGAAAAAAGGTGGTAGAATAGTTAACAACTGTGTTAAAAAAACCATGGAAGATGGAGGGAAGGTAAAAGTAATGGCTGGTGGAGAGAAGCATTTAGTATATAAAAAGACTAGTCCTACAGGAGTTGGAAAAGGTAAGAAGGGTAACATTATGGTTAACCATCCTACCAAAGACAAAGGCAAGTGGGATACAATAGATCTTACAAAGATTGGAAGAGCCAAAACTGTTAAACAGGGTGTAGCTTCTACAAAGAAATGGCACAAAGATAATCCTGATTACAAATATAAAGGTAAAAAGAAATAGCTATGGCTACAATTAAAAAAGCTTCTCTAAAACCAGTAGATAGTTCTAAGAAACCTGGTTTGGCTAAACTCCCTAAGGAAGTTAGAAATAAAATGGGCTACCAAAAAAGTGGTGGTTCTACACCAGCATGGCAACGCAAAGAAGGAAAGAATCCTGAAGGTGGATTGAATGCTAAAGGTGTAGCTTCTTATAGAAGAGCTAACCCAGGCAGCAAACTAAAGACAGCTGTTACAACTAAACCATCAAAGCTTAAAGCTGGTTCTAAAGCAGCAAGTAGACGTAAGTCTTTCTGTTCTAGAATGTCAGGTATGAAAAAGAAACTTACATCTGCTAAGACAGCTAATGATCCTAATAGCAGAATTAATAAATCACTTCGTAAATGGAATTGTTAAAATATTAAATTATAAAAAATGAAGAAAGCTCAAAATGGAATTGCAAAGATGAAAAAAGCTGAAAAAACAGCGTTTGGAATGTTATCAGTAAAAAAAGGTATAGATAATAATCCTAATCCTACATTTGCAGATAAGATTGCAGGTGCTAAGAAAAAAGCTATGTCTGGTATGGAAATGATGAAAATGGGTGGTAAAGCTGCTAAGCAAGCTGCAATAGCAATCGCTATGAAGAAAGCTGGTAAAACTCCTAAGAAGAAAATGCAATATGGTGGTGAAGCTGCTTCTATGGTACCTAAGAAGATGATGAAAAATGGTGGTATATTATCTGCTCCTAAGAAAGATGGCTTATCTATGCAATTAGGTTCTTACAAAGATATAATTGGTAAAAACTACAAAGGTAAAAATACAAAAGCTGTAGGTTTAACTAAAGCTAAGTATGGCAAATCTGTGATGAAGATGGGTGGTAAGTGTAAAAATGGTTGCTAATGAAATCTAAAGTAAGCGTTAAACAAGCAAAGTCAGTAAAGCCAATGACTGCAGGTAAAGCTAAAGGATCAGGTAAACCAAGACCTGCACCTAAGGTGGCTCCTCCTAATCCAATTAATGGTAATTATATGAAGGAAGCTGATACAAAGCTTAGATTGAGAAGTAAAATGTGGCCTCTTAAACAAAAGAGACTATCAAAATAAAAGAAAAGCCCCCAGAAATGGAGGCTTTTTTTATTAGTCTATTATATCATTTGTACCAAACATTGGTACATGCATAATTCTATAAGATAAATTGGTACTTTTTGATTTTTCTCCTTTCCCTTCTTTTGACATACCATATATAAATTCCCAGTCGTGTCCATATATTGGTAAATGTTCTGGTAATTTTTTGGCTAGTTCTGTTGTTAATATTATTTCACTATGACCTATTTCACAATTAGCAAATTTTGACACTCTAGCTTTATTAATAGGATCTATGAAGGAGTCAAAGAACATATAATCTAAATTGGTATTTTCTATTTCTAGGTAATTACTAAAATGACTACTAAGTATAATATCATCATTTGCATAGAATATAAAATATTTACCTGTAGCATTTTGTATTGCATAGTTAATTAATTTATATCCACATCCTCCTCCATTTTCTTTAGCATTAAAGAAATGAATAATGTTTCCTTTTTTTTCTTGTTCCTCTTTAATAGATTGTAAATATCCACTATCAATAAGTTTTTGAAAATCTGGACAACAGTCTCCCATTATAAAGGCTTCCCAATTATTAGTATCTTGGTCTAATATACATTGTATAGATCGTTTGGTTCTCTCAGGTCTACCATAACAAGCCATACTAATTGTTATTCTTGGCTGCATCATTGTTTCCTATGTGTTTTACAGGCACTCCTGCATATTTTTGATAAGATTCGAGTTTACTTTTTTTAATAACTACACTATTCATGCCAATCATAATTCCTTCTGGTAAGGTTGTTTTTTGATGAATAGCTGCTCCCATACCAAGGTTCACTTTATTTCCTACAGTACAAAATCCAGCTAATTTAGAACCAGCACTCATAGTTACACTAGACCCAAGAATACAATCATGAGCTACATAAGCATGTTTCATAAGATAACAATTATTACCAATTACAGTTTGTCTTTCTGCTCCTGAATCAATAGTGACCATTCCAGTAAGTATAGTACCACTTTTAATTAAAACACCTTTATCTTCATTCTCTTTACCTTTCCATTCAGGTGGCATTCCTATAACACAATAAGGACCTATGTATACATCGTCCTCTATTGTAACGTTATTGCCAATAACAGCTGTACTATGTATTGTTTTCATTACAGAAGTCTTTTAACATTTTAATATAATCCTTTTCCCAATAAGGAATAAGGTGAATGTTTCCTGTAGGAACTCTTCCCATAGTTCTTTCTCTTTCAATATGAGCACTATGTCTTTGAATAGCATTAAGTTTCCCAGGTTGATCATGGCCCTGTCCACTCATGTGATATCCTCTTCCTCCCCACATATAGAACCAGCTAGCTTCTTCTTTAGGTGGTTTGGCAAATAGTCTACCTCCATGGATGTGTAGTCTTTCAATGAAAGTCATATCATATCCAGCATTTTCAAGAGGATGTCCTCCTATTGCTTTCCAAGCTGATTTTCTAAAGACAATACCAGAGTTACCTATCCAACCAACATTCTCAATACCTGTGACATGACATAAGACTCCTGTCTCCCAATGAAGAATGTTAACTTCTTCTGTCATATACTTAGCTACGTTCTTTAAATGATTTGGTAGGGCTACATCATCATCGTCCCATTGACATATAATTTCTCCTTGACATAGTTCTGTAGCATAGTTTTCCTTCTCTCCTATAGTGATAAATGTCTCAGACAAATTAACTATCTTAATTCGAGGATGCTCAAATATAAGAGTTTGTAAAGGGTAGTCATTAACTATGATGAGTTCACATTTATCTGCAGGATAGTCCTGCTTGAGGAAAGATTCAATGCTCTCCTCAAGCGTAGCCACCCTCCCATAAGTTATACATTTACATGATATAAATGGATATTCCATATTACCAGATTTGAATTACATCAAATGGAGATACCAATATTACACGTTCTTCACCATCGTCAGAGATAGGAACTAGTGTAGCTCTGTTTAAAGCTGCTGGATCTACCAACACCCAATCTCCCACCTTAATTTCTGTAACAACAGTGCCCACTTGTAACACTTTTAATTTAGACATCTTATTAAGCAATTCTCTTTGTAATGCTTCTTTTGTGTTCTCGTCTACAATTAACTTACTTGATTCATCTTCCTTAGGCATTTCTAAGTAGATTCTGTTTCCTAATAACTTTGGCATGATTATTTGTTTAAATTGTGAAATCTAGTTACATCTTCACCAGTCAGTGTAATTTCTGTTTGGTAAGTATTACGCTCTCTCTTTTGTCCCTTTACTGCTCTTGTTTTAGGATCAACATCAGGTACGTTTTCTGAACGCTCGTGTAAGTCATCTAATACAAGGATTACTTTGTTTTCATCTACTTGCATAGATCTAATTACCTTGTTTAAGTTAAAACTGTCTGTGTAGATCTTTCCATCTACTTCTCTTGTGTAAAAGAATAAACTCATTGTATTTTGTTTACTTGGTTATAAAATTGCGTTGTTAAATATTGTAATTCATATGCAAATGCTTCTTCTGTTTCAGAATGAAGTTCCATACCTGCCCAATACATTTTGTATAATGTAGCATGAAAGAATTCATGTGCTACTACACCTTTATCTTCTGCATCAGACAACCATATGATAATAGGTTTGCCTTCCTGAGGACCAAATGTAACAGCTCTTGCATCAAAGTCTTTACCAGTCACAGTGGAGTCTAAATTATCACGTACATATTGTGCAGCATAAGCTGTATCTTCTGTAACTAAGACTATGACATCCATGTCAAAGGTAGACCCTGTTATAAAGACTGTTTTAGACTGTGAGAAAAAACCTGGCTTAGGTGTACAAGTTGAGTATAAAGTTACAACTACTATTAGTACAGCAAACATAGCCATTAATAATTTATACATTGTATTTCTGTTTTAATTGTTCACGTCTTTTGTTCACCTCTTCATACCTAGTTGGGTCCATCTCTACTTGGTCATGTTCTTCCCATGTCAAAAGTATGATATTTTCTTGATCCAGAGAAGCTTCTGGGTATTTACTTTTAGGTAAAATGTGATGAAAGTATGTTGACAGTGCTTCTGATCCTAGAGACGCTCCACTAACTTCTGATTTGTGAGGTCTTTTCTTCCAGATTTGTAAGAAGAATGTTTGCATTATAACAATGTTATGCATCTCTTCTTCATACTTCTTGATAGGAGTTTTAAATCCTTTACTAGAAGGTAATGGTTTTCTAGGTTTGTGCATAAAACAATACTCATTATCACATTTCTTACCACAGGTTTTGCACGTACTCATTTGAGACCAGTTGATCCAAAGCCTCCCTCACCTCTTTCTGATTCTTCCAATTCAGGAACAACATCAAAAGATATAGACAAGACTTCTTCAAAATAAATTTGTGCCACTCTATCTCCTACAGCATAAGGAAAGGCTTCATTCTTACGTGGAAATGTTTCATTCCCAATAGATGTAAAGATGGCCATCCATTCACCTCTGTAGTCTGAGTCAATAACACCAAAAGAGTTGTTTAACACCCAGTTAAACTTAGTTAAGTTACTGCGTGGAACAATGATGCCTTTGTAGCCCTTAGGTATTTCTGTCTTGAATCCAAGACCCACTTTTACTTTACCTCCTGTTTCTGTTATGCTGTGAGCATATACATCATATGCAGCAGCGTGCTCGCTACCCTTGATGGGCATGCGAGCATCTTCTGTAACTTTTTGTAGTTTAATCTTCAACATCTGCTAATTCAATTTTAGGTTCAATTTGTTTAATCTTGTTTATGATACTTTGTTTGATTTCAGTATAAAACTCTTCATTGTCTAACAACATGCGTTTGAATTCTTCAAGGTTATACTTGATTTCATTGAACGTCATTGTCTGACCATACTTTCTACCAAGCTCATACTCATTTAACAAGTCCATAATCTCTTTCACCTTATCAATACCTACACCATATACAATCTCAAAACTAGTCATTCTAAATGGAGGACTCATTCTGTTCTTAGCACACTTCACTTTAGTAATGTTACCATAAGTTACATCACCATCTTTAGCAGCTGACTTGCTGACTTCTATACGAGCATCTGATGCAAACTTCAATGCATGACCACCTTGTGTAGTAGTAGGATTACCAAACATCACACCAATCTTCTCTCTGTATTGAGAAATGACAATAACGCATGTGTTATTGATAGACATGGCAGACTTTAGTTTTGAATACACGCTGCTGTTTAATCTAGCCTTTAAGCCAATTGATGAATCACCCACTTCACCATCCAATACTTTCTTAGGAATTAATGATGAGTCTGAGTCAATAATCAAAAGATCAACTTCACCAGTCTTAATCATTTCTAATGCAACGTTAAATCCTTCTTCACCACATGATGGTTGAGAGATTAACATCTCTGATGTATCAACACCAATTGCTTCAAAATAGTTTTTATCAACAGCATGTTCGCCATCAATATAAACTACTTTACCTCCTGCCTTCTGACATTCAGCAACTGCGTGACCACAGATGGTAGACTTACCTGAGCCTTCCCATCCCATAAGTTCATACAACTTACCTTTTACAAATCCACCAGTACCTAACGTAATCCAATCAAATCCAATTGAACCTGTACTGATTACATCATAATGACCATCTGTTTTGGAATCAAGTGCAAGAACTGTACCTGTACCATATGCTTTGTTTAATTTATCCAAAGCGTCTTGGAGTTTAGAGACACCACTGTCTGTTGGTTTTACTGCTTTCGCCATAATTGTTAATTTTGTGATACAAATTTAAAACTTTTTGTGCATATTTCCATCTTTTTTCATTAAAAAAATTAGCCCCTAATGTAGAAACACCAGGGGCTGACACAATTAACGAAAAACAGAGATGCAAACATACGTATATACACGCATATAAACGCAAACTATTTTATCTTTTTTTATCTTTTGCTATCATTTTGTTTCCTTTGATAGCTTTTGGCTCGTATGGACAATGTCTACAATTGTTGCCACAGCAATAGCCACGCTCTAAATGTTGGAGGGCAGTGAATACAACTCTGCCCTCCTCCAAATAATAATGTACATCTTTTATGAACTCTTTCTTTTCCATGTTATTGGATTTCACATGCACCACCTGCACATGCTGCCACCTGACCAAAGTCTACAGTGTCATCTAGTTCCATCACCTTTGTTAAGTCAATGGATCTCAATGCATTAATACGTGCGTTATATTCTTCTTCTGTTATATCTTCAAATGGAGCTTGTTTGTATGTATGGTCAAATGCTGGTAATACAGAAAGACCATTATAGTGTTCCTGTTCAGTCCACATCCAATCTCCTACAGTTTCCCATTCTCCTTCTCTAACAGATATTGTTGCTGAGACGTTATGTGTATTAGCACCATTAACATGTCCTTGTTTAACCCATTCTGTAGAGAATCTCTTAACACGCTCTAGCGTATCAATTGCTGTCTCTGTACGTAGAATAGAGTCTTCTGGAGCTTTAACAGGGATACGTACACACAAAGTATCTGTAGGACGTAATACATCATCTTCACACAACTCAGGGTGATTGATCATCAAGTATTGTGCAAGGTCTTCATTTTTATTAAATCTCATTGTACGTAAGTAGTAAGGAGCATGCCAAGCATGGATGCCACTTGCTGTACCTAATACAAGACTTGTTGTTCCTGAAGGCTTGATACATGTAATACGTGCTGCCTCATTGGTACCAATAATCTCAGTGATTAATTGATTTGTCTTCTTAGCCACAGCTGCTGCCACTTCTAGATTGTATTTCAATACTTCACCAGAAGCAATACCAGTCATACCAATGCCTAATAGAGCATCTTTAAACGTTGTCATCTTCCAAATGTCACGTAGGTAATGAAAGTCTGTAAAGCCTGCCTGTAATGTACCAAAGAATGCAGCTGCTGTCACTCTATCATTAAGGTCTTCTTGACATGTGATGTCAGATACATTCACCTCACATAGATTACAGAATTGATATGGACGTAATCCAATCTCACAACAAGGATTAGTTCCCCAATCTAAGTCATTAGACCAATAGATACCTGGTTCACCACTTCCTGATGCTTCAATACGCTTCCATAAGCCTTTAAACTCTTCTTGTGATGTCTCACGTCTCTTAAGAACTGCAGAGTTATTAGCTCTACCACGTTGCTCATTCAACTCCCACCAGTTACCATACTTACATGTAATCATCTCTTCATCATCATGGCTAAATAGGGCAATCATTGCTGATCTTCTAATACCACCAGCTAACACAGAGTTAGCAATATGACATAGGATGTCGTGAGACTCTAATGGTGTAAGCTTTGATCCATGTTCTTTACGCTCCATGATAGCATCAATGTGTGCTAAACAGATTTTTAATGGTTCTGGACCAGGTGCTTTACCTCCTGCAGTTACCAATCTAGCTCCTTTATGTCTAATAGCTCTAAAGTCAAACTTAGGCTTAAGACCACCCTCAAAATAAAACTTCATCAAAACCTTCACAGCATCAGCCCATCCCATAATAGAATCTTCAATAAGCCAGTTTCTGTGCTTAAATTTCTCATTCTTAACAATGGTAGGTAATTGATCTACATGGTGCTTCTGTACAGAATAACCTACACCTGTACCTCCTAACAATAGGAACATAGTCTCACTGAAGCTATGAACACTATCAATTGGTAGGAAACAACAGTTATAGATTCTTGAGTTGTTCACCTCAGCTGCAGGTCCTGCAAACTGAAGAGCTCTCATAGAAGGTAAAACTTTCTTCTTTCTGATAAATGTAGCACTGTCTTTGATTTCTTTCTCTAGATTAGGATATTTCTTGGTCATCATTGCCTCATATCTGTCTACTATCTCGTCCCATGTTTCTCTTCTCTTTAGCTCAGGGATGTACTTTGCGTACTTGCTAAAAATTGTAATCTTGCTCAAGGCATCTAATCCTAAATCCATGTTAATTTGTGTTTTTTAGTTAAAAAATGAAGGGTCGCAAATTTACTGCAACCCTTCTTATAAACCAAGAGAATTACAAAATTCTATCTAACTAAATTTCTTATTTTGTAACCAAGTTCTGCATCATTTGAATAATCTTTAACTAATTTAGTTATTTCTTTATTCTGAGAAATAAGCTTTTGGATGTATAGTGTTGCATCCATCAATTCTTCCTGTAGATGCTTTAGATAGTTATCATGATTGTTCTGTTCAAGTGTAGTTCCATACTTATTGATTCCTATCTCACTACGCTGAGCATACTTCTCTATAACCTCTAATACTATTTGGTCACTCATAACTTATCATTTAAGATTTGGAATGCTGCTTCAATAGCTGCTTTCTCAGCCAATATTCTTAGTTCATAGTCATTGCTTTCTACATGACCACCATCAAAAGAATATCTAAAGCATTCATTTTCAAGATCTACACTTATTTGAATATAAATGTCATTTGAATCAAATACATCAAATAATATTCTAGGATTTCCATCTATGAATTTTGCAATGTATTCATTATCAAACTCTTGTTGTTTTACCAACTCTTTAAACTCTTCTGGAATATCTTCTGTACTTAATGATTCTATCATTTTACTATGATAGAATTCGTTAACAGTTTCAGCTGCTCGAGGATAAGTTTCTAATAACTCAATTGCTTTCATATTCTTTGTTTTAATTGTTTACCACTCTCAGCCCACCAGTCTCTTTCAAATCTCCATTCGTTAGGTTCTGGGTAGTGCTGCTTGTCTTCATCTACTGAGTCTGCTAAGAGAGCGTTCTTTTCACGCTCCATATCACAGAATTTAATTACATCATCTATACCATATTTGGTAATTAGATGGTTTAAGATATCACTGTTATACATGCTCTTTAATTTTATTAAGGTCTAACGTTTCAAATTCCTCAAAGAAACCATGCCAAACTTCTAGGTCTTCTGGAAGTTGCATTCCTAGTTTATCTTCCCAAAACTGTACAAGATCATCTGTCTTATTAAAGACTCTATATTGCAAAGATATCTCATCTCTACGCAATCCCTTCTTCTTAATCTGTACAACTTTAGGAAATATTCCTTGAAAAGCAGGAGAAGTTTTAGAATATTTGCCCTGTTTTATCAATTCTATATCATTTTTTAATTTAGGATTGATCTCATAAACAACCACTACATAACCATCTTCATAGTCATAGTCATCTATAATGGACTTTGTTCTCTCATACTCTCCATCTAGAAAAACTCTAAATTTGTCTAGGTTCTCTGGTTTAAAGAGAATATACACAGCATTTTCATACTGTGTATCTCTCATACCATCTTTTATATATCCATTTACAAATCCATTGTCTATCAACTTTTCTTTGCCAATGCTAAGAGTTGGGACAATGAAAATGCTAGTGATTGTGTGTTTTCTCTCCATTTAGTCTAGGTTTACAATGCCATTGTTAATATGATTCTCTCTTGAAATGTTCCACACATCATTCTCTAAAGTCCATTTAAGGTTTTTGATTAGATCTGCAACACCTGGATATTCTCTTCCTTTGTATTCAAATCCAAACTCAGCAGCTTCATCAGCTTCTTCGCTCATATTATAGATCAATGGACTCATATAGTTTGTACTGTCACATACAATAAACTTCATATTTAAAACTTTATAACCTTGATTATCAACAAGATCTTTAAAGTGATAAAGCACTGCACACATGTACAAATAACCCTGAATATATGCTCTTCTATATAAATAATACTCTTCATAAAAGTTTTCTACAGACCATGTACATTTTAAATCATATGGCTGAATAGTCTTTCTTTTATGATTTACAATCACCTTATCTAACATAGACTTAAATTGATGTCCTAGCACCTCGTAGCCTTCAATTTGTAACTGATTGTATACAGTATAGTCAACATCAGATACAGTGTTTACAATATCTGCTGTAATAGGATTAGTTTTTAATTCTAGAACAATCTTCTCAGCGTTTTCTATTTCTTTAGTAGTTACCACTGTAAGCTTCTTAGATCTAACTTCTCTAATCTCTTTGTAATATATCTCAGCTTCAGATCCTATAAACTTATTTAATACAGCATCTAATTTAATCTTAAATCCTGAATCTGTATATGCATCTTGTACAAGATCTTCAAAGTTTCTAGTCACTGTACCATCTTCAGCTGTAGCCTCCACTGTGTGTTTATATAATGCTTCTACAAAATCTAACATCAAACCAGTTGGTGTAGATATACATGTAGATATATGAAACTTCTCATCAAATAGATGGGGCTCCATTAGTAATGTTTCTACAAGTCTACCTGTAGTGGCTGCTTTACTTTCTTCGTCCTCAACCACTTGGTTAAGTATATATTTCTTATGGTACTTTTTCCTATCCATGGAAAAGTCCTTTAAACTAGAACTGCTGTCTAGATAAATTGCTCTATATTGAGCTTCTGTTTTCGTTTCCCCTTGTATCATTCTTCTTATATTTATACTGTTGTAAAATTTGGTCATGAGCTGCTCTAATCTTAGCAGGGACGTTCTTAAAGAACCACCTCACCTCCATTTCATACTCATTACCATACTGGTCTTCGCCCTGAGGATCAATTAACCAAAACTGGTGCTTGATGTCTCCTTCTTCTATGTAGCCTTCATACCACACTTCTGTAAATGCAGGCTTTCCACTTACAAATACGTTAGTCAGTTCCTTTCTCATCTTTTGTAGTTTTAGTAGGTTCCCATAAATAAGATAGTAAGTGATATGGCTCTTCACCATACTTTGGTTTCTCAATGTACTGTCTGCTTAGACACTTTGTTTTGAGATCTTCTGGTGTGAGTGTCATCACTTTACCTCTGTACTCAACTTCAAAGTTTTCATTCTTTTGAATGCATTCTCTTACCTTGTGATCAATTAGATCAGCGTACTTCTTGTCATGAAGCTTTAGAATTGTTCTTTTCATATTTGTCTGTTTTTGTTTTCTTGTCATGGCATTTCTCACACAACACCTGTAATCCAGTCACCTCACAAAACAATCTATCTACAAATCCTGGTAGATCTTTTGAAGAGTTTAGACTTCCTGCAGGGACAATGTGATCAACGTTTATCTTTCTCTCTATGAACCAGTTTTTACATACATTGCATTGATACTCATACTTTTGTCTCTTATTTGTTCCCTTGTACAATCTGCGTGCCTGAAGCTTAGCTTCTGTAATAGGTTTCCAAAATCTAGACTTTTGTCTAAGAGCACTACGTATAAAGCTCCAGAATGCTGATTCTGTCATAGTTCCATGACATCTTGGTTTAACAGCCACTTTTCTAGGTATCTTAGAGATTCTTTTTGTTGCGTTCTTTTTCATAATGTTAAATTAAGTCCAGGAGCATTACACCCCTGGACTACAAATTTAATCAATTTTTACAATTCTCTTAGATATTTCTTGTTTAATTTCATCAAGACTCTTAACAATTGTATAAACTTCTACAGCAGACAAAGCAGGTAAGTTGAAATCATACTTCTTAGCTTCTGCAGTGAATCCTTGCTTAGCCTTCTCAGCTAAGTTATCTAGCTCACGCACAGCATAAGACTCATCCAACTCAAGAGTGTCAAAGTCTAAGTCATGTAAGATTTCTGTTGCTTCTTCACGTGGCACAGTCATAATTGGTAAATACTCATAGCATCTACCCTTAGACTGACCAATACCTACCACCTTCATAGGATTGATAAGTACAAGCACGCTTGTGTCACCACAACCTACATAATGAATCTCATCACTAGTGAAGTGTAATCCTTCAGCACCACAGTCGTCAGTATTCCAACGACATGATTCCATAGGCATATCTACTGGTCTACCAATTCTGATGTCAAATGTTCTTGTGTGAGCATCTGTATATCTATTCTCTGCTCTATTAGGCAAATCGAGATATAGCTCAGTTAAGTTACCAATCTCTTCACCATGATCTACACGAACAAGGTCTTTGTATATTCCTTGTTCATCACACTCATAACACTGACCACTATCATCATATTCTTCATCATATTCAGGAGTTGTTCCTGAACCATCACAATAAGAACATGTAACCATTTCTTCTCTAAACATTGCGTCCATGTGAACCATTTTGTACTCACCATTTTGCAAGAAGACACTATAGTCATCTGGTTTCTTCTTCCATACAGCTTTCACTTTATTATATGCATTGGACACAAAGTCTACAAGTTCTGTACCTCCATGTAATGTCACTACGTTTCTCAAAGCTACAAAGAAGCCCTGTTTAGTGATACTAAAGCTATTCTTCTTCAAGAAGTTAAATAACTTATCTGCCACTTCAGCTCTAGGGTTCAAGCAACACCACATGAAGAATCTATGCAAAGCATTGAATTCATCATTGTCTGTGCCACCATGTCTACCTACCACTTCTAAGAACTCTTCCACTAGTAATGGAGGTAAGCTTCTGTTGATGCCTTTTAGATACAAAGCATTGTTTTTCATTTCAAATTGCTCAAGGGTAGCTAAATACTCAGCACCTCTTTGAATAGCTTTAGCTTTCTCATACTCAGCTTCAGCTTTTCTTTTCTCATCTCTAATCTCCTGTGTGCTAACAAGATTAATTAGACAAGCTTCTGTTCTACAGTCTCTAGCAGCATTGAAATCATCTGCTGTTGCTGGAGATTTAGTAATGATATTACCATCATTCATTACAATAGTCAATGTATCATTAACCATTTTAATGTTTAGATAGGGCTTTCCTGAAGGATGATAAGAAGGGGCTACTTGCCCCTCCTCATTATCCAATTCATTAAAAGCCTGCTCAATTTTGTTTTCTACTACCTTTTCAATTGTGCGTTCAATAGCACTCTTAAACCATTTTAAGCTTAACATGTTTTGCTTTTTTAAATTGTTTGTAATTCTTCAATTGTGTCTTGTGTCAATGTCTCCTCTAAAGGAGCATCTTCTGTTAATATGAGCTTGTAATGCTCTAGGTTTACCTTTTGCTTGTGATACTTAAATAGATCAACAATAGCTGTAATAAAAGGACTATCACTATTTCCACTTCTGTATCCCATTCTATCTAATAGTACATTTAAGAATGGTAGCTTAGTAAACACTTCATTAACCTGATTGTAAACTATATATACAGGTTGGTCAAACAGGTTATTTTCTTTTGCATGTTCTACAATAAGATTTTTGGTTGTACCATCAGCATAATACATACTGTTATCTCTATGATACTTGTTTAGTAGTTCTAACTTATCTGCTAGATCATTAGAAATCTCTCTAACAATTTCAATTCTGTTGAATGTTGCTTTCTTATCTTCAAAAAGTCGTTCAATCAAGAACTCTGTAGCCATGGTTTTAAATGGTCTGTTTTTACCTTCCATAAATTTATCTATTGTTATCCAGTTATGTAAATCAGCTTTCTGTAAGTTATCTATTGTAGCTTGGGCAACAATAACAAAGTTTGCTTGTCCATTAAATACTGACCATAGTCTATCTAATTCTTTCTTATCAGACTCTTTACCATAAATGTGTAACTTAGATGACCTATGGATGTCTTCCATCTTAAATGTTGTAGGAACAAACTTACAATATTGATCAGACATATGTATTTCCATTTTTGTACCCACCTTACCAGAGAACTCACCTTTCATTCTTATCTTCTTAGGACCCTTTATAGCTGCAACTGATATCTTCATTCTCTTAGCCTTCTGAGCATCCTTAAATGATTGTGGAATCTCAATAGCATCTACATCTATAAAGTCTTTAGCATACAGCCCCACTACATATTGAAACTCTTGAATAACTTCTCTCCATTGAGATTTTGGATACATATTAAGTCCTAATACAGAGTCATAATACTTAGCATAATCTACTTGACCAGTTTTACTTCTAAGTTTAAATGGTGATTTCTTAACAAAATATATGTGTTTATTATCTGGTAGAATAGTTCTTAGATAGTCTTGTTTACCTTTAGAAAGCTCATTTTCATAAATATATACACCACCAAAGTTATAAGCTGTAAAGTCTGACATTCTTAGATACTCGTGATAATAATTTTTCATAGTTTGAAACTTACCAGTAAATCTGTATTTAAACTTGTATTCAGCCAAGATATACTCCTTTGATTTTACAGCAAGTCTTTCTAAATTCAGCAACTTTATGTTATCTAGTTTAGGCTGTGCTACAGGTGTAGAAGAATGAATTACAAGATCATCTATACAAACTTCATCGTCTGTACCCTTGTACCAAGACTTAATATACTTGTTGTTTTTGCTATAGAATTGCATAATAGCTTTGATATCACTTTGTGTAGTGATGGCTTCATTAAACTTTTCCATAAATACATTAGCCACTGTAGCTATCTTGTTAAGAATAGTTTCTTTAGCTTCTTGTGTATATCTAATAGCTTCTCTGTTTGGTGTAGGGAATAATCCATCACTAAGACTGAATCTCAAAGCCATTTTGATACCTATTCTGCTTATGCCAAGCTTATCCCAATCAATAGGATAACTAACATTGTCTAAACAAAGATGCATGTCACTATTAGTAGCTAAGCTAGAATATTGGAAATGTTCAGCTCTGTGTATTGTGAAGTCATTGGTAACAGAATAACTACCCATTGGTTCTACATCAAAATAGACATTCTCAAAATAAGCCAATTGCTCTTTGATTTTATTAACAAAATTGTATCTATCATAGTAGGTTACAGGTACAATCACCTTTACACCATTTGGTTCGTCTGTTGCCCTTTCGTACAACAAGTCAATACTATTTGTATCTTCTCCTTCGTACATCATGTACTTACGTTCCATACCATCTTTTCTAGCTATAAAGTAGAAGCTAGAACTGTATGCCAATGGAGCCTTGAAACCAAGACCCATCATACCTAGTTCTGTGTTGCTGTTACGCTTAGTTGACTTACCATACTTACTGATGATATTTACTACATCATCTGCATCTAAGCCAATACCAAAGTCTTCAACAGCAAATTCATATGTATCTGCCTGATTGTTTCTCTTAAATGAAACAATGATAGGCTTGTCACTTCCAGCTCTTCTGTGACTATCTAGTGCATTGGATGCACATTCTCTGATAGTAGAGCCTATTGAATCTGAATAAAGATTCTTACTTAACATCTGCATCAGAACCTGAGCAGAATCTAAGTCTAGTGACATTTTCACAGTTTCCTGTGTGGTTCCTTCTTGAAGGATGTGTGATTCTGTTTGTTTTTCGAGTATCATGTGTCTAGTAGTTTACTGTAATGTTGAATTCTTTGAATATTTCTTTTGCTTCTAGTATTGTTTCTATTGTCTTTTGATCTGTAATGTTATCTCTGTTTAGTTTAAGAATTCTAGTATCTCTTGGTGTATTTAGAAAGTCTTTCCAAAGATGTTTAATTGTAAACTGTCCTGCTGCTTCACCAAGTTTCTTTACTCTTTCTTCATGACGTTGTTTACAATATGTAGGAGTAGTATATCTATAATACTGAACTGTACCACCTGCTCCTCTACCAAAATAAATACCAACAGTGAAGTCATTACCATTGCTTACTGCTATTAAATCTCCTTTGTGGATGTCTCCACCATGTAATACTGTATACATAATTGTGTTTTTAAAATGGTGTGTCTAATAACCAATCTATTGATAGATTGTTGTTGTCTTTTAATATTGTATTTACCTTTGTAAATACTCCTTCTGTGTCCCAATCAGTCTGCTTGTAAGAAGCACTGGCTGGATGACTTAGTGTAAAACTCCATGTGAATGGAGCAATATACTTTTGATATTTAGCTGCGTCCTTACCTAGGAAGATTACAGGTGCTCCTGTTGTTGCTAAGACTTCTTCTAACAAATACTTAGTAAAGGGTTCCCACAGATCAATGTGAGAGCCTGCTTTATTAATTTCTGTAGTCAAAGCTGCGTTATACATTAACACACCCTGCTTAGCTAGGAATGACATATCTGGTGATCTTTCACATGTTACACACAAACCACTATAAAATTCTTTCTCTATAGCATCATAGAATTTTATTAGAGATGGTTGTAATATACCTGTTGTAGAGCAACTCATTAGAAGACCATCTGCCACATATTCTCCATTCTTTATAGAGTGATAAGGACACATACCTATCATAATCACCTTCAGCTCATCATATGGTGTCTCATAGAAACACCTATAAACATTCTGAGAGAGAGGAGCAATCTTCTTGCCCCTCTGACTTTCAGATTTGAGATATTTATAGATGTTATCACACGCTTCACTTTCAATGAAAGGTTGCATAAACCTATGCCAAGAAGGATGAAACTGATCTTTAAATTTCTCCCAATTCATGTTAAAATATTGATAATTGATTAAATGTTGCTTCTTGAGCTTCCCATGGTGCTGTTGCAATCTCTGAGTATTCATTAAAGAACTTATGTGCTTTGATGTGACTCTCCATCCATTGAGCTGGATGTGTTTCTTTCATAGCAAATGTTGTATAGTTGTACAACTCCCATAAGCTATCTTTAGCACCATAATCATGTGTAGGAGCTTTTAACTCTCTACTGATGATGTTTAACTGTGTAGATGTAATGAACTGCTCTTCTAGCATCATTCTACCAACTAACTCAGCTTTGGTACGCTTGGTGATTTCTATTTGCTTCATAGACTCTCTTTGCTTTTGCATAATTGTAAATGCTTCACCTGCTTGTGCAATATATTCTACAATAGCACCTGGTGTAAATGATTGAATCTCACCTACATGCTTTCTTTTAAACGCACCAAAGTCACCTGATACACAACCATTAGAACAAACTAATATACGTGTACCAATAGCAAACTTTAATGTAAGCTGTTTGTTGTAGCTATTCTGCCAGCCAATCTGTAATTGCATCTCGCTGTCTGCTACATTGCTGATAGAGAATCTACCATTAGCAACCTGACCATCCACTGCAGAAGAATAAGTTTCTTTGTCTAACTTGAATCCTGCTTTCTCAATACTGTTTAATGTAAGATCAATCAATTGTGAATGACTCACTGGTTTATATGTACGTGTTTGTACAGGAACTGGTGTATTCATTATCAGTTCCTTTGTGGTGTTAAATGTATCCATTATAACAGGTTTTTACTTTTTAAATATGTTTCTATTGCTTGTAATCCATGGGCTTTTGCAAGGTCAGCCCAATCTTTAATCCCTTCTGCTAGATACTGACGTGGGACGTTAGTATATTCAAAGTCAAACATCTTTGTAATCTGTACAGAATTCTGTACACCTACGTCATCTGCATCAAAAGATAGGATTTGTCTGTCAGAGTTAGCTTTTAGATATTCTACATTCTCATGTGAGAAACATCCAAGACCTTCGTTCTGGACAGCACAGCTGCAGGGGAATAACTTCTTCATCACCATATAGTCTTTCTTACTCTTGTTGATGAATGCTACGCTGCAGTTCTTTATGTTCTCTTTACCATCCATTGCTGTGATAGGTACATTGTTAGGCATCCATTTGTGTTTCTTATCTGCAAATGGTCTATATATCTTCCAATACTGTCCCTCATAGAGATAGCCAAACCTGAGTTCGTTCTCTCCTAGTGGAAATCTTTGCCTATTAAGATATAGTTCTTTGATAGAATAGATATTGTTATCTCTAAGGTCTTGTATGTCCTGGTGATACTGGGCCCAATAGTCTAGCTCATCTTGTGTAAACTTTCTAGTCTTTACTTGGATGAGAGAGTATCTCTTCTCTATCTCAGGTTGTTTATACTCAGATATAATCTTCTTATATTCTCCTGTCATCACACCTGTAGAGAAACCAAGACCAAAGTCTCTATCTATCATCTTCAAAGTATCACTGACGCTAGGAAGATTATGTAGCATTTGTACAAAGTTGAAACAATCACCACGTTTACTAGTGTCTGTATAGTCTATAAACATAAGATAGCCCAACTTGTTACCAATCATGAATGATGGATTGTTCTCATGTCTGAATGGAGAATAGGTCACCCTATTAATCTTCCAGTCTTGGTGAGGCATATAATATCTAAATATATCATACTCTGATATCCTGCTTAGAATAGCATCTATGGATATCTTTACTTTTCTTTCTCCACTAATCATAATGTAAGGTTAATGAAAAGGCCCCACAAGTGTGAGGCCAATTCTTATTTAGAGGGGCACACTAAAAGTCAGAATCATCATCTGCAATCACCTTGTCAGATGCTACTAAATTGTCTCCAGAACTATATTCTTTCAACTCTTTAAATGTGAAATAGTCTTTACAACCATACTCACCTACTACGTTCAATACAAAACGCTCGTGAGGTTTTAAGTCTTTAGAAGACTTCTGACGTAAAGCACTAACTGAGTCAGCTCTATTATAGTCTACCAATCTGAAAGCTTTGATGCTATATGGAGGTAAGAATGCTTTGTTATATACATTCTGATACTCTTTTACACCATCTTCTGTTTCTTTACTACTGATAGTCGCTAAAGCTACAACGTTGTTAGCCCATTCACCAATTATTTGTTCTTTAAGTTCTTTAACATTACCCTTAATTAGTTTGTTAAACTCTAATTGTAATGTAGATTTCTTACTACTGAAGTCAATGTTACTTAACCAAGAGCGTAAGAAGTTATATAAATCTTCTTCACCAACAAATGCTACACGATTCTCTCTTTCTTTGAACCATGTTGGTAAGTTGTTTGGACTATCTGCCCAAGTACAACGTCCTACATTATTGATGTATTGTTTCTTTGTTCCATCTTTATTCTCTTTCTCTTTGTTCTCAATAAAGAAAGTCAATTTGTATTTCTCTTCTGTCTTAACTTCTGCTAACCAAAAGTCAATACGCAATCTAGCATTGCCATCTTTGCTTGTACCTAAGTAGTCAGTAGCTTTGCTTTCTTCTTTTAGCTCTCTGCCTAAGACATCAGCATACTCTTCTCTTGTTGGGTTTACTGCAATCACTTTTGCTTCAAATAGACCAACCTTTTTAGGAAAGTCTTTTTCTTCAAATACTGGGTTTTCTCTTTTTTCTCCTCCAATGTTACTCATTTTTTCTGATTTTAATGTTTATTAATTGTAATATTCGTCAATTGAATCGACTACTTGTTGTAAGTTATTAGGTATCTTGATATCTGCAAACATTCCATCAGGACTCTTTGCTGGATACTTCTTAAATCTATTAGTTACAAAATTATATGTGGCTGAGCCATCTTTGCTCTCTTCCACGTGTGTGTATAAACACACTGTAAGTAAACCTTCTAACACAATTTGGTTATCAATTAACTTACCTGCTGTTTTGATTTTGTATCCTACAATCTCACCACCATCTTCAATAGTTTCAGGGTGTGTAAAATAGAACACTTTTAAATCATCACGTAATCTTCTAGCTTCTCTAAATAGTTCCACCATATCTTTAGCCATAATGGTAAACTTGGTGAATCCTACTTCTGTAGCTCTTGCCAACATATTGAATCCCATAATGTAATTAGAGTCTTCAATAATGATGTTCTTGATGTGTGGTGCTTTCTCTGAGATGGTCTTTAACAGACGTGTAATCTCATTTGCATCATCCACTTCTTTGTAGTTTTTACTCTCTGAATTGTACAACTTCTCTGCTCCTTTGAAAGGTAATTCTTTCTTAGCAACATTGATGATGTAAGTCTCTTTGGGATCTAAATGTTTCACTGATGTTGACTTGCCAGTGCCTGTAGCACCAACAATTCCAATTAATTTGCTTGCCATGTTTTTACTGATTTGTTTCCTCCAAAGGTAACGTAATTTCTTGAGATTTCAAAATATTTTTTTGATGTTTTAACAAATCTGGATTAGCAACAATCTCATTATAAAACGTCTCTGCAGACTCTCTGTGGGCAAACCATTTGATTGTATAATCATCTGCTTTCACTGCATACATTGTGCCATTTCCTGGATTGATTTCTTCTATTAACTCTAGTTTCATAAATATGTTATTTTTTTACTGTCAAAAAACTCTAATGCTTTTCTAAGCCATTTCTTCTCTACATCTTCTGTAGAACAGATGATGTAAATGTGTGCCTTTTTATCAGGTGTGTTATACTCCATAGCCATGCATCTGTTAATCTTTTGTGCAAGATTCTCAGCGTTGCTATCAAAGTAGTTGATTATCACTCTATTAAGAGGCTTATATGTAACTCCTGTATTACCTATCTTTACAACAGCCAGGTGATTACCTTTACCAGATGCAAAGTCTTCAAACACTTGTTTGTCACCTGCTTTGCTATGATATACAGGAATGCCTAATGCATCTGCAATCTTTGTGACACCACAGAATACTAGAATACGCTCGTCTTTATGTTTTGCTAGAAGTTCTTTAGTCTTGTTAAGTTTTGCAAGACTGTTCTGAACAATTCTCATCCTAGCAAGACGTAAAAACATTGTACTCTTTCTCTGTTTCTCCATCTGATCTATAACCCAACCATAAGCATCAAATTGCTTCTTTTCAGTTTTCCATTTGCCTTTATAGTTGTTGTCCACTTTGTTATCTAATGCTACAGAAATCACTTTGATCTCGTAGTCTGTAATAACACCTTCTTTAATTGCTTGTTCTATGGGATATGTAGCTAAAACTGGTAGCTTTAACTCTAGTCCTAATGTTTCTTCTGTATTTGATGTTAAAGTTCCTGTAAGACCTAACACTCTTTTGCAACATAATTCCTTTACAGCCTCTATTTGTGCTTCTGAGAGTAAATGTATCTCATCAAGTACAACTAGGTCATAAAAGCATTCTGTGTGCTTTTTAATAGATAAATGTGTAGTATAAGTTATATTACTATTCTTATACTTTCTAGTTAAGAAGTCTTGTTCCCATGCTGATTTAATCTTTAGATCAGGGTAGGCGATCAATATACTAATATCCTTGGGTAATTGCTCCAATATATTGATAGTTGTATATATTTTTCCAAACCTAGGACATAGATTAAGAATACCAGACTCTTCATGATCTAAAAATATCTTAGCAAACTGTTGCTGCCTCTTATCTCGTAATGTAAGGGTGTGGGGCTTTTGGTTTGCCATAGCTTATAATTGTTGTAAATGACCAAAATAAATACTCAGCATTCACAGCTACGTATGGGTCATGTTTTTGTATGTTGTTCATCAAACTGACTGTAGGGAACAACACCACTTGCCACCAATGGCTCTTTTTAGTGGGTAATGTATTATACATTTTGAAGTTTAATTTCATGTTACTTGTTTAAAAAGAAAGTTTTATTAATAATCTCATTGTATACGTTTTCATTCATATACTTTACTTTTGGTAGCTCTTTGAACATACCAATCTGACCTAGGAAACCTAGACCAATTCTTACATCATCCTCACCATATGAATTCTTAATGAGTCTTAATGATCTAAAGTACTTTGCACCATACTCATCTCTAAGTTTGTTCAGGTCATATCCTGATGGGTCTTGTACTTTATATCTCATAGGGTCAAACAATGCTAGGACAACGTCAGCATCGTTCTGGGTTTGTGAACTGTCAGCAAAGTCTTCCAACTGTGGTTCTACATCACCATTCTTTAGTCTCATTGGACTAGAAATGTCTCTGTTGAACTGACTGACAATCACAGGACTATAACCATACATATCTCTAGCATATCTAAGCTCATCTGACATTTTATCTATCAGTTGCTTCTTAGTAGGATAGTCTTTTGTTGGTTTCAATAAACCTATATGATCAATAACAACAATAGTTAGTTCACTCTCATTATTAGGAATGTATCTTTTGTTATACTGATCTACATCTTCTATTACACCATTTTGTAATGCATGTTCTTTTAGATGTTTAGATATGCCTATTGGGTTATCTGGTCCATCAATGATTGTAATGACATCTTTCATGTTCTCTAAGTAATCTTCATACATCAAGAATAGATCGTGCTCATCACTCGTCATCTTCTCTGTCCAACCTAATAGCTTTGGCACAGGAATAATTACTCCTTGGTCTAGAAATATCTTTCTACTGACCCACTTGGCATACTTGTACGTTCTACTACGCTCCATTGAGCGATATATGATGCGTAACTTCAGTTCTGGAGGTTTGTTATCAATGTACCAATCAAATGGATTTAAAACATAAGCGTCATCAATGAAGCTAGTTTTACCTGATCCAGTGAGACCACCCACAAGTGTGTACATAGACTTCCTAATGCCAATGTATCTGTTCAATCTATCAAAGCCCATAGGTATACCATTGTTTCTACCATCTAGGCCAGCTTGAACTTCTCGTTTTAAATCTTCAAAACTCATATGTCCATTCCTTTAATTGGTTCGTCAGCCTCTTTAATTACCACACCCTGATTGATAAGCTCTATATAGTTTTGAAATGAGCGTTGATTCAAATAAGTAAGACTGCCTTGCATGTAACTTAATCTATTTGTACCTGTCTTGAAAGAATTCTCTTTCTTTTGCGTCACTTCATATTCTAATGCTGCTATGAGCTGATCAACTGTGTATTCTCCTTCAGCAAGGATAGCATCTAGTTTTAGTTGGCAGTCATCTTTGTAAACACGCAGTGTTCTACCACCTGAGAAGCTTTTACCTTTATGTGTAAAGATATCAGTTCCTGGATATGCAGCCCACCATCTCTCAAACTCAGCAAAGGTTTGTGTTTTCTTTACAATCTTACTAGTCTTAGCACGTGTGTTCATGAATTCCAATAGATTCCTACCAAGGACTGTAATCTTAAATTGCTCAGACACTAATCCTTTTCTACGCAATGTCTGACATAGCATATCTGTCTTTGCTCCTCCTTCAGCTAATGTCTTGATGTCAAATTCTTCATCTATCAGCTTGAGAAGAAATACCATGTCTAATGTATATCCATCTTTGAGTAGTTGCTCAAAATGGTAAGGGGTTACTTTGATGTTCATGTTCTCTGTTTAGTATTTTGTCTTTATCAATTACTACTATCTGAGCAGGCAGTTTTATTCTTCTAAACTCCTCTTCAAGTATCTGTTGTGTCTCTTGCAAATATACTAAATCTTTGAGAGATTCTCTCTCCCAATCTTCATTAATTTGTAGATTTTTCATCTTTTTTATATTGTGCGTTGTTCCAAAAGAATGGACATGCCACTGTAATAACACCTAGTGTTACATCATGTTCATCTAACATCATGTTCACTTTATATGGGGGATCTGAAAAATATGATTGTCCCAACTCATCAGGAATTGCTGTATATCTATGACAATTTAGTCTTAACATACAACTACCACCTTTACAACATGAAATATCTGGCATCTTATTTGTTTTTATGATTAATGTATATACGTAGTGTCTTATGTGTATCTTCTATCAAAGCTATCACTTTGGCATTCTTATCCCAATTGTAATACTTAACTACACCATCTTCTACAACTTCAATTTGTGTAACTAGTGTAGTGTTTAATATATTTTTACTAGGTAGAGGTAGTTTGTTTAGGGATATGTCCCTTGTACTCATTGGTCTGTGATAAGGATATTTTCCTGACATATGTTTAGTTTTAATTATTCTGCTGCATAACCAAAGAATATCCACTCACCATCTCTTTCTGTTGGTGATTTTTTGTATGTTATCTTAGCTACTAAGTTGTCACCTTTCTCTAAGAACTTCTTGATTACTATTGATGTAGTTACTTGATACTTTTCTGTATATTTACGAGCGTCTTTTACAGCATCCCCTTTTGTATCCCATGAACCAATAACATGATCACCACGTTGAACAACATATTTAAGTACCCACTTCTTCGTACCTGGTGTAACTATGTGCTCCACTTGAGATTGAGTCTTGTTCTTATTACCTACAGGTTGTACAACACATATAGCTGAACAATCACGTTTGTTCATAGCATGACTATCAAATCTGTCACGTATGTAAGCAGATACATCATTAAACTTACTTTTCTTATATGCTTCTGTTTCATCTCTAAATCCATGGGTAGTACTAATTGTACCATTGTAGCCATCTTGATGACCATACTCAAGTTCAGCTTCTTCACAAGCTCTGTTATATGCTTCTTCTGCTGTTTTACCACCATATCTTGCTTTAAATTGACATGCTCCCATAATTATTTATTTTATCTGCCATTCCAGGCAGGTGATGTAAATGAAATTCCTCCTTCTGTTCTATGATTGTTATTAATCTGATTGTCAGATGGTTCATCGTCTTCTTCATCTTCCCAATCGCAATGATCCCTACATTCAGGACAAATGTCTATCTCAGGCATACGAGAGTATGCCCCACAACATGTTGAATAAGCCATAAATTTTAGTTTTATTTTACTTCAATGTGATTCCTACCATCATTCCAATAACTTATGTCACCATACCATACAAAGATTTCTTCGTCTGGTTGTATGAGCTTTGTAGCAACAAACTCAAATGTGTTGCGTTCTATGTTGGATCTCCAAGCAGCGTTGGCTGTGTCTGAATGATTATAGAATGAACCAAACCCACCAGCTACCACTTGTTTCTCCCATCCTGATCCACCACCCTGTGGCCAATTGAATCTGTAATCTATGACACAAGGAGAAACTTCTCCATTCTTCATACCTACATCAAAAAAGGGACACTCTTCTATGATGTCCCCTTCAAATATTACCTTGTCTGCAAATACTCCCCAGCCATGTATGCTGCTTGGAGCCATGTAGACTTTTGTTGATTGATAGATACGCATAATTAATCTTTTATTCTCAAACCAAACTGTAAGTCAAACCATTGAAAGTTTGCCTCAGCTCTTGATTTGTTTATTTTAAATACTTTCTTCATTAATGGAATAGCGTAAGCTTTAAACTGATCATGTTGTTCTTGTGTCATAGTCCATTTGCTATACCATTCTTTAGTCATAAATGCTTCTTGTGTAGACTTACCAATCATTCCTAATTGATAGTCTACTAAATGATCACCTATGTTCTCTCTATTTATCTTTGCCATGCTTTTTGATTTCTTCAATTACTTCATCCCAGTATTGTGGATCATTATCTAGTCCAGAACCCATCCACATATCTTTGGCTTTTGTATCCATTATTTCATGTGCTGTTAGCGATGCACAGTCTGCTGCTTTATATATATCTCCAACTATGGATAAATGATTGAGTACGAGATATGCTGCTTTTACTTTTGCTTCCATTGTGTGTCTCATTAGAATAAACTCATTTGATTAGGATTAACAATAACTTTACGTTTCTTACCTTCTAGTTGTATCTTGTGTATTATGCGTTCAGCACGCTCAATATAATATGCATGATTGATGTTGTCCAGAGGATGATCTGATGTTAGATGATTACATACATGCATCACCCAATCACCTGCTTCCACTTGTGATACATCAACAGCTGTGCTATCTGAATTCTCGTTCTTCACCTTCAGTAGCTTCTCTCCTGTATTAGATACATAATATCTAATCAGCTTGTTATAGACTGTCTTCGTCTCTTTGCTGTGACCTTCGTAATGAAAGTCTTTACTAGCTTTCTGTCTGAGACAAAAGTCATATATATTTGTATGATTGCGAATGGTATCAGCCACAGGCACGTCATTAACAAAAAAATGCTCAAGTGCAATAGGGACAACCCTAGCACTCTTATTTTTGTGTAGTTCAAAGTCTGTAAGGAAGTCACCCTTCTTTTTGATTTCGCCATCTGTTTTGATTGCTAGATAGTCATTTACTGTCGAGAATATAATCTTAGCATAGTCTGTACGTTCTAACTCATAACTGGTTAGATCCATCCACCACTTGTTAATCTCATGCATCTTCTCAACTTTGTCTTTGTGCACCTTGATTGTCACACCATCTGTATTTGCAGATATAATGTTTATACCAGCTAATTCATATGCTTCGATGAGCATCAGAAGACTTAGTTCTCCTGTGATGGTTGTGAACATTGTGAGCTGTCTGTCATAGATCCAAGACTGCATGTCAGAAGACTTACCATAAACTGAATTGACTGCGAGTTTGAGTGCTCCAACAATACCTTTAATCTTTTTATCCTTTTTAGCAAGAGGCTTGAGCTCCAATCTTTTATCAAACATGGTTTTGTATCCTCTAAGGAACTCAGGGCCCAAATGATGAGGATATTTACCATTATTAATAATGATAGCAGGGTAATAACTGGATACATCCCAATCCACAATAATATAATCAGCATCAGCTTCAAATATCTTAGGCTTGTTCTCTGTATGTAAGCCACCCTTTGCAAAAGTGTATATGTTGTCATAAAACTCTAATGATTCTTTAAATTCATCTTTGATAGTTAGTTTCTCTTTGCTAATTGCTTTTAAGAACTGTTGTAGTTTTGGTGTCTGGAATGTAATGTAATCAGCAATACAATGTCTCACCTTTACTTCAGTTCTAAACAAGCCTTTCTTTGGTAAATCAGAATATAATATGTTCTTTTCTTGACAATAGAACTTCTTAATCATCTCATCACCAATCTTACTATCAGAATAGTTTAAACATGGTATGCCAAACTCTTCTTCAATATCTTGTCTGAGCTCTATCTGATTATTGCCCTTATACAATGGATGCTCAGTTTGACCTATTGTTACCTTGTAGAACTCATAGGTAGCCATAACATCATTCTTACAATAGTCTTTAGTCAGTTGAATCTCTTCATCTGTCATGTTAATCTTTGTATGATGTATAGGCATCTCTTCAATGTTCTCTAGATCCATCTCAAACTCTAGTCGTTTCAGTGAGACCATTCTATTCTTGTTATCATAGTGGTTCACTCTGAATACATCTATCTGCTTAAGTGTAAGCCATTCTTCTCTGTACTCAGGAAATACATCATAGTTAGCATCATGGATAATATCAGCAGCCTTTTGTGCTATCTTAGCAGCTGTCTCAAGAGCTGTGAGCTCATGCCAGTTTTCATAGTTACGCAAGATCCACTCAATCACTTGAGAGTCAAAGCGTAAGTTATTATAACCAACCCAATAGTATTCAGGATGTTGTTCAATAAATCTCATATACCCATCTAGTTGGTTCTTATCCTTACTCACTTCAAACTCTGTATAAGTTTTGCTCCCAGGATTATATATGCCAATGAGGAATAACTCCTGCATTGTCTCAATATCATAGATGAGTATATTCATAATTGTTTATTTTTGTTAGTCCATCCATTTGCCATGTGTTCTTAAATGCCAAAATCTATGGCTTAACACTGCAACTATTATACCCCAAAATGTATCAGCTTCATATGAGCCTTCTTTAACTATTAGTTTCATATTATCTTTTATATGTTTTAATGTATTCTTTAATACACCATTTAATCATGTCCCATAGATAATATCTTTGTTTTGATTTAGAAAGCTTGTGTAAGCTTTCATAATAACTAAAATATTCATTCATAATTAGAAGTTTATTTCTCTTTTACTGATTTCTTAGCTGTTTTCACAGACTTTTTACTCTTATTAGAAATATAGTTCTCTTTACTATCTAATAATGTAAGAAACGCTGCACTAATAACATCATATAAATATTTATCTTCAAGCATAGCTGATGCAAATGATGCAGCTAATATTGTTTTATCACCATCGTCATCATATAATGTATGTACAGTGCCATCACCTATAGACATAAAGAAATGAGCTTTGAGCTTTGCTATTTGTGCTTTACTTTTTGCCATATTTATCTTTTAAACGTTGATAAACATAAGTTACCATATATGCCCAGCATATCACTGCTAAGACTATTTGAATGTAGAATAAAATCATAAATTTATATTATATCTTTCTAATGAGATGTTCTTACAGAATCTAATCTCTTTGTTTGTTAATGTCCATATTTGTCCATCATCCATAGCACATGTAAATAAAAGGTTATGCTCCTGGCTATAATCTATAACCAAAAAAGCATAACCTTCCATTTTATCAGATACCCTTACTATTGGTATCATTGGATTTAATTGCAGAATCATCATCTTTATTTGTATTATCGTCTATAAATGGGGCATTTATCCATTCAACTATGATCCATACCCAAACAAGTAATACAAAGATAATAAAATAAATCATGTCAATAGTTTTTAAATCTAATAAGTTTATACTCATCAGAGCTGATATACATATATCTGCGTCCTTTGATGTGTAATCTCTTAGATGGTTTATAATTTGCTTTCACAGCAAATATACTATCTATTAGTTTAGAACAAGAATTAATTGTTCTTCTATAAGAAGAATCTTGTTGGTCTGGTTCGTACACTGTAATTGTATGTGTGCAATGTGGTTTTGCACTAAAGATTAGGCTGTAAGACATGTGTGTTGGTATTAGTGGTTAAAAGAAGAATGTCATACCTGTTTCAGATATCTCTATCTTTGTAGGCTTTCTAAACGTAACAGATCTTTTAAGAGGCATCTTTGTAGATACTGTCTTTGTCATAACTGGTTGACGTCTAGTGCGTTGTGGTGCCATGTCTAACATTTTAATGTAAACACCATTAACTGGTCTGTTAAGACTGTTAGCTACAAACTTTGATAACTTAGCCATGGACATAGGCTTTGCAGTCTTTTTGTTGTCCATCATCATTGTCTTGATTGTTCTTAATTCCTTCTTGGAATAGTTGTTTGATCCTTTCTTTCTCATTTTGCTTTATTTTTTTGTTTAGTAAATACTGTTTTCTTTTAATTCTAGCTTCCTTTCTTTTCTTATTATGTTTCTTATTAATAGGTCCAGCTTGTTGCTGTCTCAATATTTGTTTTGGTGTTGTATCAAGACTAGTTAGCGTTTCACCTATTTTAGCTGATAAAGCTGTTCTAGGTTTTAATGGTAAAGGTATATTATGATGACTCATATGACCAGTATCAACACTTAAATCAATCTCTTTCACCAAACGTGGAGGGTTTTTAATCCTTCTCTTTCTTGTATTTCCTTTTAATATCATACGCTCTTCTATTTTATGTGTAATAAAAAAGCCCTACATTTCTGCAGGGCTCTCGCTTACTAACCACACATTAACCTAACCTTAATTTATTATCGTCCCATAATGCACTGACATTTAACTCTTTACACCATTGGTTGAACTTTTCACGCTCTGTAGGTGTAAATGGTTTGTTAATCTTTACAGTGATTTTGGGTCTGTCTTCTGTCTTTTGCTTGTTTTTAAATAATTCTAAGATATTTCTCATAGCTATTTCGTTTTGAATGTTAATATTATTCTGTTTCATGGTCTGCATCATTTGGTTCAGGATCATATTCAGTGAGGTCATCTTCATCTAAATCATCCTCCCAATCCTCATCATCATCATCATCGTATTCATGCTCATCCACAAAACTTACATGTCTAATAGTCACCTTATCATGAAAAAAGACTACATTTCTATGTATACCTTCTTCATCTTCAGAGTCAAATACTTCCAATGCTATATCACCATTCTCACCATCTTCACCATAAACATAGGCATTAATGATTTGAACTGTGAGGTCTTCCAAGTCATCAGAACTATCACCTTGGTCCCACCAACCTATTTGGTCAGGTGTTGCAAGGATTTCTTCTTTATCATCCTTATTCTGTGTTGGCATAACAATGTATGGCTCAACTGGTGCACCATTGAAAGCAATGTAGCTTTCCATATCTTGTGGTATGTGTGTTAGTTCATGGAGTTGTAGGTATTCATATACCTGTCCATAAACCACATCCTTTTGCTTTGATGCAAACCACATGCCTTTCTCTAGTTGTCTAGGCATATATGATTTGAATACAAGTTTAGCTAGTGTAAACATATCGTGTGTTTTTAGTGTATGTTAGCAAATATAGGTTAATTAGTTAATATAAGGACCCAGCTAGGGGAAGCTGAGCCCTATATATCTCACACAAACTAACCACTAATATTGTATTGTTATAAAGTCAGGTAATTCGTTCATGGCTAAAGTGTGTTAGTTAATTTCTCTTGTTTATATTCTTCCACTGCTATTTTAAGCTTCTCTCTTTGTTGATGAGCATAATCTTCAGTGACAAAACTAAGCTCCATCGTGTTATCTGTTCCTGGTTCAGAACAGCGTCCACCATACTTAAGCTTACCTAAATGTCCCCAAAAGTACATATCTCTAACCATCTCAATGGCTTCGAGTTCGTCTTCTGTCTCTCTAATAATCTTATAACCACTCAAGTTGTTGTTGTCATCCCTAATTAGTTCTAGTTTCATAATCGTGTGTTTAGAATGTGTGTGTAAAAAGCGAATATATAGCCTAATGTTGCCTCAGCTGTATATTCTTATGTGTATGTCATAACGCAACAAATAAAATCCCTCTGTACTCAAATGTATAATCTGTGGTTCAGGCTCATACGTCCTTTATGATAGTCCACCCTACCTCTATGTCTAGACCATAGATTAATTGATTATACATTTGTCTATCCTTGGGAAATAGAAATGGTACATTAAATGATTAAATAGCTGTATTACAATTCAATTACCTCCAAGCAAATAAGCTTGATAGGACGTAATAGGTCATGCATAACCTTTTACAACTATTTAATCAATATAATAAAGAGCAGACTAATTGCCTGCTCCAATATCCTGAACAAAATAGAACTCACCACCATGAATGAGTCTAATACCACCATATAATATACCATCTATATGAACAAACTTATCCAACACACCTTGTATTGGCAATTCCATAGACTTAATACTATCAATAGAGACTTGTTCACTCTCTATAAAGAAATCATCCTTACTAATAGGACTAATGTTATTGCCAAATAATGTATAGGCAAGTTGTTGTGCGTTATTCATATAAATGCTATTTAATGCTATATATATTGTATTGTATAGCGTGAATTAATGTATCTTGAAAAGATAGCTAAAAGGGCCTATTAAGCACACACCTCTTCAAACATTCACACGAAATATATTGATTATCAGTGTGTTATATTGTCTGAAGTCTTGATGTTGTATAAAAAAGGGGGCACGAGGCCCCCTTAATGCTAGTAAGCAGCTAGTTCTTCGTAACTAACAGCTTGCTTAGCAGTGCTATCAATTACAAATTCTTCTTCTTCACCACCTTTACCAACTGGTGCACAGATTGTAGTGATCTTACCATCAAGGCTTTCACAAATGTTAAGCTTCAAAATGGCAGCAATCACGTCTCTTTTAGGTGCCCCATTATCAAGAGCGTTCTTCACAGTCAAGCTAACTCTCTTACTTAATGGACAAGTGGTGCTTGTACCATCTTTTAGTGTTAATACCATTGACATTG